CATCACAGCAGCATTACGAAGTATTTGTAATTGATATTCTGTCATAGTTATAACTTTGATACAATAATAAATGGAATGAACCACGTGATTTAGTCAAGAAGGTTTGGGGGACATATTATTATATTTTATAAGAAATTGACGTAAATTATGGCTATTTGTAATCTTTTCAGATCATTATCCAAGAAAACAGGCAACGTTATGATGTTCTCGCAATACAGCGAGGACCTTACACAGTGCTATGTACAACACGATAACTACGACGTGATACCTTCGCGTTTTGTAGCATTGAATATCGACTATAGTGCATTCGAAGCACCTGAAGAGTTTATACCATCGAGTCCTACCAATCCTAATATAGATATTCCTACATACATGCAGAACTATTTTGAGAATGGTTGTGCTTGGATGAGAGGTAACACGATAGGTGAAGACTGGGATCCGACCAAATGGAATCCGGATATTTCTACTAACTTGTTCTGGAATGCTTTACTCAAATCAAAATTGATTGGATACTCTACTGCAACTGTAAAAGGAGAGACCATCAATATCATTCCGCAAGTTAAGTACGTAGGTAATATAGACATCCACTCATATGAAGCACGCGATGGTGTGGGTTATAGTGAAGTGTACTGTTATATACCTAATGCTGCGGAAGGGACTCAATATGAAGTGACTCCTGGCGATAATGATAGTTACTATGCCGATCTCAAATCGTATATTGAAGGATATGACGATGATTTGAAGTCTGTTGCTGGCGCACTGACTCCAGACATCAAAAACCCTAACTACTATTACGAGAACCCATTTTATTCCGTATTTACACATCAGGATGAAAATGCTGATTATCACGCAATTCCTATTATGGACGGTGAACAATCGGCGGATTCATTTGAATTCAACACCATTATAGTCCTATATGACGTAATGGTAAAAGATGCTGACGCTAACATCACTACAGCATACAAGAATGTGCCCATGGCTATGTTCTTGACAGGACTTATCAGTACGGATGGTTCAGTCACCAACAAAGTACTTAAATATAGCCGCAGTGATGATGCATACGGTGCAGGAACATCCTACGGACTTCGCTTGTGTACGAGGTATACAGTCACGGCTAATGCCACCACTATCAATAATATAGAACTAGATGTGGCAGATCAGTATGCGGGGTTCTCTCGTGCTATGGATGCCATGGCAAAGTCCCAATCCGTGATGAATAATGTATTAGAGGAAATTGTAAAAGAATCCTCAGACATCAAGGATCATCTGGCAAACTTTAGAAATTATCGTGTTAACGTACCTTATATCATTCTGATAAATAACGTTCCTTATTGGTTTGTTAACGGACGCAATACAGGTATTTGTGCAGGCGGGAATGGCAAATCAGCATATGAGATAGCAGTTGAACATGGATACGTAGGTACTGAAGAGGACTGGGTGAAATCACTACCAGGCGCTCCTGGTGCACCAGGTGAACCAGGTCGTGCTGGAATGGCTGGCAACTGGTGGTATCATGGCACAGATTTGAATTTTTCTGGAGCAGACCCTAATCCTGATTCGCATATATTTGATCATTATGGTGTAGCTCAACGAGTAGGCGATCTTTATATCAACGAAACAACTGGAGATGTATATGAATATCAATCCAATGATGCTATTGCGAAATGGGTTCGCGTATCTGATTTCACACTAAAAGGCAATCGTGGAGAGCGAGGTGAGGATGGTGCCGACGGTACAGACGGTGTGGATGGTAACAGCACAATGTGTAGAAGTGTTTGCTATCTGAGCAATAACCGAGTAGGGTTCATTGACGATTCGAATCAGAAATGCAATCCAGGCGATTTAGTGATATATACTGGTCCTTCTAATAATCAAGCCAACCAGTACGATTTGTATGTGATGACCGATGAGACGTTTGAAGTATCAGTTGGGGTATCATATAAAACCTGTCGAGTTGGTAGCCTGCAAGGTAATGTAAAAGGTGTGCAAATCGTAAGCATGGTTCCTACAGAAACCCCAACATACACTGATATATTGGTAACCATGTCCGACGGATCCACTATTAGTTGCAGAATCAATAAGTTTGTTCACGGAGATCCACAATTCTCATCATTCCAACGTAACTACGCTTGTTGGGATAATGTGGTATACCATAGCAAAGGCAACGACTTGTGGGTGGAGATACCTTATACCGTAACTGAGGAATATTCGGGCAATAATGTGACATTCAAATTGGTCCCGGTGGGTATATTTGCAGATGCTCAATCGTACAAATATATTATACGTTCAGGTAGTTGCACAAGAAGTATATGCACATATGGATATGAGGATTGGACTTCTGATATCACACACACCGTAAATGCTAATGCATACGCTCGAATGAAAGAGAAGTACTACATAAATAAGAGAATGGCTGCTATCCACTTGTACATTACCTTTGATGAGTATTGTCTTCTAACAGAACAAAAATACGAAGGCAGTGGCGTCATTTATGCTTCATATGATTACAAAACAATCAGTGAAGATAATACCTCTCTGAAATGGATATTCGAACCTAAGGGAGGTGCTGTAACTGTTACACGTCATAATCTAACCTGTTTGGGTAATGATTTTGGTAATGAAGACATATCACATAATCCTGATAGTCTCATGTCGAAAAGCGCAATATGGACCATCAATAGATATATTAGAAAAAAACAACAACCGGAAGCAATCCAAACTCTGATTAACTTATGTTCGCGTATCATCAGACAAAATGCTGATCGAGAATGGGAATTGATATATCCTATGTACATTGACAAAGATGGACACGGAGTGGCTCCCGATGTATGGATCAAATGGCCTACGCGTTCACATAAAGCAAAGGAGGGTGCCACTGCTCCCATAGCAGGACTAAAAACCGGTAGCAAATACGTCTGGCGTAGAGACCTCAAACTTGATGTAAAAAAAGGGCATTTTGTTGATTGGGCAAACTTGTGGAAACTGTTCAATAAGAACAAATTGAGAGGAAGTAGTATCAAATTACATGACTCCGAAGGAGAAAGTTCATTCTGCAGACGTAAATATTTACCATATCTCGAAGTAGCACTGTTCGATCGTCCTGGATCAACTGGGTACTTATATAGAGTTATGCCTAACGCCAGAACGACGCGCGATACGGATAGTCGCCGAGGGATATACTCAAATGCCGATTTAAGAATTTCATTTGTAGGGCGAATTCATTATTTCAAAAAGACCAGATAAGGTTTATTATATATTCGATATCAGGTATGTCGCGCTCTAGGTTTCCTGTGCGCAAACTAAATCCTGGTGTCCCCGGTGGGGAATATAATGATACACTTATATATGACAAAAGGAACTCTTTCGAGTTCCTTTTTTTTTGTGAGCACTGCCGGATTAGACACGTGCAACAAACAAACAACCGAATTTGTCGTCAGTCAGCCCAGTCACTCCTACCTGCACAATCTCTTGTCTTATGGAATGGGAGTTATATAGACGTTCTTTCGCTTCTCTAACAAATGGGTCACAGAACGGAAGGGTATTGAATACTACCTCCTTGTCAACGATATTGCTTTTGACTAGGATTTCTGATGTACTCATCTCCTCGTTTTTCGAATTGAAGAATCTCAGAACGAACTTATGTTCGACTTCCGGCGTGTCTTGATAAGCGATAGGATCTTTCAGACCTAGTTTCTCAAAAGCTTCGATACGTTCTACACAGGTACCACATTTACCACAGGACCGACCGAGTTCGTCTGGGTTGTAGCAGGAGATCGTGTTCGAATAGATAACTCTCCAATCGATTCCAAGTTTCTCACATGCCTCGATACCTTTCTTGAGCACCTCACCTTTGTCAATTGTAATGAACGGCGCCACATAATCAACACGTTCAGAACCCCAATTGGATATGCGGAACAATTCTCGAGCCATTTCTTGCGACTCTGGGCGGCAGTCCGGATATATGCAATTATGCACTAAAATATTTCCTAAAGACCCTGCGAAGAAATTGTGATTTTTTTCAACCGTGATATCAAATATATCCTCTTGAACATCCTCTTTGATGATGTTTGTGATTTTTGTCATTGCACCATCACCAAAGTTCACCAATCCACTTTTTCTATTGAAATTACCGAAAGAAATAATTTCTGTGGATTTACCTCGATATGTTTTAATAGCATAACCTTCCAATTTTACTATAAAAGACATATCCTCAATTAACTTATGGGATTTTGATATATATGATGTCAATCCTGAAATTTTATCGTAATGGTCATCCCCTTCTATCATATTGTTGATAAAAATCTTACGCAAATTTGAATCTTTTTTGAGTATTTTCATCAACCAACCGGGTATATGTTTTTCATCTGCGCAGTGACCTGCAGTTTTGAACATATTTGAAACAATACCACTGATATAATATGTTATTTCTTTGGGGATTCCATTTTCAACCTGTTTTGAGTATTCGTATTTCACGGGAATACCGGAATTTGTAAACAGGCTTTGTATGTTTTCACAATTTTCAAAATTCTTCCATAAACTTTGAGAAAAACGGCTACTATAATTACTGTCTGATTTTTTCTTGGGTTTAGATGTCCAACCTTCCGTTATATACCAGGCCATTAAGGCTACAATATACTCTGATTTTACGTATCTGGGTGTCTTTTTGTTTTCCTTAATATAAACTGAATCTTCATCAATGATAAATTTTCCGTCGTCAAAAATACCCAAGTCTACACAATCGTATGTTATTGTATTTTTCTTAGAAGGTAAACTCCTGGATGTCAACAACAAATCTCCTTCCGCCAGATCTTTTGCGTAACATTGAACTAATTTTTTTTCGTATCCTTTAGATGGGTCGAAATTTGACAATTGTATTTTATACAGTTTATGGTCTGGAGTCACTCGAAGGTTACCGGTTGTTGTTGATATATTATATAATTGATCTGATACTCCAACATGGATCAAGTCTGTGACTTTGTCAATTTCGCATTTATTGTCATCATTCCACGAATAAACCTCGTCCCCACACTTTAATTCTGTGATGGTTTTTAGACCATCCGGAGTTAGTATTTTTGTTTCCTTTGCAAAGCAATGATCCCCTGCATGCAGTCCGAGTGTGATTACCACATCCGATTGTGTTTTGTTAGCCCATGCTAGTGCTTTGCCATAGATGATAGAACTGAAGATGACATTACGGTTTTCTACCACGGTACTTTTCATAGTCTCGTCCCGGTAGTCCCCTTCCGGAATAGTGTCTCCACCCTTATGCAGAGATGAACTTGAATCAGAAAAAGCATCCCTCAAATCGATCGTCTGATGCACAATAGGATAACCTTTCGACTGTAGATATACAATATTTTTCTTCACCAAGCTGAGTTCTACGTCATGTTTCTGCCCGTAGTTAAAGCTATAAGCTCGGATTTCATAGCCTTGTGAGAGCATGTATAACGCAAGTGATGTGGAGTCAAGTCCTCCGGACATCGAGATAACACATTTCTTATTTTCCATATGTATAATATATTGGATGTTTGTGAGTTCTTTAGAACGGAAGATCTGATGTATCTATTGATCCGGCATCTTTCAACGATACGGGCTGCACCGGTTGTTGTGTGTTCGAAGTCGATGGATCGAATTTGGCTACCCGCCAGGCTGTACATCTTGTGTACCAGCGTCCGTTATACTCTTCGGACTCGACATCATATGAAACGGTGACTGTCTGTCCTTTTCTGAATGGATTGTTATCGATACGTTCCTCACCAAAGAGATCGAATGCGAGATGTTTGGTATACGTGCCTTCCATGAACTCAATGGTAAACACTTTCTTTTTCCAAGGGCGTCCTGCCTTGGAGGTACCGGATTGGGTCTCGGTAAAAATTACTGTTCCTGTTACTTCCATATATATGTGTTTGTGTTAATGAAATCCCAAGGGCTTTCAAGACCTTGTTAATGTAATCCCGTAGACTTACATGTCTGCGTTATGTAAATATATAAGAAAAAATGCAAAAATTTTAGTAGATTTATCGTGAATTTAATGAAATTCCAAGGGCTTTCAAGCCCTTGTTATTGCCCTTCTATAATATTTTTGGTCATGGTATAAACTGATTTCTTATGTACCTCGTCGATATATTCTAATTTAGCATTGATTTGTCCATCGAAGTATTTGTTATCCAATTCCACATGCGAAATGATAAACAGAGTCTGTCCGGGTTTTTGATTTTGACGTAGCACCTGACACATAGTAGAACGCAATTCTGCATCCATATTGCTAAATAACTCATCCAAGAATGTGATATTGAATGATATGTTTGACATGATGGTACCCAGTACTCCCATAATGACACACATATCTACCGTCTTGAGTTGTCCGGTAGACAAAGAACTTAGTGCTATTTCATCATCCATACCGCATATTTTGATGCGACATTTGAATGATGGGTCGAATTCGATTACGTACGGTTGATATAACTGCTGGGTGTATTTAAGGATGTTTTTATTGAGAGTGGGTATGAAAGATGCGAGTATTCTAGATCGCACACCTTCGTTAAGTATATTATACAGTTCGTCCCATTCAGCCTCTTCAGCAGAGATGTTATCCCGGTTTTTGGAGAGTTTTTTATTCTCTTTCTCCAGCTGTTTGACAGCATCCATATTGATGGCGGAACGCTTCTCTTGCTCTTTCAATTGTGTCAATAGATTGCGTAATTCAACTAGATTATCCCGGAACTGCCCATCTTTTGTTTTGACAATTAGTTCGACCTGACCAATGTTCGTCTGAAGTTTGTTAGCCTTCTCTGTAACAACATTATACTGATCCAAAAGTACCTGGCGTTCTTGTTCTTTGATAGGAAGCGATGATTGATCGATAGGCGCGCCACAGGTAGGGCAGGTACCTTTCTTGATGAAGTCAATTTCCTTTTTCTTATTGGACCCCAAGGTTTTGATCTTGCTGATCTCTGCCTGGTATCCAGCCCACTCTTTGCGCATACCCATCAGCTTTTCGGCCATTTGGCTGTCGTACTCATCGCGTTCTTTTTCAAGTTTTTTGATATCCGACATGGTCTCCTGCATATCTCCTTCGATACGAGCCAGACTAGCCAACTCCATTATCTTGTTGATTTGATCAGTATTACTATTTATCTGAGTATCCAATTTGGCACCTTCAGATATAGTCTGTCTACGGAGTTCTTTACAAGCTTCAGAGTATTGTGATAAGGTGTAGAATCCCAGTACCTGATCCAGGAACTTCTTGGTGTCGCTAGCATTAAGTGTGGCTAGAGACTTGAAGTTATTAAAAGATATAATACACAGTAGCTCCAGTGTGGTACGGGTCACATCGTAGTACTCTGACTCTAACTGTGACTGTGCATCTCTTTTATTACTGAACACAAGTTCCTCCCCATCTACTTCAGCATAGATGGGAGACTGACCGTATTTGTTAATTTCCCGCTTGATATAAATGTCATATCCATTAGACTGACACCACAATTCTACCAAAGCATGTTTTTGTCCCCAAGATATAAGATCACCATTATTCTTACCACCAACAGATCCGAACAGTCCGAATATGATGGCTTCTCCTATGGTGGTTTTGCCGGTGCCTACTGCACCACCTATTTCCCAAAAACCACGAACATCCTCGAAGTTTATTTCAAGGGTGTCGTATATGGATTTGAATCGAGAGATTTTGATTCGCTGTACTTTCATTGATCGTTCTCGTCATTTTTTGGCAAGCGATCGTAAGCATACTCCTCCATTGCTTGAAGGATAGAATCGCGATGCCATCCCAACCCTATCAAACAAGTGCAAACCCCATCCAGAATGGTTTCCAAGTTCGCGTCCCGAATTTCGTGCTCCCAACTCACGGTAGTGAAGTAGTTATGCATCTTGATGCTCATTGAATTGTTTTCGGTTGCCATAGTATTTTTGATTTTAATATGTATAAATATATAAAAAGCCTATTCAATCTTTAGAAGATTAAATAGACTAATTATTTTGAGTAACGTAGTCTTGAAAGCCTACGGGTTTCATTAACGTAGTCTTGAAAGCCTACAGGATTTCATTAACAAAGTCACGATGTGCCTTTGGTACTTCGTTAACGTATGTCATGTAAGACCTGCAGAATTGCATTATAATCGACGATCTTGTTCGAACTGAATAATTATATTATTCTTAAAAGATCTTACGTTAGATCGCATTAAATCGCGAAATAAACGGATTTTTCATTGTTCATATGAACCATGGAATCACTGGAATGGATTACATTACGCATTTCGTCCTCACCGTACTTCTTACGGATCTCGTCCTTGATGACATCGACCTTATCGAATATCTCAGGGCTCATTACCATGTTTTCGTTTTTGAGAATCATGGCTGTAGTAGGTTCGCTGGACATGTACTCACACAGATCCTCGTACCATTCTTCATCTTTGTGGATGGCATAAAGGCGTTTCGCTTCCTTGAGTAGAAGTTGCTTGGTAGTGATTTTTTCCAACTTCCAATCATCCTTTTCGAAGCGTTCAAGAATCTCATGAATGTACTTGTAGAATCCTGGTTTCACAATCACAAATATGCGCGCCGGATCTTTGGTGTTCTCCAATAAATAAGCAGACAGTTGTTTCATTATCGATTGAATATATTATTAGGATTCTGGGGTTTATCAGTATTTTTATAGTTCGTACCGTCATATATATTCGTTTCAGGAAGTTTACTCTGATCACTTCCGCGGTTTTCCTGACGATTATAAATGTTTGTTTTTGGTGGTGCTTTATAAACCCATCCATTTCCTAACTGTTGAAAGGCTTTGCCTCCTCCTATGACTCCTCCTATGTTACCAGCCTGAGCTGATTGAGACAGGCGTCGGAAGTCTCGAGTCAGATCCCCAATGGATGCTTTGAAGATGTTGCCGAGTAGTTGACTCTGAGTAAAGTTCGAAACCACGTTACCGGTTGTGTCATCTATCAATCTGAGCGCATCAATCTCTATTCCAGATACATTGGAGTCATACTTGTATAGTCGACGTTTGAAAGCATCCAGTACAGTGTCGTTATCTTTTTGTTCTTCATCTGTGAATATATAATTGATAGCACCATTTGGCGAATAAGTATTGCGCACTACATCGATAGCAATAGCATCTCCAATCAGACGATCGATATATGGGTTGTAACGCTGTTCGAAAGCATCTCCTACTGCGATGGGTATGGAGAACTCCTGAGCGAATCCTTCTGCATTAGTCAGGGTTCCATACCCTGATTTGAGAGCATTGTAGTCGATTTCGCAATCATGTAGTTCGATGCATTTGTATGACGAGAACCAGAAGTCTTCAGATTGTAACTTGCGAAAACCATTATCTTCAATACCCATGGTTGCACCATAAGCACCTTTTTTGGAATGGAGATTGGTAACCGGTGAACTGAATATGTATATACTCATATCGAACTTACGCAGGTTGGCAGGAAGAATCTCTTTGTGCCATACGTACGAATAAGCTACAGAACGATACAGATCCAGTAGGGTGGCCACACGATTATCTTGTGCATCTGGCATGCATTTAATGGTAATCTGCTTTGGATTCTCCACCTTGTAATCGTCATCTGATTTGAAAGGGCGCTCCATGACTGCATCCAAACCAGATACTTCTGCAAAATACCACGGGCTGTATGTACTGATGTTTGATAGCAAGGTGATGAACTGTTTAAGCAGATCGGCTCGCTCTAGTTCATCATTACGAATGAGGAAGTTATAAGCACAGTTCTGCCTCAGGGCTTGTTCAAGATACTGATGTGGATCGTAGTGATCTCCCATCTGGTCTTTTTCCAATTGTTCTTGTTTGTCGTTCATCTTACTTCTCATAGATTGACTGTCAGCCTCGCTCATGTACAACCAGGCCGGAGTTAGCAGACCATTGTGATTGGCATAGCTCTCATCCACATTATAGGCGTCGCCGTTCCAGAAGTGGAACACTATCTTAAAGAATAGATGACCAGGTACATCAAAACGATTGAATTCTGATGATCTGGTACCACTACGTCTCCAGTCGTATATAAGGTTTTTGATAACCTTGTATGAAAGTGGATCCACCTCGTACATGGTTTTCAAATCAGCACCGCGTTCCAATTTTCTATCGATTGAGCTCATTATCATTCAATATTTTCATATGCTTCGGTCATGTCTACAGGACTCATCACTTTGTCTCGTGGGCGTACTAATTGTAAGGTGTTAGTCCATCGACTATTTTCAAATCTGATCACACTGTTAAGTATATAATACTGACCTGTTATCGTTCTGTTCAGACGAAACATAGGTCCGGCCTTTTCGATATCCTCTTTATCATCAGGGAGAGGTATATTAGAAGATGTGGGTTGGACAACGTCACCCAATTCCGCTTTTATGTCGGCGAGATTAGAACCCATATCGTACCAAGCAAGATTGACTTTACCACCTCTTGTCAAAGATAACATAGGCGAACCAAGCACCACTTCGACGATCTGCTGCCCCATTTTATTTTTCATCATATTACGACATCGACTAGCCAGTAAATAGTTGAAGTCACCGTAGCACTCTCCTACGTATTCATATTTGATAAACACATCTTTCTGTTGGTCACCGTCTGATAAGAGGTAGTCCAGGGATTCGCCAGCATTCATATTATATATAGACAGTACCCTATCAGATCCACTTTGGGATTGTGTAGAATTGTTGATGATGTTGTAATGATCGATAAACAACTCTGTACCGTTGGCTAAAGGATTATTGGATATGATCGCAGTTTCTTTCGAGTATGTGTGTTCATCATCCTCATCTTGATCAACCGCTATTTCTGATGGACCTATCCACACTTGGATGTTCTCGTCTGGTTCAACCGTATTATATCGTTCATAGACATCCACAAAATTAAGATTGTTCCAGAAGTCTACCCAATAATCGTACATGATTTGAGATGATATGTCTTCCCCGGATGTACCAGAAGTAGATATGGCTCTCTCCATTAGGTTGTTGTAAGACGTGTTGGCACAGTATAAATATCTTATATCATCACTGGCTTCTACATTAGATGCGAAGCCTAATTGACATTCCTGAGCTATCCGTTCGAACATGTCGTATGTAGACACCTTGCCAAAACATCTGATGCGACTATCATACAGAGCCGGTAGTTTGTACACACAGTTAAAGGACAAGACAGATCCCTGAGCTCGATAGTTTTCAGCATAAAAGGTAAGGTCTATCTTCTTGTAAGCGTTCTCGAATCGCGGAAGAATCTGAATGCGAATTTCGTTATCTGATTCAGGATTCTGTAATCCACGTATTTTATTATCGCGATCGATGACGGAGAGATTTAATCTGGGTAAGGGGCCTCGACCATCTAACTCCATACGCACAATGTTATTCATGTCCACAACTATATCTTTTATCTTGATTAGAGGGACACGGATACCGTACATAGCCGTTTGCTTGATAGGTACATTGGATCCTGTCATCTCATTGACGCCTTGTTCCTCACTGCCGTCTGGGGTGACAAGAGGAATCGCAATAGGAGTCTGCTTGAGTTGATGATCAAATTTAACTTCGATTTGTGCCATATATTAGTATATGACTGCTCGGTGCTCTTTGTCGATCTTAAATCGTTTGTCACCAATAACAGCTTCGTTTGGTTTGCGTTTTTCGATACGCGTCTTAGGTGCAGGATTGTCATCTTTATCAGATTCTGAATCTTGCTGAATAGTGTCTCCGTCGTAAATGTATTTCCATAAGTCAGCCGCATCCGGTAGAGCGAGAATGGTATCCTCATTCAATTCGTAAGGATTGCTGATGCCGTTGATCTTACATACGATATCGACTGGGTCGTCAGTTCCATAATGAGCCAGGCATATAAGATCCGGACGAGCCACATATTCATGTGTCACCTTGAACATAGTGAATCCAGCTTGTTCAGGCATAATAAAAGTAAGGGTCAAAAGATCCTTTATATCTTCACCACTTCGTGCGTTCGTGATATTGCGTTTATTCTCAAGAACTCGATAATTCATATATACTATATAATAACAAGAGATGCAATAAAAAAGACCCCAACTTCGTGTGAAATTGAGGTCTGAAATAATGTGTGTCGGAATTTAACCGAAACGTTTGCTGTGCCACGAAGCCAACTGAGCACGGATAGCACGTTCGCGTTCGTTAGTGATTACTGTTGCACCTTCCACGATAGTAGTTACAGGTTTAATGGTGTCGAAGTTAACACCAGCCCAGAACTCGTTAACAGAGTGTTTGTTGAAATCAAACAATTTAGCGCGGCGCTCAATAGCCTCTTTGATATCCTGACTTGCCAAATCGTACTTAACACGTGCATCTGCAGGCATCTCAGAGATGTACTTAGGTGCACCTTCTGTAACGATTTGTGACTTTGGTGTTTGTCCAGGATAAGCTGGTTTGGTTGGTTGGATACCTTCCAACAGGTTGAGCGTACTTTCGATGTTGGACAAGCTGTTCTTCTTGCTCTTCTCGACTGCTTCGGTGATTTGGTTTGCTACTTCTGAACCGTAGTTCTCGGTTACCCACTTCTCGAAGGCTGGTGCACATTCGTCTATAAACCAGTTTTGAACACCAGTTGCGAACTCGGTTTGTGTCCAACGTTGTACTTCTGGTGAGTACTGTTCGAGAATCCATTTTTGGATTTCAGGTGAGTACTGCTCAACCACCCATTTCTGTACTTCTGGTGCAAATGACTCAACAACCCACTTCTGTACTTCTGGTGAGTACTGCTCAACGATGTACTTCTGGATAGTTGGTGCGAACTCTTCGAGAATCCATTTTTGAATACCATCGCAGAGTGCTTTCTTGTCGAATTTGTCGGTATCTTCGAGCTGCTCTTTAAGATTTGCGTTATCTGCTTCCAAAGCAGCCACTTTGGATTCGAGCGCAGTGATCTTTTCAAGTATTTCTTTTTCCATATCTTGATTTACATTTGTTTCGTTTGCATTAGAATCTTGACCTTCGCTGATGTACACTACTCCACAGGACTCACAGATTGATTCAGCAACCTGACCCTCATTAAGATGGAGTTCTGCCTGAGAGAAACCCGGCGATCCGACCAAGTCATAAGTTGCTAGGTTTTCCAATGTAACAACGCTTGTACGTGGATCCACCATGCCCTGTGCTCGTGAAGAAATATAAAGTGGTGCCCCGCCCTCAACGATAGCCTGGGCTACCTTACCCTTCGGAGTGTTCAAAAGAACGACTTCGCCAGTAACTACACCATTCTCATCGATATTGATATCCGTGATCTTGTGCGATACGTTTTCGAGGGTGATGTTCATGGTTGAAGGATGTTCAAGCTCACCAAGAATAGGACTGTGCTCAAGACGTTTTTTCATCTCTGCCACCATCTTACCATAGTTGCCGGCTTCGTAGATGCGTTGGTTGTTATTCTTGACACCACATACACCGAATGTACCTTTCAAATGCATCAATCCGTCTGAGGTGACGGTGCGTTGCATCTCGTTAATCGGTTGAAGTGTTTCGTATACCAAACAATTTTTTGCCATATTACGTAATAGTTTTTTGTTTTGATTTAACTAATAATAAAAACGTGAATCCTATGAATTAAAAAATCCGACCCGGTTGAGGATCGGATTCCTTTTATCAGTATGTTGCGATTAGTCGTGTATGTTTTTAAGGATTGAGTCACGTAATGATGAGTATTGTTTGCCTGATTCTGCTATGTAATGATTTGATAGAAATTCTTTGAAACTTACACTTTCTCGTTTCATTTTAGCCTTGGTTGCTTGATACTTCTGCATTTTCTCATGAAACTCCTTTTGAGAGATAGATTCACCTTTTTTATTGTAGTATGATTTGGTTGTCTTTCCTGTAGCTTTGTTTTTCTTTTTATGCCAAGCCTGTGCGGGGTTTTTCAAAACCTTTTTCTTACCACCATTGCCATCATCTACTTCTTCACCATCAGCGTCATTAGCATCTGTATCTACATCACCATCTTTTTCATCATCTCCATTGGATACGTCATCACTTTTAGAGTTTTCCTCGTGATCCTTTTTAGCCTTTTCGAAGTCTTCTTTGGATGCATCAAGTTTGTTACCATCTTTATCGAGCAGTGCGAATGTTTCGTTGCCATTCTTGTCTGCGGTCTTTACCCATTTTGTACCATCAGGATCTCCATCAGCATCGTATCCAGGGATTTCTTCGGTTTTGCTGTCCTTTTTAGTCTCAGCTTTACCACCAGCATCAGCAATCTCTTTATCTATTGCATCGATGGCTGTTTTGCGTTCCTCATCCACCTTTTTGATGGCTGCTTCTACGCGATCTTTTCGTGCAGGATTAGTACTATCTAGGAACTTAGCTGTCTGACATTTAGATTCAAACTCAGCTGCCTCCTTCTTCTTGTCGTATATCTGTGTGGTGATGTTTTTGTTGAACTCAGCTTTAACTAATTTTGCTTTTTTGATAGCTTCTTCATCAGCACCTGCGTCAGCAATGGATTTATCTAGTTCGGCCTGCTTGGCTTCTTTTTCTTGCCCCAGACGTTCGATTTCAGCCTTCATCTCTTTGCGTTTAGTCGCATCAGCTTCGAGCTGCACACCCATCTCTGCAGATATTTTGGTAGCTTTTTCCTTTTCAGCTTGTATGTCTTCGTCAGTTGCTTCAGGAATACTGTTTTTTAATTCTTCAGCTAGTTCAGGAGTCAATTCAGTGTTGCCTATTTGTTTGTTGGCTGATTCGACAATGGTCTGTAGGTCTTCAGCCGGGATGTTCTCTGTCATCCATTTTTGGACATCTTTCTGAGTGCGTGGATTACCATCCTTATCGTATTGTGCACAACGAATCATATTAAATCGCTGCGTCATGGTTTCCTTTTCAACCGGGTCTTTAATGGCATCGCAAGACTTTACTATACTGGCGAATACCTTCGGATCACTCATGCCTTCATTAAGAATGGCTTCATTTTCCTTATCAGATTTTTCCAACTCTTCTTTTTTCTGGTCATCTTTCTTACCGTTCTTGACATTTTCCAACTCCTTGCGAAGCTTGGTCATTTCGATTTCATGCTTTAGCTTGTCCTCCTCTTTTTTACGGCGGTTTTCAGGAAGGAGACCCATTATGCAGGTTGCAAGTAAACCACCTATGCCTGCACCTATGCCGGCTCCGCCACCTTTCATACCTTCAGGAAGAGCTTGAGAGCAAAACCAAGCACACATACCAACTGCTAATAACGTTGCTAACATATATCAATTATATTTGTTTGAGTAAATCTTCAACATCAGGAGTTGAGTTAATAATAAAGTACAGATAACCCGAATCTCCACTCTTTTTCCAGAAGAACTCAGATATGGATTCGGGAGCCACTCCTACAAAGTCTGTATTACATTGATTGACAAAGTCCAGGTCATCCACTTTAGATTTTTTTGGTTTTTCACCAGTCTTATCTGCGAGTGCTTTTTCTGCTTCTTCTCGTTGTTTCTTCTCTTCAGGGGATAAACCGAGTTGATTACCGTAGCGGGTACCAGCGGCAACTAAGTCACCGATATGATCAAATATCTCTTTGACTTCGTCTTTATCATATTTGGCTCGCATCTGCTCTTCAGAAACAATGACAATATCGTCAGAATGAAGCACATCGTATACGTGCTGGGCTTCTTTTTCTGTTATTTTGTTATTCAAAGCAAACGCTTTGACCTCAATCTGATCCGTGTACAACTGATATAGTTGTTCGGAGTCTATTTTGGTCTGTTGCAGTGCTTCGAGTAGGTATTGCTGAAGTGATTTCATACATTTCGTTTATATATGTATAAAATAATAAAATCCAGCCCCCTGTTTAAGAGAACTGGATTATAATGATTTCACTTAAGTTTAATTATTTTATTAACATTTCCGTCAATTTATCGCATACATATTCTTGTAAGAATTTATATGATGATGGTCTAAACTTGATATCCAAACAAATATCGACAAATTTTCGGTCGTGACCTCCTTCTGGACCGTACGAGCCATATACACTCCATACAAACATGACACCAGTATTTGCTAGCAGTTTTTCATAGTAGGTCGGTGTAAGATATGTTTTTGAAACAAAACCCTTAGGAGTGTAATCACACACTTCCTTCCAAATAGGCTCGTCAGATATCTTGTCATTTTCCAAATCCTTAGCTTTGCGTTCAAAGGTGAACACAGGTCCTTTCATTTCATTTGAATAAATAGCAAAAGGTTTCTTATGATGTTTAAGCCAATCTTCGCTTATATTATCTGCTAATTTATCCTCAATAAACTTGAGATATGTATCCAAATTTTCTACTGCAGCTTTTTCTTTTTTGGAAAGATCTTCAGTATCTACTGATATTGCCTCCAATAAACATTCTTTTAGTGATTTCATGTGTTTTGTTTTATTTATACATAAAATAAAAAAAAAGCCTTTTGTTTAATTTGAAGCAATTGTCTTCCAAGGCCAATTTCGAGGTCCCTTGCCATTTCGTTCGTCGTAAAAACATACAGACGTCTGATTCCATTCATTATTGTAGTCCGCCTGATACCGGATGCACACCCCTCGTTTTTCGTTCCCTTTGACGAATTTCAGTAATTCTTTTAATTCATCGGGGCTCAAAACTACTATCTCGTCGGTTGTATTTAGGGATTCATATAAACTTTTCATATTTTGCTTTGTTTTTTACCATAATTTAACAAACAACTCACCGCGAATCGTTTTGCATTCCTGAGGTTTCATGTTAAGAAGACGACTGTAATCATCATCGTCTGTATCGAGTAATTCTTGGAGTTCTTCTACTGTGTCGAATGCTACTAAAAAGATGGATTCGTCATATTGTGAATAAGAAAGAAAACCGTGCTTATAGCTACGTTTAGGATCTACTGTATCTATAGTAGTATATGCAGCACCTTTATTAGAGTCTGTCTCAGCAATACTGAACGTCGTTCTTAATCCACTCCCGATTGATTCTGTTAGTGTTTTCATATCGATACGATTTTTATTTGTTGGTAATAATCCACGTATTTTTCTGGTTACGAAACTCGTCTGATCTCATAACAGTAATGATGTCTACACGGAAATGATCCTTAGCCTCTCCTTTATGCAGTGAGCACACCACATTCAGATCGGTATCGGGGTTCCGAACGATGAATCTCCATCCTAGCCGTATATTATTCTGGAGAATATCCTCAATGATAGTCTCGGATGCACGTTTTACCTCTTCGAGTATCTCGTCATCACTGATGAAGTTATCCTTATCCGTACCATGACGTGACTGACGTTCGGTGGCATGCAAAGTCTTATTGATGGTGAAGTCCAGCTCAATCTTTTTGGTGAACTCCATGTTCTTCTCTAGGACAGATTCGTATAGACTTTTCATATATCTTCTATTTTTGTTTTTTTCTTAAGATAATTTAATAATTTGTTTTCGTCTGTCCAATCAGAATTGTCAACAACCAGCATCGACTTATATTTCTTATATAACTTCAAAACATCTTTATTTTTATAAAACCCTTTAAGTTGTATTATGGCTTCAGAATCGTCATATATAATATCATCAACATTATATCCTTCGGATTTAAGTTTTTCTGCATATTGTTCAACGTAATATTCTTTATCTTTAACGTCTGACAATTTTATTGCAATGGTGTGGTTTTCGCTTTCTAACATCAAGCGTTCTGATATATAGTCTGTTAGATTTTTCATAATTTTACGGCCATATTATATCTTTTTTTACGTTTGCTTTTTCGTCCTCAATAAAATGTATCTTAAGAGCTTTATCCCAAACATCACTTTCTTTCCAACCCAACTTATCAGTGATGGGTTTATAATAGAAGAAGTAATTGTTGATGCAACCCCAATCCTTTTGGTTATGCATGAAATCTCTCAAAGATTCATATTCTTTTTGGAGATTGGTATCCAATTTCTTTCCCTTCATCCAATAAAGCAATTTGCCACAAGGCCAAGCCCATTGATATATTTTATATAAGTCATCTGGATTCTTGACGAGATCAATGTCATCACCCATATCTTTTTCAATCTTCTGCTCCTTGATATCATCGATGTCCAGACCGTCGAGTTCTTTTTGAAGTTGGGTTAGCTTCTTACCGAAATCATGTTGATTCATGCCTTCGTAAACAAAAGATTCGTCTACTTTCTCCTTCTTCTCTCCGTAAGGCCACTCTGCATAAGCAGGCTTGCTATATAGACCTAGTTCGATCAGTTTCTTGGTGGGCTTATCTTTTGAATCCGTTGTGTTGAATACGTGATATATCTCGCCCAGTTCTTTAATATCCTTTTTAGATCCGCCGATTTCTTCCAAAGCTTTCTTGATGAGTTTGGCTGTTTTGGCTTTTGTTTCTTGTAAACCCATCATACGAGTTATCAAAAGACCGCCACCTCCGAAAACAGACTTATATTTGTCGCTCATCTCTTTATCGAAAGCATCGTCTGTGACGAAATCCATCTTGTCTCCCCAACCAAATAAGTTTTGCTCTTTAATCTCTTTGAGGAACTGGCGAGGGTGGGGGTTTTGCATCACAACCACAGCACGCTTGTATCCCCAAGCATCCATGAAGATCTTAAAGTTAATCTTACTAACTTCTCTGTACCACCACGACCCATATTCTCCTTCACTATAGTGATCCCATTCATCATATCGATATGGATATAATTCACAGTACGCATATGGGATCAATCCGTAATCCGCGTTAGCGAAATCAACATAATTACCAAACACACGAAGATACATCCGATTAGATGCTACATCATCATAGGGTTTCTTGTTAGAACACTCGAAAATGACTAGCACATCATGTCTTTTATCCGGATGTTGACAATGGTACTTGACAATCTCATCATAGTGTTTGTGCATGATCTGGTTTTCTGTCTGCCCGATGATGCCTTGTATATCCCACTGATCGCGAGGGATAATCTCTTTGCCGCTGTCTGGAATAGGAGGAAAGTTATCTTTGAACCAACGGAGAAGGCCTGGTCTGGGGTCGTTTTGGTTGATCTTATATTTTTTCATTGCAGATTCGCAATTACGACGGGCTCTTTTAACTTGCCAGTTCCAGATGTTCTTGGCAAGCTGGTATAAAATAGAATCATCGCCGTTTTCAAATATGTATTCTTTAGAATCTGAATCATTTGTACTGATTCTGAGGCTTTCTTGCATGTATTCTGATAAACTTTTCATGCTTTTACAGTATGTATTTTTATACCTAATTCTTTTTCAAGCGCTTTAGCAGCCTCAAGGTTACCTTCGTTGTCATCGAAGAAAACGAGAGTATGATAACCTAGTGCCACCAGTTCACGAATGATGGTTGCTTTCTTTTCCTGGATAGACCCAGCCAGACCCAGACGCGGATCGCCAACAGCGAACACTAATTCGTCTTTGATATCAATACCGTTCTTAAGAAAGAAACGGCGAATCATACGAGCATCTCCTCGTGCAGTGAGTATGTTTATGTGGGTTCCTTTGTGGTACTCGCGTTTGAGAGTGCCCCAATAGCGTGTGAAAGTTTCCCGAGAGAGGATCTTCGGATCGTTGAACTCTCGATAGTCGAACCACTCATCCGGCTTCTTCTTGTAGTCATTATATTCTGCATTGGTCAGAGTCTTGATGTGTTCATCGTCCTTCATCACCCATATCTTGGCGCTGGTGTGGATAAGAGTATCGTCCACGTCGAAGATAAGAAGTTTCTCCGACTTGGTCCCAGCCACAGTAAAGTTACCATGTAGTTTTAGATATGAGGATAGGCTTTTCATTATTTATATTCCACTTCCTTCAGCAGGGCGACGATGTATTTTGCGATAGGATGATACCATTCGTCCAGTGCTACTAGTAACTGGTTGTATTCTTTTTTGTGTTTTAGCAACGCCTTGATCTCATCGATCGTCTCGTTGTCCATGTCGTCCACTTCGCGATCGATCGTTCTTATTTTTTCTTCGATATCAAGCTCATCTAGGTCCTGACGACCCCAATCTTTGATCATCTCCTGGATCCAGCTCCGAGGGTCCCAGCAATCCGGGTCCTTTTTAACCAACTTACTACAAATATCATTGATTTGTTCATAAGCATCATCTGTTCGACGCAATGATTCGGATATAGATTCAACTAGACTTTTCATTTAACTACCTTGTCAATTTGCTCTTTAAGTATTTCGTAGTAATCATTTTTTAAACGAGTAGATAGGTGTACCATAGGTACCATAGAATAGAATGCCTTTTTGTCACCATCAATGAGTGCTTTACGTACCTTGGTTGCGCTGACGTCATCTCCAGTACGGAAAATCTCAATCATCTCGAAGTCGTCAGCCAGATTAGCCTGGTCGTGATACTTATCCGACATACGAGTATAGGCATCGATACGATCTGTACCGCAAGTCCAACTGGCGATCTGGTATCCTTCTTTGGCGAACTCCTCACTAATCTTAACGATATCTGCGCTGTTGACCAGGATGAACTTTTCTAGGTTCTTGTCTTTTTTGAATAGGTCGTTGTATAGTGGAAGTGTCAATGAAGAAGGAAAAGGGTGTTTTTCATCTACCTTCTCCATAGTAGTGTTGATCATAGCTACTACAGTAGGCAGACCCTTTTTCTTCATAGCCTCTTCGACACATTTATAGTGCCCGGTCGTAAATGGTTGGAATCGACCTATCATTAAGTTGACGCGTTTCATATTTTCAATAATAATACACGGTGGTGTCAATATTGAAGTTTGGCTCGCTCCATCATCTCATCCCAGAGACGATTGTAGTCGTGGATAGAAGAGAGAAGTTCCTGTGCGAGAATAGGATGCTTGACCGGGGAGTACTCTTCACCTCGCCTGGTGAACAGCAGTTGCCATTGGCCATCTATATCGTCTTCGTTGATCATGACCACCCGTACCTCAGACAAGCCCAATAATGAATAAAATACACTGCCTGGTGTGAAATTGAATCGATCCCAACCGTTATCGTTCATGAACTGGATCATCAACTTTTCGAATGTTCTGAGAGTTTGTCTGGTGAACTTCATATGAGTGAATGTTTTTGTTGTTGATTATATATATGAAAAACTTAGGAAAATTTAATGAAATCCCGCAGGAATTTATGACTGCGTTAGTGATACATACCTATAAATTATTATTTAATCAGCATGAATAACTATCAACTATATAGAACGAACGTAGCCCTTAGTGGTCAACTTAAATGGAACATATCTGTGGATAATGGTCCCGATGGTTTGTTTGTGAGCGATTTTCATATAGTTCCTATCAGTGAAAGAGTACCGTTTAATAGATATGCACATGATAACTTATTGAATTACAGTCATTTGGAGAATATCAGATCATTTTACAAACGGATAGAAAGTTCCTTCTATCTTTCGTATGCTAATCCATTATTGACATCAGACCAACCGTACATATCCGATGTGAATGACAGAGCAGACTTCATGGACCTGCATGACGATACGTTCGATATGGGTGCCAAACGCGCTCGATATTCAGTATACGGAAAAGAGGTTGAGATATTTTGCCCAGTATGGTTGGAAGATATGGCTTTCATCAATGGGTGGAAACCTTTATCGTTCGTATTCGATGTTAAAAACAATAGTGGAATGATTCTTTGTTCGAAGACACTGAAAATCTTACCTGAAGAAACAACAAACAACGATTTTCATGATAGATTCGTCAATTACCTATATCAATATATAAAAGATATAGAATTGGACGACCATATGATCCATATAGACCTGGACGATAATACTGCATCTATCACAGGTATTGATGCTTCCACAGGTCTATCTAAGACCATAAACATCGATAAGTTGGCACAGGATCTAACCGACAAAGAACGCCTACTCATGGACGCGGACAGTATGATTATCGAGCAGTACGCGAATAATCAGATGATCGCTAAACAGTTGTTCAATTTCAACTTTCTGTTCAATCTGGAGGATTTTTTCCCGCCTGTTATTATGAACATGATAAGTGGTAATCAGATTATATTGGATGTTCGAGTAAAAGTTGGCAATGAAGAATTTGGCAATGAAGAATTGAAAATCAAAGACTTCTATACAAATTACGACCGCATTCCGTGTATATGCGTTCATGGTGCTTCAGAAAATGTTAATATCAATATATTCGATGGTTTAAAAGACAACAAAGATATTGATTTGATCGACAAAAACAAGATAACCCAACGTATTTGTCATTGGTCTATAGTGGGAGATGATGAATATATATTTAATGTGTATCCAGAGTTTGGAGGATTTTATATGACTGGTGACAAAGAGGTGCACAAAATAGGGCAGCTTTATCAAAACACACCAAACATATGGCTGGAAAAATATTCAGATAACTCTAATACTAATGGTTGGGCGAATGATTATCCTATAACAACTATTGATCAGTATTTTAAGTTGGAAATAAGTGTGAATGAACTGAAACAAAGAGCTACCAGCACAAAAGATCCTTGGATTAAACATGTTAATTACACCAACCATCCAAATAATTTATTCATCCTATTGATGCCTTGCACGAGTAGTGTGTGGCCTACTGTGGAGAATGATATAATATCTAAGGCTGAAGGTAATGATGGCTATTTTGTATGCGACGAAAAAGGTGATACGAGTGGTCAACCTTGTTTTTATGCAAGATGGTTTATATCGGATGGTGATTATATATTATGTCTTTTTTGTAACGAAGAACCTGGTAGTACAAGAGATATTTTATCATTCGGAGGATTGTCCAAACTCATTAAAATCCTTAACGAAAACAAGACCAACAACCCGGGCTGGGCCAAACCAATGTACGAATGGATGTCTTCGGTGGTACCTCCTACCATGATAACCCTTGATAAGAAATTAGGATTCATGTTCGCACAAGGCTTCGGGAATGATGAACTGGAACACTATGGTACATCAGAAAGTACGAAGATAATTCGAATGGGTGGATACATACGTCCTTCTTTTGTAGATATAGAAAACAACAATGTGTATACCAAAATAAAACTCACTGAGGATGACTATAATACTTCAGTATTTCCTAAATATCACAAAACAGGATATCCTCCAAAATATCCAAGTTTAGGATACTATCCTTGGAAGATTCATAATTTGCAACATCCACAACCAGACAATACCAGAGATGTGATGCCGGTCTTGGATGAAAAGCAGTTACCGTACGAGCACCACTGGTACACGACTAGTAATTTGTATATGCTCAAGCCAGAACTCAATTTCACATTGACTCTTCAGGATACTGAAAGTGTTGAAGAAAACATATTGAGATATATCCAGAGCCTGTACAGAACGGATGAGTCGCAGACAAATTATATATATAAACTGTATAACTGGGAATCCGATTGGGAGTATGCGAACCCACAAGACATACATACTTACGTCTATACGATAAAAATGAAACTCAAATAATTATGGGAAACAGTTTGATTAACGACATAATAGCGCCGGAGTTGAGCCAATCTGGTTATGGTGCTGGTATCAAAAACGTGTTTGAACAGATTGATGCCAATTTCAAAATACTTGGTAATCAAGATTTTGTCAAAGGTGATCAGGGATGGAGTATCGGATACAACGAATTACACATCCTATACGAAGCCAAGGACGAGAATAATGTGAAAAAAACATACTTCACCAAAGAAGGTATCGATGTACTGAACGCTATCATCGAAGAGATAACTGATCAACGGTATGTGTACGATGCTGATGACGAAGAGCACCAGAACATAAAGACTGTGAAGGCTTGGTTAGAAACGATTGATGCGTTAAAATCAGTCAATGATATCAGTCTGATTGACAGTATCGTACCCGGCGACCTGTTCAATGAAATATATGTGTACGACCCTATAAATCCTAGCAACCAGTATACTATCGGAGCCACTAATGACTATGTATTCAAGGACCGTCGGTTTGTGATCGATGTGGATAGTTATGATGAGGCTTACAGCTCGCTATACGATTGTTCATGTATGGTGCATCTTCAAGCGTATGAGGAAGAGGACCCGGATACCGGGATCAAAACACCCACCAAAAAATTTGTAGTCATTCAGAATGCGCCCACTTTGTATTTTGACACGAACATCCAGGCGTTTTGTTGGAGAATTGGTGGACTGAACACCGGTCTCATAGCACAAGGTCCAAAAGGCGATTCTGGACAAAATGCAGCATTCTATATTGTCGAATTAGGAGATCAATATCATCCGATTCCGGATGCGCCTGCTGCACCATCTATGATAAATGTGACAAAATACATGACCGCCAATGGTACATGGGTCGAACTCGCCGAACACCCAGCACCAGCAGATTTCGATGGCTCCAACTGTATTGCGTTTGAACCGACAGCGATCGAAGGTGCTGAATATGGTGAAACCCCTGCATCATATTTTGGAAAGATAGTGAAAGGAGAAGATGAATCGTTCGCAGTATCGTGTTCAAATGAAAACAGAATCCAGACTAATTTGAATCTTAATTGGTTAGCTGCTACTTTTGCTAGTATCCGTGTAGACAAGACATTGAAAGGACTTTTCGTACCTATCGTGCCTCCGAGTCCTAATAGTTCGTATAATGATGCACCAGTTCATGCAATTTGGCACGCGTCTATGCGAAATTACGCTTCGATATTTTCAGAGCTCCATATATCACCGATGCTCACGTATGCTGGAATTGGTACTGCTGCTAGTAATTTGAGTGGAAAAGGTGGTTTAGATGGAAGTAGACTAAGTTCGTATAAGGATTGCATATATAAATCAAGATATTCAGATAATCCAGTATCATTAGTATTCGATTATAATAATGTCATTTTTGCAGGTCATAATGATGACGACACAAATGGTGTCCGAATAGGCATCGGCACGAACGACATTTTCGGAAACGATGTCTCAATAGGTTCCAATTCATTGGTTCGGTTCAGTGTGAACTCCACAGTAGACATGCCTGGAGAGTCGAACCTCAATGTAAGCAAAATAGGCGCGAACCATATCTCAACAGGAACGTTGACAGCAACGGGCAATACATCATTAGGCGCAACAACCATCAATGGTACAGCTACTGCAAAAGTGAATAATGTTCCGAATGTTTATTTAGGATGTCCTATAGGAACTGTTGTTATGTGGGCTGGAACCACAGTACCAGAGGGGTGGTTGTTGTGCGATGGGTCGCGGATATATGTAAATCTAAACCTTGGTATACCTATATGGCCATATGCTACCGATCGATCGGAGATTGTCGGCGGAAAAGAATTCACTCAAGATACATATGTAAAAGAACTCGACCCACTTCTGCAAGAAATAGAAAATAAATGGGGCAAAGGTGATCCTGATCCGAGCACAGGACTGCCCGCTTTTTGGACACTACCCGACCTTCAACAAAGATTTCCATTGGGTGCTGGTAATTTAACAAATGGCGAAGATCGAGTATTTGGCCATGCTCACGGTATAGGGGAACATGGAGGAGAAGAATATCATACACTATCTGAAGATGAGATGCAACATTATCATGAATCACCTGTAGCACGTGATGCTAAAACGGCACAAGGTAGCAACGGTATAGATTATTATAACCCTCAAACAACAGGTGTTCGAATTGACGATACGTATGCGCCGACACATCATAATAACGTACCCCCATATCTCGCAATCAACTTCATCATCAAGTACAAATAATGAAAATTCAACCTCATTCAATTCGAACGGGGTTGTTTTTTATTATATAGTTAAATATACCAAAAATACTATATGGTCAATAAACTATTAGCAGATTTGGAGTTCAACTCCATCGTTAGTGAGTCTATGGCTCAAACACAAACCGGATCAGAGTTCCTAAATAAGTTCAAGTCATACCTCATGGCTAATGAGTCGACTTGTGGTTTGGTGAACCGATTCATAACAGAAGGTCAACAGTATCGTTACGACAATGGTGTCAACACAGTACTCGAGAAAGTGGCTGATTACATCCAAAGCAACAAGACATCTTGGGCTCTGGCTTCAGTATGTGAGAATCTCCGTCGTGGGCAGACTTCTTACAACTACCTCAGTCAGTCAGCTATCGCTCAGGTAGAGAAGCTTTTGGAAAACGATGAAGAGACCGTTAACAAGTATATCAAAGCCGGCGCACTCAAGAACGTTATGTACGTGACTGAGTTCCGTAATGTGGCAAAACAAGTATACCACGACATGCCTATGGTAGAGGCTGCTGCAGATTATACAGTAGTACGTCCTATCTCATTGGTAGAGAGTTGTGGGGATGGTTACCTCTTCGAAGCAGCTGGACGGGTTATCAAGATCACAGCAGACAAGACTATCGTAGAAGGAAACTGGAACGAAGTATCTAACACCTTCCGTACAGTATCATCATTGCTCGAATCAGACATCTGCGCATTCGACGCAACCAGCGAGTCTCTTACTATCAAGTATAACGAAGCTGAGTATCAGATCAACGAAGCCGACAAATTGGTTAAGTTGACAGGTCAAGAAGAGAAAGAGATGACTGTAGAGCAGTTCCGTGATCACAACCGTCTCATGCTCATGACCGCTAACCCACGCTTCCGCAATCAGATGGCACAGGTACTCGAGGCTGTTGCATTGACTTGCGAAAACTTCGACCGTATCGCCAAAATGGACAATACCGGCATCTACGAAACACGTGGCGACAAGTTCCTCGTAGTAAACGAAGGTACCAATATGTTCGCAACCTTGATCAAGAGTAACCATTCTGGACCATGGACCTACAGTGCAAATGTAGTGGAGGTTCTTGAGTCTATCAAGAAGAGCACACGAGTAAGCCTATCAGAAAACTTCAACGAACAGGTGAAAGCCGTTATCGAACAAGCATCTGAAGAAGATAAACAACGTATTGCAAATGATCTCAAAGAGGCAAAACTCCAAGGTATCAAAGATCGTATCGCAAACTTGACAGAGAAGTTCAAAGACGACCCAACCAAGCTCGCAATCCTTTCACAAATGGCACAAGACTTGCAGACAGCAGAAGATTGAAAAAAAAAAACAAAATATGAAAAATTTAAGTGAAGTACTTATAGAAAGTCTGACAAATGAGACTATTTCAGTAAAGGACAAGGCTGGAATAAAAATGGAGCTATCTGACATATTATTCGCAGGTGGTTCTGAGAAAAATTTAGAGAAGTTGGACCGATATATGGATATATTGGGTATTGCAATAAATGGCGCATATTGGAGACTAGCTAACTCGCGTTATAAAGCGAGATATGAATATGTAAAAGATGTTGATGGAGGTGTCGATCATGGAGGGACCACAGATGTTTATATTTTTCAAACAAACCGGACTGGAAATGTATTGGCGGTGCCTATATCAGATTATATCGACGAAAAATGGATAAAGAAATTGGAAGATGCCCTATCATTAAAACCAGGAAAAACGACTAAGAATTATATTTATTACTATGTAAATCCTTATCAATTAGATTAACCCGATAAGTAACCTAGCAAAATACCACACGAAAGACTCGATCATATGATCGGGTCTTTTTTTAATGTCTCGGTTTGATCACATTATTATTTATATATATGAAAACATTGTACGAAAGCATATTAGATGACGACATCATAGATAAAGCCGATAAATCCGCAGAAATGTTTTTATCTATATGGGAACCTTTGAAAAAAGGTCTGCGTGAAGAATATAACGCCCCTCGAGTCAAACATAATATAAAAGATGCGATCAAAAAGTACGACTTATTGCCTCATGATGACGAGTGGCCATCAATAGTCGAACAATACAATACCAATTTTGGTACAAAATGTGTTGAAGAGGCGCCTATCAAATACGAACTGCGTGTAACCAGTTCCTTGAATACTCGTAAGGCAAACAGACTATTCTATTCTGTGGTTATCGATGGTTATTGGAGAACGCAGGACAAAAAGAATGGTGGGATCATCAATCGAGGCGGCCTTAAAAACGCAGTCGTAATCCCATGCATAATGGAGTTCAGATATGATCCTCTGGATATAAAACCGAGGGTTATTCAAGTGGATGCCACTAGTGATAATAAATGGATAAAACGTCTATCAAATATATTCAAACAAACACCAAAAATCGACGATAGTGGATGTGTTTTTGTGTTCCGGTGATCAGGCTTTTTGTTCTATGATATGATTCAGACATATTATTATATATAAAAATAGAAAACATATACATGAACTCTATTCAAGAAATTCAAGACACTCAATATCAAAACATGATTAAAGAGCATACTAATACTCTCAAAGACTACATCATTGAAGTGTCACAAAAAGCGCAAGCTGAGGGTAAGCCGGTTGCAGAACTCATCGATGAAGGACTGTTGTCTAGCATCGTTGGTGGCGTGATAGGTGGCACCGCAGGCAAGTCTATCATGGAAGCTGTTTGCAAGGCACTGGGTATTGATAGTCGTTCTACATTGGGCACACTGCTCACTTCACGCATGGTACTGACTGCTGTCGGAGCCTACCTGGGATATAAATGGTAATATATGTGGACACCAGAATACGAAGATAATATTGACTATCAGTTCATCACGAGAGTGCAGAAAGAGGTCACACAGAGTTGTGCCCTCCCATTTGCTGTACCCGCCGAACGCATACCGGAGTACATCCTTCAGGCGGCTCAGTGGTTCTGGGAGAACGTAGACATGGCTTGTGAAGAGCGTATGTACGTGATTAAGAACTCCGATATATGTAAGGGTAACAAACTCAACAAGATGGTTCAACTCCCACCCCAGATCATGGGTGTACACGGCTGCTTCAAGATCCAAGAACACATGAAGTACGGTGCCATGGGAGACTTTTCTCTTGAACGCATGATGCTCTCGACTTATAGTATGTTCGGGGGCACCGGCACAGTCGGAGGCGGATTCAACGGTACTACAGGTATGGCAGGATACACCATAACAGACGTCATGGCCAGTATGTACGAAGTGGATACTTTCAATCAGATGCTCAACCCACCACTGACGTACAGTTTTAATATGTACTCTAGTAAACTCAACATTATGGGTGATCTCGGTTGGTCAGATATCCTGATTGATTGTATGGTGCGCTGTCGTATCCAGGACTTGTATAACAACTACTACTTTTTCAGATTGGTAGTAGCGTTCGTCAAACGGGCACTGAACACTATTTACGGTACGTTCGAGTTCAAACTGCCTGGTGGGGTGACTATTAACTATAGTAATCTATCCGAACAGGCCGACAAAGATTATGATGAAATAAAAGAATGGGCGGAACGGAATCGTGCATGCGATTATTTCTTCCAGCCAAACACCTTATAAATCAATTAGTTACATCATATGCCAGCAAAATCAAAAGCACAACGAGCCTTGTTCGCTATGGCACTAGCCGTACGCAAAGGTGATATGAACAAGTCAGAGGTGGATGACGAAGTGATGAAGATCGTCAATTCAGATATGACTGACAAGCAATTGGAAGACTTTGCAAAAACTAAAGGTCTTAAGGAACATCTCGAAGATTCAATAAATACAGAACAGCATACTATGAAATCATTACAAGAATGTTTGAACGAAAGCCTAGTTGTTGAAGGACACGATGAAGATGTTCTTCGCAATCTATGCGATAAACTACCAGAAGACTCCTGGAATCCATGGAAGGTATTTCAGATTGCAGTAGAGAACGGCGACGATCCCGATGATCTAGCTGATAACGCAGAAACAGAAGCACAAGACATGTGGAATGATGAGATGGAAGAGAAGATCCGTGCTTTCATGGATTCGCCACAGCACGACAAGATTGTGCTCGCAATTCGTAATCTGAAGAGTCCGTACAAAGCATATATTCGTGCACTGATGGTTTCTTTTGAAGACATGCTCTAAAAAATCAATGTTGCATATGCAAGGCATAAATGAAGTAAAACGAATAACCGAAAAACTATCCTCTGATTTTGAGGTGCAGGGTAATGACTGGCGTACCGAAGAGACCAAGAAGTTCCTCAAACGTCTGGATGCTCGTCAGGCTGAACTAGGTATCACAAAAGAAAAAGCACGTGATGCAGTCAAGGCGTTCTGGTCGGGTAATTTTCCTGAAGCACTCAAGTTGATCTGGGGCAACAAAGTCCATACAGAAAAACAAAACGGTGCCGGGGGTATCACCTCTACCATCACCTATACCATATCTGGGTGGGGTACGTACACCGAGACTATTGATTACTCAGGTTTCAACACATACGTTCACAAGATCACTCTTTCATTGGAAGACAATCCTGAACCGGATTTCTATTTGAGTTCGGTGTACAGTTGTTTCTGCCGCCGCAAAGGAACAGATTTCGTTTCTGACCAACGTAAGGCAGATGCTGATGCCTGGAAGATCCGGGTGGCCAAAATCTGGAACTGCTTGTTTGTAGGATTCGAGACCAGGGCTCTACCAGATGTACTAGGATCGTACTACTGTCGCATGGCTAATCCAATTGAGTTCAAACCCGTTCCCACTAAATAAATATTGCGTCGTGAAAACAATAACTGCTTATCTAAACGAAGCACTAAACAAGACCACTCTGGACAACCGGCTGCTAAAGAAGCATGGCGTCACAGTAGATGATTTGAAAAAAGCCATCACTTCTTGTGGGATGAAGATAAAAAACGACCCGGAACTGTACGATGCAGAGATATCTATAAACGTCGAAGTACCCGATGCTAAGTCAGCTGAAAAATTCGCCGATTCATACGACCTGACAGAACTGACAGACAAAGAGATCAAATCTGTGCGCATGGGACTGAATATGAGAGAGAGGACTTGGGTTGCAAAACTCGGAGACAATCTCGGTCTTGAATTGTGTTGGTTGGGTGCGAAGAGCAAGACTCCAGACAAAAATGGGATCGTGCGCGTAGTAGATGTACCGAAGTTCAATATGGCTGATGCCAAATTTTTTGATATGATTCGCTAACACGTACTACGTATCCTAAAATCTTTGATTTAATCGCATCAAAAATATCTCCTGAATACTTTATAAGGTATCCAGGAGATCTTTTGTTATACTCAAAATAAACACGCTTTATGTCGATTTATAATTTATTTGATATAACAACGTACCAACCGTCTGCTGTCTTAGGGTAAGCTCATCGACGAGTTTCATTTATTTTTGCTCGAAATTGTCAGTATTATCCCAGCTTTCATAATTGCCCCAATGTTGCTTTTACATACAATATACCCACTTCAGTATATTTAACTTCCATAGGTTTCTGCGGAACATACTCCTCACACTGTCTATAAATGTTGCGATCTCTCATAATTATTTTTGTTTTGTCTTTTATTTAACTCCTATTCCTCCTCCACACTTAAAAGAATAACTTTATCACTGTAACCTATATCTCCGATCCCAGTAACCTTAAAGTCTCGTACCGTAAATCCGTAAGCACTGTAGATATCTTGTTCATCAATACATGTTCTAACTTCGAAATCAGGATTTTCAAGTAACTTTTCCGCCAATTCTTTCGCAGTCATAGTCTTATATTGTTATATGTGTTAATTTATGAGTTATGTATATATAAGAAAAAAGAGGAAATATTTAATGAAAGTCCAAAGTTTTTTATGACTTTGGACTTTCAAGACCTTGTAGATGATTTCCTCTTTTATTTTTAGTACTTGATAGTATAATTAGCCATCAGACTTCTCGGTAACGATCCTCCTTGTTTATCCCGGAAGTCAAATTGCAAATCCATATGTTCAAGTTCCATGTCAACAGATACATATTTGGATGTACCTTTTTTACCACCGTAATGAACTACGGCTTTTTTGATCGAATGCCCAAGCAGTTTGTTCATATCGCGTTTTTCTCGAAGATCAACGTAATGTGTCTTACTGCCCAACTTGTGAACAAGTACGTACCCGTACCCCACAACAGATTCCAGGAACGCGAATATCATATCTTTGTCTATCTTGTCAGTGACATCAACATCTGTGTCATAGTCTTTCTTTTGTTGATACTTGACAAAGGTTTCCGCAAACTTGTTGGGATCCAGACCAAACATGTCCAGCATAGTTTGTCCTTTGATTTGTCCTACGTTTTGAGGGACGAACTCACCATCTTTTTCGAATTTGCTGAACGCAGTCTTTGGGAATAGATGAGTAATACCAGCATTGCAGAAGGTAACTTTTGGTCCGAATTTGAGTGACAGCATGATAGATTCGTCTTTATCCTTACTCTTCAATTCGTAAAGAGGAGCCACTTCGACATCTACTACGGTTTCACCAATATTCTTGTTACCGTTTGGTATGCTTAATACAATGTTCTTACCATCCATAGTTAGAGGTCGACGCTGATTCTCGGCACCGCGTGGAGTGGCTTCATATCCCATTAGTTCTCCGGGTTTAAGACCAAGAGCTTTTTCCATGTCCTCACGATATTTAGATTCGAAGTCCTTACAAAACTCATCTTCAAAGGCTTTACCTTGGTTGCCTGATGCAAGACCGCCTTCATATCCGGAAAAACTTCCTTTGAAAATGTCTTGCCATTTCAATTTGCCGCGGAATATCTCATTGAAATCCTCCATGGTATGCTCTGTTGGGTCGAAGGATTTAAGAATCTCTATCTCTTCCGGTGTTGCTTCATATGAGCCGGTTGCAGTCTTATCACCTGTAGCAATCGGTTTGCCGTTGATCAACATACCTATCACGGCGTATGCATATTTATAGTCACCACGATGTTCCCACTCTTTCCTTTGCATGTGGGATTCAAACATTGGTGCAACGTTTTCGTTCAAATATGTTGTTAGATCTTTCATATATTACTTCTTGTTGGATTTATTCTTTATATCTCCAATAATAAGACTTATATGATTTATTTGGGAGCTTGCAGTATCTATATATACTACTATTTCCAGGCTTAAATCCGAGCGAAATTTCTGCGTCCTTTATGGAAGCAAATTCCGTTGTTTTTCCGGTTAGTGCATCAATCCGCAAGATTGGCTTGCTGTTAGCCATTCCTATTTTTTGTTTTGTTGATTCTTTGGTTGGATTTTGTTCATGCCATTCTTTTACGGCAATGGATTGATTCCGTTTCCAATCATCATGGTGCTTTTTGCCTTTATGAGCAGCACCAACTTTTTTGCGGGTTTCCTCAGACATTATTTTGCCAAGATTTGCTTGCCTGAGTTTCTCTTTTTGTTCTTCAGACATTGGTACTCCTTTTGACGGTGATATCCAAGTCCCTTCAGCGAATTGACGTTTTTTAATATCCGACATAAGTTTTCGAGATTCTGCAGAAATATGTTTGCCTTTCATGCCATATGATCTAAGCCTTTCGCGAGACTCTGGTGAAATGTATGGTCCTGGCAACCAATCATTATTCTCATATTGTTCACACAATTCAGGAGGGACTAAGCATGATTTAGTATCTTTGTGGTAGTACTTATATCCTTTTGTGGCCGAAGGCTTTCCATTATTTTTTTCTGATATAATTTTTCTGACTTCATCTGGGCATGGGTGACCTAATCTATAACCTTTACCACCAGTTGTGAGGTTATAACAATTTGGGTCATTAACGAGTTCTTCAGTAATGATTTGTCGTTCATATTCAAACATCTTTTCTTCACAGTCAAAGAACTTAAGTATCTCTTTAGTGAAACCATCAGTACCGTATTTTCTATATAATCGTTTAATTATTGAACCAGACCCCATGTAACCATCGTTTAAGTCTTCTGTAGAATGAACACCGTAATAAAATTTGCCGTTATATTTGTTTGTAATCTTATAAAAGTAATGATACATAAAAAAGAATTCATCTATTATATTAAATAATAAATGAATCCCAAGTATTTGTTTAGCAAGTGTGAATGTTCTATCGTTGGAACTTCAAGCTACCGAGCACAGCGTTCAGTGAACCGAAGGAGCCAGTGCATTTCATGAGCTTTCCTTTATATCGGAATACAATACCTTCAATTGGATTGATCTCATTGCCTAGTTTGGCAAGACGATCCAATTGATAAGTGAGTTTATCGTTGAGTTCAGCTGAGCCATTCTTGCGAACGTCATTAGTTACCTCTTCAATATCTTTCTTGAGTTGTTCGATTGTTGCACTTTCAAGACCCGCATTCAGAATACCATCACATTGTTTAATAACAGCGTTGCCGAACTTGCCAAAGAAGGTATCTAGTGGCTCCATAGCGCGATCCACCAATTTCTTCGCTTCTTTACCCTCGAGAGCTGTCAACTCAGCTTCGTGATCTGGATATAGTTTTTTGATGAGACGGATGTTAGTGGACCTGTCGGCATTGAACCAACGATTGTAAAGAATTTCCATACCCTCAATGTTAGATGCGATCCAATCATAGTCTCTCAAAACGAGGTCATTGAAACGAGCTCGTTTCCATTCGTCAATAGTAGAATATTCGTTGAGACTTACGCTTTTCCAAATCTTATCCAACTCCTTGATAAAGTCAACCATAACCTTTGCCGACTCCTCAGTAGTCTTAATAAAAACATGAGGGGTAATCTGAGCTCCGTCTACTGTCTCGCAAGCTTTTTGGATGACGTCTAGTCCTTTTTTGGACACGTCGGCTTTCTCCCATTTAGTACCGTCGAACTCGTATGTCCAGATATTATGAAAGTCTACTTGTGCTGATGCATACGGCATAATGTTAGTCTTGCCTGCTACCACACATTCACAATTGACAACTCGCTTGATTCCTTCCTTAGGATTGAAGAAGCTCACCGGATCAGGAATGGCTCCGAACACCTTGGTGATGGTCTCCCCGGCAGTCAAGAAAGTTTTGGCCACACTGGGTTTGTCGGCCCACTTGGTAGCCATGTCCGAGATAGACATTCCTCCAGCAGCGCTATTGAGGTCGCCGTTGTTGCGAATGAACACCACTTGACCTTCTTTGTTAACAGTGGCCTGGATATTGGTGCCGTCTACTTTTTCGGTTATGTCTTCGATGCGCCCTGAAAATAGATTGCGGATGAGACCTTTAAGGTCGCGCAGTGTGAACTCGGTATAGTCAAAGGGGTGCGCCATGTGACCTGACTGACCTCCTTCGAACATGTTTCGAACGTTTTCTACTAAATATGCAGATAATTGTTTCATGATATAAATAATAAACAGGGGGTGTCTATGATTTATCATCAGATTCTTTTACTCGACGAAAACGACTAACAGGAGAATCCCATATAGTGCGACCGCAGCATGGACAAACGATATAATCAGCATCTCCATCTCGTTGATCACTTATGTGTTGAATTTCACTCTTGCGGAACTGTAGCATGGCGCCACACCCCTGGAGTACCGGAACTACAGTGACCGGACACTCTACTTCGTATAGAGGGTCCTCTGTCACTTTTTTAATAGGTGGTTTTACGACTTTCATATATATGTACGCCGGACACGAAGTGGTCCTAATCCACGTGGACTTAGACTAATCTTATCCATGTCTTGTTTTTTTACAGAGGTGATTTCATAAATCAACTTCTTGATAAAGTTTAGGTCATTCATCCCACAAGGTAGATTCGTTTCGGTGTTTCGTCATCTTCGTCACCGCGAGCCCGAACTTCCAATCGCGCGTCTTCAGCAACGGTGTTTACATTAGTGTCTGATGGAGACCAAATTTGTGCATCTTCAAAGCCGTGCTCTTTCGCGAATTCATAGAGCTCTGTTACTATCATTGGTCTTGCTTTTGTCATAGTCATAAATGTGTTTGGTGTTTGTATAAATATATATAAAAAAAGGAGGAAATATAATTCCTCCAGATTTTTTATTGTTTTGTCCCGCAGAATGGGCAGTACTTAAATTTGGGTTTAATCTTACGTCCACAGTTAGTACAGTAAACCTTCTCCAGATCGTTTTTGGTATAAGGTTTTTGAGAACGGGGTAGGATCTTAATTGTTTCTGTAGTGAACGGAATGATCTCTGTATCCATATCAACAGTTTGAAATCGTTGTGAGGAATACGAACCTTCCGATACACGACCTGTTTCTTTTGTGTTTGCAGAAGAAGTGCTCGTTGTGAAACTATTCGCGGTTGTGATACTACAGTCTATCTCCGCCGGACTGACATTATAACTGCATGACCACGTACCGGGCTCAACCGGACCTATACCTTTGAAACCTCCACTGTACATAGGCGCTATGCTTCGGTATGTCGGAATCTGAACCGGAAGACTGGGTCTCTCTTTATAGAAAGATGTAGTGACAACACCATTATTACGAATAGCTCGCTCTACTGCGACCGAGCCGGATTCAACAGTGTATGTCTCGAATACGAACTTGTTAGGTTTGTTAAAATAACGCTCCAGCCATACAGTCTCACCTGGGCGTAGAATAAGTTCGTTACCTAAAGACTCGCCGTCGATTTCGATTCGAGCAGATACTCTGGTGGTGAGTGGATTAAAAAGTCTGATTTGAAACTCGGTACGATCGTCCATGAATACTGTACGAACACCATTAGAGGAATACTCCTTCAGGAGTGATTTGTTGACAGCGATAGCCGTCATGTTTTCATTTGTCATAAGTCAATTTTGTTTATTTTCAACTTCCCTGACGCATCATCGTGTCTGTTGCAACACTCAAAGGGTCCTGCCGTACCCCGATATCTCAGGATGATCTGATATACATATATATAATATGACAGTGGACACTGGATTTTTTAGGATGGGTGTAAAAAAAGACACCTATTCTCACGAATCGGTGCCTTTAGAAATGTTTTTGGAAATTCTCAATCTCAATAAACTCCAGCCACAGAAAGTTCGACATCTCTCCATTCACCCAATGTCACGTGGTGGTTGAAGATTGAGTTTTTCAATCCCTTCGTCGTAACCGCTACTGCTGAATGACTATGCAGCGATTCAGCATGGAGACAAATGATTTTGTAATCACGGATAACCGGGTTCTTGTCCAATTCATGCTTCAGATAACGAATAGCATCTTCAACGAACTTGGTCTGTGCTCCGTTTTTCTCTGCGAACGCTTGTTCGTCCTGACGCTTGCAGAATACTAATGTCTCTGTGGTAAGTGCTGCTCGACCGGCATCAATGACATCTTCGATCCACAGATCCCCAGTGTACTCCATTCCGATACGAGCTATCGAACGTTGGCTGTGTGGGATACCATAAACACCGCGTTCCAGTGCTGCGTGTTGAGAAAGTTCTGTGGAGCAAGGACATGCTGAACTGTAAACAAAGTCTACCCACATGATCTTTTTGAACTCACCGGTCTTATCGAGATTGACATCGAACGTGATGTTGTAGTACTGGTAACCTCCTTCGGGTGTACCATCCTCCTTGACTGAACGAAGAGCGTCCTGCCAGAGATAATAGCTAAAGTTCATAAGGATATGTGCATCGAAAGTATCCAGGTCTTTCTTATAGGCGCGAAGAACATTCTCCAAATGATCGCAGCTGAACACATCATCTTTGGACTTATAAAACGTGCGGATGATACGGGACATGTTGATTCCTCGTTTTTCAGCCTCGAGAGATACCGTGCCGGTGATACTTGCTTTGACCTCTTGGATGTTACCATCCTTTTGGATTATCTTGAGTGGTAAATGGAAGTTTTGAATACCCACAAAATCAATAGGGATATCACTATACTCACCGTTTTGTAAATCCGGCATAGAGTCGAGGTACTGTTGAGAAGGCACGAAGTTCTTATCGTAACCTCTTTTCAAATCTACTACTTTAACGTCTTTATTCATGTTTGTGCTGTTTATATAATATATAGAAAAAGGAGTCGGTTTTTATCGACTCCTTTATTTGTTTTTGTCTAATGCATCTGCATCTAATACGCTTTCGTAAAGGCTCTTCATATTAGTATCCTAAAGCAGCATACATTGAGTCTAGTACTTTGTCGCCCTCTTTGCCGTCAGCCTCACAGTCACCAGGCACACAAATGATCTTCTTGAGATTGAACGTTTCTTTGCTGACGTTCCAATCATCTTCAGAATCTAGACATAGAGTATATTTCTTTCCACTATCCTCGATAGTGCCGTAGATCAATCCTTCTGTATGATTGAGGCGGTCACCCACTACATTGAAGTTCTGTTTGATAAGAGGATCGATCTCATCTGGTATACTCTTGGTTTTATTCATCAATGATCTGAATGCTTTTTCTGCTGTCTTAATAATCTTGTCTTCAACAGATTCGCAAACTAGACTTTCCGTAAGCATATCTTTTAATGACTTCATATTGTATATTTTTTTTACAATAATAATCAAAAGTCTCGGAATGTTTTGATATTGGTCTCAATGCAGTATTTCTTGATGTAAGACAACTCCACATCAATGAAATCATCTATAATAGATGTCGGTTTGTGGCTTTCAGAACCCAGGAGTTTCTTCTCGTATCCCAACTTGACAGGGTACCCAGTGTCCATTGAATAGAAGTCGTGATAAAATACTTTCTCCAGCGGGCAATGCGAACCAAGCATATGCACTTTGTCGAATCGTTTCAATAGTTCTTCATGATCTCGTACCCACTGAACGCGACCTACTGCGTACCTGTAGTCTTCACTATCTATGAACTTCGTCTCGTCATAAGACGTTCCGAACTCGAACAAGATGTCATCTGTGATGTGCATGTACTTGTAGAACCCCAGGTGGAATGGCACTCCCACGTAATCAATACCTAGTTCGAGATATTCTTGGAAGCACTCTACCAATTCTATGCTGGTATTGCCTTGTGCTACAGCTAATGGTTTGGATACCATGTCTTTATCCACATAGCACTTCAGGAACTCCCGAACGCCGTGTAGCGTCTTTTCTTTGTTCTGGAGCACGTCTGGCAATATATAGTAATCCGGTTTGAGTTCCTTGATTGTATTTTTGAATTGGGCCATATCCAGTTTTTCTCCTTTAACAAAGAACTCGTATGCAGAGTTGTCCAGGATCATGAGTCGTTCCGGATGGTCTCGGCGCATTTTTTGATAGTACTCACGATAAGTCTTGTTGGACTGATACAGATGGAATAAGACGAAATCGAAATCATTCAATTCCATATTCTTGTTCATCATACATAATGGTAATTCGCAATTTGTCTTCATATGCAATAATATATAAAAAGTTGAGGAGATTTATATCCCCTCAATCACAAAATCAACATACCAACAGTTATGACAAAGATACTCTGTTACGACTGATTCGGTGGCGTTATTTTCCACGCACATCTCCCCAGATAATGATGTGTTCGCGATCAGTCATCGTCCATCCTCGTTGAACACAGATATCTGCGATCTCTTGACGTTTGACTGCGAGTTGCTCATTGGTAATACCCTCCGGCATCAACATAGTGTGCTTGTTGGGATGGTTATTCAAATAGAAGCTGACCATAAACGGGTCGTACTTCTCTGCGATAGCACCCATTCTCGAATAGATATCCATAATCTCATCGATACACTCAGGCCCGCTATATACGAACTTAAACTGATAGTCGTTGGTGTTCATCACGATATCCACCAGGTTTTGAGGATCAATCCGTAATTGATTATGACGGTCCACCATCTGTTGTGTGACTTCGATGTTACCGTACATACCAGGCTTGCCAACGCTAGTTGCAAGTTTCGGAGATACACTGTAAAGTGCGATTTTGAAGTATGGGCTTAATGGATTTAGGATCGGATAGGTTCCGTTGGTTTCAATAGTAATAACCATCTCGTCATCATAGATATGACGAAGGAACATATCCAAATCTTTTGCATACATCAAAGGTTCTCCGCCAGTAATAACCAGATGTTTAACCTTCGGAGACTTCTTTTGGAGTTTTTTGAACGAACTTACTAGCTCCGCTAGGTCTTTGGCGATGGGTTTTTCGGGTTTGAATGAGGAATATGGTGTGTCACATACACTATCCTTAAAGACACAGCGAAGATTACAGCCACTCACTCTTACGAAGTGGCTCGGTATTCCGACGTACTTTCCTTCCCCCTGAATACTGGTGAACATTTCTACTACTGGTAGCATATTACAGATCAATTTGACGTTCAACAATTGGATTGACAATAGGGTGGCCCAACTCCAGCGCCTCACGAAGTTCGCGAGACCAGTCTTTCTTAACACCATCTGAAAACTCAACGAGATCGAAATTGATGACGTTCTCGTAGTTCGCACAATCTGTTAGATCGCACTGTGCATAACCGGTAGTGGTCTCATGATAACGAACACCAGTTACTTGTACCGGCACCTCTTCGCCGTTATTGAACTCTGTCATGTCCAGAATGCGTTGTACACCGATCATGATGAACATAGACAACATCTCCGCACTTGGATTGAATGGTAACTCAATGTACCGATCACAACTCTGTTTGATAAACTCACGAAACTTAGGTTCGTCGTGCGAGCAGAGCAGATAGCAGTGATCCATAGAATCGATAAACTGCTTGATGCTACCTTTCATCAAACCGAAGTCTACGAGCATTTGAGCGTTGTCTAATTGGCGACCTTCGAAAATGACTTCAATCACAGCGCTATGACCATGAATCGAATGCGAACAACGTTCGGAGGTACAGTTTCGCACGATATGTGCGCTTTCTACTCTAAACTCTTTTCTGATTTGCATATATATAATGGTTTATCGTATAAATATATAAAAAACCGTATGAAGTTTTATGCACCCTACACGTTATCTATTTGATTGCTCAGGTGATTACGAATACGTTGCCAAAGACTGGGATGGATATATGTGTCAAATACGTATTCGATGTTCACCCACTGAATATTGATCCATTTGAACTTTTTAATAGCTTCTACTGGTATCCACATAACGTTCTCTACCTCGCCAGGTTCACAATTGGATGGATCCAGCTGCGGTAGTTCTTTCACCTTACCTATATTATAGTAGTAGTTGAAGACTACATGTTGCTTTTTACCAGTTGGAGTTGAATCAACACTAAACAAATGAAAATCCGAGGTATCCAAATAGAGTCCGGTTTCTTCAGCTACTTCCCGTTTGGCTGCGTATTGTGTCGTCTCGTTATGGTCCAGGAATTCACCAGGCACATTCCACTGCTTAGGTAGGGTTTGTGTAGCACCTCGTTTGACAGCCAGGATATGCCAAGTATTGTACCAATAACAGAACACATATCCACACGATACAATCGAACGACTGTACCAGAACTCTTGCCCGTTATGTTTGAACGGAAAGTTTTTCAAATCTGTTTTATTCATAACTTATTTATACGAGGTTGGACAGCATTTCGCACAGATCTCGATCAGTTTTGATCCAATCGAGGATCTTGCGTTTCTTTTGGGATACCAAACCCTCGCTGACATGGAATTTCTTTGCTATATCCTGATTCGGCGTATCTTCAAACCCTTTAAGACCGAATGACATATAAAACATATCGCATTCACGTTGAGGAAACTTCTCTTCTAATCGTTCGTAGAGATAACTGAAGACATCTCCGTCAGCGAATCGAGCTGTCTCGTACATACCCATTACAGTCTCTCGTGGTTTGATATCATCGTCCTCACGAACATTTTGATCGATTGATACCGTGTTGAATAGCGGTTCACCGGATTTCTTTCGTCTTTTCTGCTCCTCAAAAGGTAGCTTCACTGTACGGGACTCTTCCGTGAGTCTGGTCATGATGTTGTTGCGCATCTCAAACGCAGCGAACGACATAAAAGACATGCTGCTCTTGGTCTCATCGTATTTGTTGAGCGCTAAAGCGAATCCTTCGTATGCCATAGATTTGATGCTGTTCCAATCCATTTGAACGGATGCATAAAATTGACCTGTGAGTTTGTTGATCAATGGTTCGTACTGTTTGGTTAGTTCGTTTTTCTGCTTGTCTGTATAATTTGCCATATACTGGATTAAAATAATGTTCTGTACATATAGATATATAAAAAAAGAGGAAATCTTTAATGATTTCCTCTAATTTTATTTTGAGACTTCTTAAAATTTTGTAACTCGTTGATTTAGTAGCGCTTACCCCCACGGAGGAACTTCAGTTTCATTTGCTCACGAATACGACGCTCGATTGCTTCAACAGGAGCATCACTCAAATACAGCTTCGAAACCAAAATAAAGGAACGAATAGATATTTCCATCGGAGCCCCACTCTCTGCTAATCTGCGTAGATAGTCGAGAGCACGTTCTTTGGATGTTGGTGTCAACAACTCCGGAGCGATGTGTGGGGATAGTTGTGCTACCAAATCCAACACCTCATTAGTAGTGAAGTTCAGATCACAAATCATTGCACGTGAACGGATGGCTGTATCGACCTGTCCTGCGTTCATATTGGTGATGATAATGATACCTCCCTCATAAACGAAGTTTTTCGGGTATACCCAGCGTCCTTGAGAGTCTTGTTCAAAGTCTGAATACATACCTTGCTTCTCTTCTGGTACGAAGATCTTGACATTAGATCCGTAAGACACTATACGCTCATCACTGGAATCCGTGGCAGCTTTGATAAGATTGATTGATGTTTCGTCTTTGATAATATCATCTGCGTCATCGATAACGAGCAACTGACCTTTCTTCTGATAGTCGTGGAGCATCTGGAAGAGCACCATTGGGGTACACTTGCCTTTGATGACATCATAATCGCGACCACGAACTTTACCTTCTTTCTTGATCATCTGCATGATACGATAGGTCTTACCAACACCAGGCGCTCCACAAATGAGTGCCGATACATCGATGCCGAGGATCACATTAAGGATGTATGATTCCATATCGCTGAAACGCTCATCCGGTGTAGCTCTCTCTTCTTCCTCAAATCTTTGTTCCATCTTTGCTACAGCAGGATCACCAATAGGTTTAACCACCACTCCTTGACGGACAGATACTCGCGCATCAGCCAGTTCTTGCTTGATGAGCTCGTATTCTTTTTCCAGTTCGGAAGCATCCTTGCCTTTGGATTTCCAGTCGCGGATTCGTAGGTAAAGGTTGTTTTTCTTACGTTCTATGTTTTTAATGACTGCGTCAGATGTATCCTCTTTGATGATGTTTTCACAAGCATCATCCAAAGTCTCCCAGATCTGAGCATCGCGAACAGCTTGATTAAGACCCGCTTTATCCATGTTCACACGTCCATTCATCACATCAGCAACCAACTGAATAGCGCGAATGATACTTGCTCCTTTGAGCTTGAGTTCGACATCCCACTTGAAAGCTTCATCATAAGTTTGTGCAAGGTATGCACTATCGAACTCTTTGGTGAAGCAAATAGAATATAGACTGGTTGTCTCTCCACGCTTCCATGTGAATGCACACCCCATACCATCTTTGTTGTAGCCGTATACGACAAAACTGGTGACACCGTCGATGTCTACAGCTTCGACAGCTGGGATCAAGAATACACCACGCTTGCGTAAAAAAGCTGATACTGAGTTCAGCGCCTTTTCGATGTCTCTATTACGAATACTCTCGTATATAGGACCACGTGATATAGGTTGGAAGCAGTTCTTTTGTAAGTACTTACTTAAGTTCATTTATAGTATACTAATATTTTTGCACTTTATGAAAAATCTCCGCATCTGTCATACCCGACCTCCAGGTCTTGAGGGTGTCCAGGAGATGGCTCGCACACATCCTGATAGATTTGACCGTTGCTTGCTCTTCGAGAGAATCATACGTGTACTTCCAAGAAATGACGTGTTCATCTCGCTCATCTGACATCTCACTATATGATTCGATATAGTTGGTCATATTCAGAAAGTCTCGTACAGCGTTGATAATCTCGTTCCCCTGACCCTTAGACCAGGCAAGATTTATAATATAATAAGTCGGTTCTGACACCTGAGTTAACTGTGGTGTATTCAGCTTACTCAATATTTCGTCCAACTTTTCTAACACAGGATCAGCGGTTTCTATCTGGGTTGATACTGGTTTCTGTACTGTAGGTGTTTCTATCCGTTCCGTCTGTGTTTCCAATTGTTCTATTTCCTGTTGCACCTCGGACAAAGCCTCTTCCATCTTACTGGTGTCTTTTTTGTAGTACTTCCAACTACCTATCGTTTGCTGCAGTCGAATCTTTCGTTTACACAGATCTAGATAATGGATGATGTTGTCTTGTTTCTCCGCTTCTTGAATAGTCTCGTTCACCTTATTCAGCTGGGATTTGTGTTCGTTGATTTTGTCAGGGTTTGATTCGGAGTACTTAATGTTTTGTGTAAGATTGTATTTCTTGTCCTTTAGAAGATTGTAATTATATACAGAAATTTCCATAAAACGTTGTATACTGAGTTATTATAATATATAAGAAAATACATCAATCTATATGTTATCACTAAATCCAAGATTTGATCTATTTCGATTTAATCTGCCCAAAGATTTTCTAGATCCGGACTTGCAAGCAAAATACTCGAAAATGCTTTCAAAAAATGCTGGGGTTATTACCACACCTATCGATTATCTTAATGAATCTATCAAGAGTATACATATACCAGGCATATCAGGTTTAACTGTGGAGCAGACACAAAGAGAGTCTAATTCTATAAAACGAGAGAGTGAAAAACCTGCCGGCCTGGGTCGTATCAACGTAGAGCCTCAACACACCGTGACTTATAAATCTGCCACTAACCCATTAGAGAAGATTGAACGCGAGTTCAAAGTAACCTTCAGAATGAATCAGGGCTTGTATAACTACTACATGTTATATGAAACAGTGCTTCGTAGATTTGTCAAACATATAGATTCATCGAACGACGATGTATTATATATAGAAATATTAGATGAGACTGGAGAAGTGACTGGTCGTATCAAATTCATAAACTGTCATATTGATGGTATAGATGGGTTGGATTTCGCATACGACAAGACCAGTCGCGAATCAGGTGATTTTGACGTGACTTTCAAATACAACAACATAGATTTCGAATTTTTACCTTTCGAAGAAAAGCAATAAAAAAGGAGACCCAAAAGGCCTCCTTTTCTTTTTGAACGTTTTAATTACGCAGGACGCACATCTGCGACGAACTCCAACACAGGTTTCACATTGCATTTGGTAAGGATACCGTTCTCGATGTGATAAGGCTCCTCGTGATGAAGTTGTTTCCATGTGTCGTCGTAATAGACGTTCTCTTCGAAGTTCGCAAGGCGTACCCCTACTCGATCCCCTGGTTTGTAATTGACAAGCTCTTCGGCCTTGACATTGACCATGCCGGTGATGCTCAGTGCAGGAACTTCAACAAATACTCCACATTTCTTTGAGGAGTTGATGATACCGGTTACTCGCCCAGAAAGAACCTCACGCGATAGTACGTCCCACTCTTTGCTGTCATCACACCATTTACCAAATAGATTCACCATGTTGCGCTCGCCGATGAACTTGAGGTATTCCTTGACGGAACAGATAAGTGACATCTGATTGATGTTTCCTGGTTTCGGAATGTAATTGGTAACAAACGCATGTACCGTCTTGCCTACCCATTTGTTGAAATCATCCTCGATATTGAGAACAATCTGCGATCCGGGAATGAATGCTTCGATGGTATAGTCTTCCGATAAATAACGACTGATGTTGGGAACCACCGCTCGGCCTACGAATCCACCTTTGGTTAGTCTGAGATCTTTCACCTCGACCGTTTGTGGTGCATCAATCACACGTTGAACGTCTGGGTTTTCGAGAATCGGCTTCAACCACTCATCCAACATCGGGGATAATGGATCGACAACTGCCTTTTCTCGTGTAGAGGATACTACCCGAACATTGATGGGATCTTTAGGAATGAAGTGTTTGAAGGTTTCGAACCGGTTGAGATTCACACAGGAAGTGATCTGTTGTTTGAAGTTCAGGCAGTCAAACTCTACGCCGTGTTTACTGATGTTTCGAATGTTCATCTCGAGCACGTCTCCAACACGGAGCTCTGCCGGTGCATCATTCACCTGGTGTTCGATCTTTGGATCGACATGAATTGGAATACCATACCCAGCCTTAAACGCCTCGATAATCGTGAGACCTTTTGCGGCTTCGGTAAACACCTTGATCTTGTCTTTGGTATCGTACTTAGGCCACTCGAAATCCATTGTGGACTCGGGCGCACGCGATGTGGGCGTTGTCCAAACCGGATAGGCTACTCGAATGTATTCCTGCTCTTCCGGCTCTTCAGCTTGTTTAGAATTTCTTTTGCCCTTCGGACCTTTTTGGGTTGCACGAGGTTTTGGTTCGAGGAACGTGTGATCTACTCGAACTCGATTCGCAAAAATGTTTTTACTCATTCAAAAATGAAATTAAAAGGTGAAACAATATGATTCAGTATCGAACCTGATGCAAATAATATATATATACCCTTTCATCATTTTAGGACGGCAGGGTATATTTAGCATTTTTTCTTCGACAATAATCTCGGAGTATGTTCTTTGTATAGTCGGACGCTACGTTGGAAAGGAACCATTTGACATATCCGTAATCTTTCTGGAGTATCTCACAAAACTCAGCGTCCTTGTACTTGCCTACAGCGAATACGATATAATCTCCATCCTCTCCTATATTGGTTGCTCGTCTGATGGATCCTTCCGGCGACAACATCTGATTCTCTTTCATCCCAGCCCATTCCTGAAGTGTAGTGTTTTGTTCTTTTTGGAGCGCTTCGAACACAGCGATCGTTGCATTCACATCAGCAAAGGCATCGTGTGCGTCTTCCAGTTCCTTGCCTGTCATGTTCTTGTATACAGCAGACAGGGTACTGGGATGATAGATCTTGTAGATAGAGAAGGCATCATAGAACACCTTGCCTTCCATCGGGAATGTGTAACCGATTATCGCCAAGTCCTTGTATATAAACTTGACATCGAACGAGTTGCCGTTGTATGTGAGGTAATCACAATCCTTGACAAACTCAATAATCTCCGGCGCGATGTCTTTAAGGTTAACCCCATTGGCTTCGATAAACTCTTTCGTGAGTCCATGCGCCTCAAAAGCTCCTTGAGTAATCGTATAGGTGTGAATAGGTTTGATGTACCATTTGCGTGAATCGATCACCTTAAGTGTGTCAGCAGAGATCTTAACCATAGCCAACTGGATGATGTAATCCTCTTGTGGATTGAGTCCAGTTGTTTCTACGTCGAATGCTACAATGTTTTTATTCATGCGTGTTATAGTATTGAAGTTATACATAAAAATATATAAGAACAGGCATTATTATTTAGTAATAGACATTTTATCTATGAAATCCTTGTATGAAAGTATATTAGATAATGAAAATGATATATTGCAAAACGTGGATAAGAAAGGGGCCATATTTCTAAAAGGAGAAGAGATACTTCGAAAAATGAAACCCCGACTCGATAAGATATTTCATGCGAGCACCGAATTTCCTATGAAAGCTTTCTTGGAAAATAATGGTTTACGTTTGACTAAGAGTGATATAGAAAAGATTGTTAACAAACTTGGGAAAAAGTTGCCTCCATATGCTAAGTTTGGAATGGCAAAATATGGGGTTCATCACCTAGCTGATCAAAATGTGGAAGAATATGGAACCGCTCATTCAAATCCACCATTCGGTTTTTATAAGATTGAAATAGAATATGCTGCCACAGGACCTCGACCTAGGTCAATCAGCATTAGCGATTTGGATGAAGAGATATTGCAATTATACGAAACCTCTATATATGTCTTGGAAATCCCCGAAACTAAAGACATGCTAGATAAATTAAATGAATACTTCGAAGATTATACAACGGAGGAAGAGATAAAGATATCTAATTCATATATAATAAAATCTAAAATAGGGGGTAAATATCGAGTATACAATTTGAAACGCCTAAAAAAAGAACTATTATGAAATCATTATACGAAAGTATATTAGACACGGAAGACGACATATTAAAAAGTGTTGATAAGAAGGGGGCAATATTTTTGAAGGCTAAAGAGATACTTCAAAAAATGAAACCCATGCTCGATGGGATATTTCAGGCGAAATGGAGCACCGAAGTTCCTATGCAGACCTTTTTAGAAGATAACAAATTGCGTCTGGTTAAAGATGATGTGAAAAAGATAGTCAACAAACTCAAGAAAAAGTTACCTCCTGACGCTAAATTTGGGTCCAAATATGGAATCCGCAGGTTGGCCGATCAAAATGTAGAGGATTATGGAACGACATTTTCAGACCCGCGATTCGGCTATTATAACATCAGTATAGATTATGTGACGGGGCGCTCGCTTGATACACTTACAGAACATATATTGGAGTTGCATGAAACGGCTATATACGCCTTAGACATTCCTGAAACCAAATCCATAATAGATGTTTTAGATGAACACTTTGAAGATTATATTGTGACAGAAAAAATAAAAATATCGAGTTGGGGTGTTTTGAAATCCGAAATTGGAGGTAAATATAGGATATATGATTTTCGCCATATAAAAAAAGAACTATTATGAAAGACTTATTCGAAAGCATATTAGACGACGAGGAAGATATCATAGGTAGAATCGAACAAAATGATAAGGTCAAAGAGGAAGCTGGTTATGGTTGGCTATGGGATCATGGTTTCAAGAATCGTCATTATGTTGGTACTAAAGATGACCCGGAAGGTCAACACGGTCTAGAGGATAATCTTGGTGAGATATATTTAACCAAGAAAGACACAGAACGCAGTATTCCTGAAGTGATTCCTGCCATCATGTATTGCTACCGTTTGTTCATCAAAGGATATGATGGTAAAACCATTCCACAACGAATCGTTCCATTTCGTGCTCAAATAGTGATGATATCTGGTTGTCCTAACTTGGAAGAGTTACCTAAACTACCAGAAGAAGTGGAGACATTCTCTGTGATCAATTGTCCAAAGCTCACATCACTGAACGGATGTCCGAAAAAAGCAAATAAGTTATTCAAAGTGGATAACTGTGGCAAAGAGTTCGAATGGAAAGATATACACAAGGCTTGCCCAGGTGTCAAAAAACAAAATGCAATCTACTAATATGAAAGACCTGTTTGAAATAGTCAATGAATCTGAGATGGTTTGTGAAGCCTTCAAAGAAAAACATATATATCAAGCCTGGAAAACTCTTCATGATAAAGGCATGAAATGGCCCGATATCTTTGCCGATGGTAATGCATTTCGTTGGTCCGAAATAGACAAGGATGATGTGGAAATAGTAGACGTGGATGACATCGAAAATGAGTTCGCTAAAATCCGCCGTCTCAAAGCAGGTAAGGATACCAAGAAATACGTAGTGTTCGGATTCAAGAATGAGGAACTGAAATGCATCTTCCATCCATGGGATACTTCTATAACTGTTGTGAATTTTAATTCAACACGTAGATTCATGATGGATGCCACTAGTGAACGCAAGTATATGACTCAGAAGGAACAGTTTGCTATATTGGCTGGCTGTGACTATCTGGTGAAAGTATATATTGATGCACATCTTGTAGATGACTTAAGAAATGAACGCAGAAATGCCCGGGGTGGTGCCTGGGAACTAACCGATACTGATCGTAAGTCACATCACCTCGCTAAAGGCGAACTCGGAAAAACAGCTGGTGGTCGTTCGGATTGGGTTGGTTGGAACACGTACTACGGACGTTGTAAGGCATTAGCTGAAGAAGCTGTTAAAAAGTGGAAAGCTATAGTAGCTGAACGCAAATTTGCACAGTCCCAAGATACCAAAGAAGTGGACGATGCGGTTCAGAATATTATGTCGCGCCTGACCAAAGCGGCATCCAACGTCACAAAAGATCCACAAAAGTATGAAATATCCAGCAGTTATTCATTCACAAGAATCATGGAAATGATCTACGATCGGCGCCGCTATAGTGGCAATGGTCGTTCTTACACGTCGTCTGATTATACCGGTAAGGATGGTCTACTTATGTGGTACAATAGATATTGTGGTGTCATTATTGATTTGAGAGACGAAGATAGTCACTATAAGGATTCATCGAATCTGCTGAAGGAGCGCGACCAATACAAAGAAATCATTCTTGAATTGTGCAAGAAATTGGACACAATATTCAAAAAATACGATGCATAATGAAATCGTTGTACGAATCCATATTAGATGATGAAGAGACCATAACAAACCAGTCCATGAAACGTCTGAAGGACGTTTATGATATTTCGAGTATAACTATGGGTAACGATGCTTATACTGAAGTGCAACTTGCGAGATACTTTAAGTGGAACGATATCAAAAACTATTGTAAGAAAAATGGTCTCAAACCAGAAAAAAGATTCTCTCTTAATGACATCGACATAAGCGAACTACCGACTATCATCCTTAATGTTCCGTACATTGGATTCGAACAAAACATTCTGGTGTTACTCCGAGGATTCCTCAAAGCTCGATTCGTCATCTCTTTGGACGATAAAAATGAGAACAAATGGAGCAGTAAATTTACAACATACAAGATAACCAAGCCTACTGGCGACCCGGAAGATACTTTGGAAATAACTATCTGGTATAATAAAAAATCTTGATTTAACAAGAGATCTTTTTTAGGATATATAATTTATCAAGTCCAATGAAAAATCGCATTAGAACGCAAATAAACGAGCTCTAATGCGATTTTTCTTTTAACGACCCAATGTAAATTCTTTACCACTCATTATCCGTAGCACTATACCGTAGGCATCACAATATGTTTTGAACAGGTGTTGTTCGGATGATGTGGTGGTTCGATCATCCAGGTGTATCTCTTTTATATATCTATGTAGATCCTTCAAGACCTCAGATTTCAGATATACTCTGTCTTCGTTTTCGACATTGGTCTGCAGTCGTATCGAATCATAATTTTTATCGAACTGATCTGGGTTCGGCCAATTGTTTTTGATAGCCGTGCGTTTGGCGTGTCCCCAATCAACAGGTTCGATTTTGAATTTCGCACCCAGTGCTCGTCCGTCCAGTACAAATCGCACAATATGGTTGTTTATCATCCCGGTAGGGTAACCAGTAAGAGCGTTTCGTTGCCTGGTAGTGGACATGTACCAACGGTAATCTTTTCGACCATATCCATCATTTTCACTAGCCAAGAACTCATCGCCAGCCACCATGTCTATGGCGTTGTCTACGTTGGTATAATGATACAACTCATCCAATGACTCAACTATGTTGTACAGACTTTTCATATGGATATATAATAATCACCTATTGATTATCCTGGTATCGAACTTCTCGGACTTATATAGTTTCATCTTCTCGACACCTTGTACTTTTAGTCGTTCTGTGGGATATTCGTCCACTAGATCAAACAGGTAGTACTTTTCTTTATCGTTAGCCAGACACAGACCACGTCCGAGTGCTTGTTTGTTGATGATATGGGACTTGAAGGACTGTGCGAAGATACCGTAATCGATGTTCTTGAGTGTCAGACCGGTACCCACACAACCGTACGATGCAAAGAGAATGGCACCCATATCCGTGAGCAGAGCCTGGATGATTTTTTCGCGTGCTTTTTCTGCAGTGTTGCCAGTGATGAGATATATAGGGCGATCCGGGAACTTCTCTGTGAAATACTTTTGTAAGAATTTCAAATATTCTGTATGATGGGCAAACACAATACAGTTCTTGCTCATCTTATTTAACAACTCCTCAATCACGTCCAGGCGTTTTTTGTCTCGGTGCACCAACATCTGTTCCAACATGAGTATATTGCTGCCTCGTGCCTTACAGAGATCGATCAGGTAATCGAAGTACTCATCTTGGTCACCATTCTGCATCTCTCGGAGCACTAATGGCAATTGACGCTCCTCCTGGATGGTGAACTCGCGTTGATCAACAGGTAAAAGTTTATTTCGTTTTTCTAACTTGCCATTTTTGTTGATATACATCTCCTGAATAGGGTTACCATTCAGATATTCCGCGCAACGAATGTATGTCTGTCTGAGCTCTTCAGTCATCTCATGTTTGATACGTATTTGTGTAATGTCGATAGGTGTGATAAAACCACCATCCATCAGTTCCTTGCTACGTATATCTTGTATAGTAGGACCCATTAGGGCATGACAGCAGAACGACTCGATGGTGTTCTCATCAGGCAAGGATCCAGAGAAACCAAATTTCAATTTTAAGTTCTTGATAAATGGTTGATTGAGAATCGTATTGATAGAATCGCATTTGAGTGTGTGAGCCTCGTCCACCAGCACTACATCGTATGGATCGAAAAAGTGTGGGTCGTACTTGGTTGAACGTTTATCCGCTCTCTTGACTAAGGACTGGAACGTGCCTATCGTCAGGTTACTTCCTTCGACAGTCTCTCCATCTGCCCATACTGTCTCGGACATAAAATATTCTTTATAATCATCGAAGTCCTTGACCGCTTGCTTAATAAGAGTGGTGTTGGGCACCACCATAAGTATCTTGTTTGCACCGTGTTCAATCATGTATCGAAATACGATGTACGCAATGAGTGTCTTACCGGCACGTGTAGCCAATTGACTCAGGGACTGTTTGTAATGAAGTATCAACCACGCAGCTTTCAATTGATAAGGATAAGGATTGAGTGTGATCTCCCAACCATTGACGTACTCAGTGAACTCTTCCAGAGTCATATCAAAATCGGTGTACTTGAATTGATCGAGATTCTGTATTTCTACAACGATGTTCTTTTTCTCACACCAATCAAATACAGTCTTCCATAAACCACTATGACAGTAGTACACTGTCTGTCCTTTTGCATTCTTGAACTTATGGAGGAATACTTCTGGTTTGGGTATTCCGCGGAATGAAGGTAAGAACATGTATGACGGAATCTGATTAAGATAGTCCTCCAGATTTGGACGTCGATATTTTTTATCTTTTCCTCGGCAAGATGCCAACTCGGTCATATCACCAGTAAAGAATATGTAGCGCAAGTCGCTCGGATTATATAGTGCGTTGATCATAAACGTATTCGGCGTTCGTCGAATTTTTTTAAGCGATTATCGTAGTCCTTAACGATCTCCGACACCTTTTCGTATTCTTCATCTGAAATACGTTTGGGATTGATAGCCTCTACTCTACAGGAACGAGTTTCAAAATCTGGTGCGAAAATAAACGCAACACTCTCATCACGTAATGATTCAAAATAATTGCGAGCAGTGTTAAATATCTCAATTGCCTGTGCTCTGTTATAACCTCCCACGCCTATGTAGAAGACCATGATAAGTTTGTCTTTTAGTAACATATACCTGGATGTAATATTTTTAATTCATTGTTTTACACGTATAAATATATAAAAAAAGACCCAACGTTTTACCATTGAGTCTTTTGAAATATATGATAGAGATTATTTGCAGGATGCTTTCCTCTTTAAGAACTAATGATCAATCTTTTTCCACAGTCTCTCCCACCCAGGAACCACTGTTCGAAATATTATGGAGATTCCATTTTTCTGGATTGTCTTGTGACTTGTGGGTATGACTGAGATGTTTCTTTATATTGTCGATAACGTCTAATAATGCCATATACTGTAGTTTATTTTCAATAATAAAAAGATTGGTTTATCACATAAAGTATTTGACTGCACAGATCACGCGATTGATCAAGTCGTGCAGAGGATGGATTTCATACTCCTTGTAACTAACATTGAGTTCTTGACTGTCTGGATGCACATGTTCTTCTGTGTTGAAAAGAACCCGACATTGAGCAACGAACTCTTGTTCATATTTGTACGCGCACTTGAACGGAGGGAATAGGAACACTCTCGGACTGATGTACTTGATCGGTGAATGGATAGGATCTTTAATTTCGACTACGATTCGATAAGCTTTCATGACATTTTCTTTTTATGTATGTATATAGTTTTTCGATAGGTTTGAGTATGCTGTAGTATAGCACCCATATAATCAACCAGGTAATACAAAGCGATGCGCCGTATACTAACCAGAACGGCCAAGCGACTATTCCAAATACTATGATGGCCGGCCAGCCTTTAATCTCAATCTTTTTCATGAATGATATTTTTTGCGATCGATAATATCTGATCTCTGAGGTCTTCCATAGTTCCATCAATGATCACTTCATAATCATACCGGGAATCACCTTTGAGCAGGTCCATACCTCCTGTCTTTTTATGACCAGGTCTGGATACTTTGATAATAACTCCGTCTTTGTCTTTGATATAAGATATTTCTGAACGTGCTTTGATGTCTTGAAAGATCTTGTAACCGTTCTTATCATCCGGAAAGAGACCTGCGAAGAACTGGTTGTTGGCTATCAAAGACTTAACCCAAACGTTCAATCCGAATGCGTTCTGCATAACGTAGATACCAAAATACAGAATCAGTTCTCGGAGCGTCATATAGACGTCGTCCTTCAGCACTTCCGGGTCTGTAGAAGCTGTAGTGGTGATGAAGTACTCACGAGCCTCCCATAAATTATCCGGGATGGATGAGGTGTCGTCTACTTCTTTTATTTCGAAATTCTTGAGGTTGATGACCAGATGATCTTTCTTGTAATCATTCCACATGTCGCTATATGGAATACCAGTCAACATGCTCAACAACATACGGGGTGTGTCCCCGAATCCCTCAATGATGACTCGATCCAATTCAGTTCTGGAGATGCAAGTTTCGTCGTTGCGGAACTCTTCGCACCAGTTATTGAACTCTTTTGTGAATTGCTCGATGGGGTGTTCATCTCCGTGATCCAACAAATACTGAATAGTATTACTTAATAGATAAGCCACAGTGCTCTTACCAGCACCTCGGTGCCCTCGTATTCCAATGTATTTCATGCTCCAAATATGTTTTTGATTAGTAGTTTTTTGTATTCTTCTATCCAGTTGATAGACATATCGTGTCCAGATTCAACTATCATATTATATATGTCTGGTAGATGATTGATAGCTTCCACCAGCATGAAGTTGACTCCTCTCTTGTATCCTTGAGTAGCACCAAAGTAGCATCCACTCATGAATGCTTCTTTCGGATCATCTAATTCAGACTGAATGCCAGACGTCTCTACTACTTCCAGTAGTGAATCCGCAAACTCTTTGCCCTGTTGTTCTATTGGTTTTGGTTCGTTCATAGCAGTCCTACCACGAATGCTAAAACACCCAGGCCGAAACAGAACGCCCATTGTGCGATCAGATACTTGTGTTCCTCATCAGTCAGTGGTTTAGGATTCATACTTTTTTGTTTTGCGTTGATGTTGACCTGTGCGACAAACGATATTGCCATCATGCACAGACCGAGAATTGAAAGGGGCGACATATATTATATACAAAGAATTGTTATCATTCCAAAGAAAATCATACCAGCTGCACCTACAGAAAATCCCATACCAGACAAGGTAGAGTCATCATCTATAGATTCGTTATAAATCTTGCTGAGAATCCAACTTATTACCATTATTGTCATAAAAATTACTGTAAGAGATATCCAAAGAGTCATACGCTTTTTTGTTTTATGTATATATATCTAAAAAAGCTGAAATATTTTAGCGAAAAAAAAATAAATTTTTCAAGACTTCATCAGTGAAAACCTAAAGTTTTTTAATCCAGACTACGCGCCGCTTCAAACAGTACGTCAGGGTTGATATTATACTTTGATGCATTGTATTGCATCTGCTCTATAACCGATTGGAATATCTGAGATATACGTGCAATAGAAAGGTTCTCTTGTTCCGCGATCTCTTTTGGGAGCATGGGGCGCGGTAGTCCGATACCGAACTTTTTAAGGAATACACTACGATCACGTGGTTTGACCCCATCCAGTAGCTTATTGAGACCATCCTTAAATATATCGTACGATTCGCTCACTTCCATTGTCGAAGGGGTGTCGTCCTCAATCTGAAGGATGTCTCCGAAGCAAGTGTTTCCGTCATCATTGACTGGTGCACCGATATCCAAGGTCACCTCTTTCTTGTACGAGCCGTACTTGAGTTTGTCGTTATATATCTCCGACTTAGGTTTCTTGACCAATCGAGAGTTGGTATCAATCTCGATTAGTATAAAAGCACGAATCCACATGAACGCCACTGAGTTGAACGTAGCGTTTTGTACAGTCTTCTTAATCCACCCGGATACGTCATTCTTGGTAAACTCTTTCCAACCAATCAACTTAGGTTCGGATTTCGATTTAGACTTACCCATCATTTCCTCCAGTTCATCCTCTTCGGACTCTTCTGTTTTTTCAACTTTGGACTTCTCAGTGATACCGAATGCCTTGATGAACTTTTTCTTGATATCGCCATACTTCATGTATTCGTATACCCGCCCCAATATAGCAACCTGGTCTGCATTATCCGGAAGGTCTTCCAGACTAGCAAGCATGTTGTCTTTCAGCTTGGCACGGTCCGGATCGTATTTATCAAAGGAGGTAACCAAACCAAGGTTACCAGCGCTAATGAGCTCCTCTAATGTGAGTCCTAAGCCTTGGTAACCTTTTGCAATACTGATAACCGTCTTCAAGTTCATCTCGATGAGCTTGTCTCGATTTTCAGGACAGTACACTATATCGTAATTGTTATTGTGTTTATCATATACTCGCCCAAGTTCTTTGAAGTACTGTTGAAGTGTGCTATGATCATCCTCACTTATCATAGCACGAGCTATAATAGCATCGAAAGCATCCAATACATTAGTATTGTTACGGATAGCTTCGCAAAGCGCTGATTGAATCGCTGCTATAGGATTTGCGGTAGGTCTTAACTTGGTGAGTTTAACATACATCTGGTATAAGTCATGTGTATAATCATCGAAAGAATCGCCCTGTTTGCTTTCGTACGCCTCTATCAATTCGGGATTGTTACTACGGAACTTATCCAGTTTCTTTTCAAATGAATCTAATGATGTCATTCACGTGATACTATATTTTATGGGTAAATATATCAAAACATATTCAGAAATTTACCCCACTTGGTCATTCATATGGACTTCATGATGGTCAACGTGCTGATTTTCAAGGAACTCTGCTAACAAGAACGAGTGTTCGTTGTTGTCGATTTTCTCATATTCTTCGCGTTCCTTCCAAAGAAGTTCAACCTTTTCGAGCGTACAAATACCTTGCTTGTTCGGACGAGACATCTTCACCAGACACTTGAATATGTCGGTAAAAGTGTTTTGGATTTTTTCCATAGTGATCTGCGCCAGGTAGATCTTGATATCACCTTTCGATTCACGCATAGCATACTGTTGCGCATAATCATGTAAGAACTTAGTTATCTCTGACTTCTTAACGGTCTCGTACTGACAGAAATCATATACCTTATTCATAAAGTCCCGGATCGGAATATCCAACCGTTCCTTCTTGTTGTTGTATACCAGATTGATTAACAATTTGATACGCTTGATTGCTGCGAAATTGAACGAACCGTTCTTGTTACGACAGCTCTCGAATATGTCTTTGATGTCCTCTACGTTGTATTGTTTAGACATGCTGACGAAGATTGGTACCACTTTCTCAAACACCTCTACATTCTTAACTGTCATCGTACGTTTGAAGAGATCCTCCTTCCAGACCTCACCCTTCTTGATGTCATACACACCTTGAAGCACATCCCTATATATAGTCAATCGATCTTCAGTGATCATGTCCATCAGCTCCTCTACATGACGCGTATTGAGTTGCAAACGGTCATCGTATGCAAGCTTAACCATGTTCTTCAAGTCCGCGAAGATCTCCCCATCTTCCAATGCAAACCCACCTAAGTCTTTTGAACTGATCTCGTACCCGTATGCCATCATACCCTTCATCAATACAGGAAGCTGCTGTACATATTCTCGATACTTGCGTTCGAAATATACAACTTTATATGCTATTTCGTTCAGGTAGTACTTGTTTTCTACATCATTGTACTCAATATACGTGTTGTCGTGAATGATAGATGCCACCAGTGAGTTATATCGATATTCAACGGGATTACGTTCAATCATCGCATTGCACAAACGTAATATAGAGTGAACATCTTTGATCTCCTCATCATTCAATTTGAAGTTCATAGGTTTGAATTTGTGTATCGAACGTGAGTTTCCGTCCGCATCGTTCTTGGCAATGTACAGCCTGATATACAAGTCGTTCGATCTCAATCGGTTAGCAAACTGCTCTACCTCCTGAGGCATCATGAGGTCGTCGAAGTATATATTGAACTTGAACCTATCCAAGATGTCTACACCCACAGAGAGATAACTGGAACACATTAGAATCTGTGTGTCTTTAATAGTCTTCTCAAAATTGACATCGTCCATGAACTGCTCGCCCAGATTGGACTTCTTGTAGTACTTCAATCGCACTTCATCAAATATGAGGTGTTCCTTTTCAAGGAAGTACTGAACAGCTGCTTTGATCTGCTCGCTGAACAGCGTACCTTTATTCGTCGGGAACAACACACGTTTACCTTCTGCAATATCATTGGCCATAGATCGGCACATATGGTACATCAGATCGTTACTGTTTTCAACGAGATTCACCATGAACTCCTTTTTGCGGATATCCTCCTTGATAACTCTCAAGTGAACGATATCCGGAAAGAACACAGTTTCTCCACTAGGGGTTCCTGACATAAGAATAATAGGTACTTCTGTATTGCGAATCATCTCAATGATCTTCGGCATGACTGGTCTGTATTCACTCATGAACATCAGATGGGACTCATCTATGATTATATAATCAAACCCCGCAGCCTTGATATCCATCAGGTTCATGTGTGAGAACTTATCAATAGTCATAGAAACACCTCGAGTCAGATCTAAACGCGGTTTCTTGTTGCCGTAGCTATAGTACCAGTCAGCCTCTCCTTCAACCTTGGACTTGATAGTAGAGGTGAAAGGCATGACCATCACCACCTTCTTGCCGTCTCGCACCAGAGACTTGATCATCTCTGTCTTACCCACACCAGCACCAGCTTCGATCAATGTGATTCGACCTATATTATTAAGTAACTCCCATTTGATATCGCCCAGATACTCGTTCTTGGTGATATGGAAGGTCTTGACGTACTTGCTCTCCCGTATCAATGTCGGGTTCTCAATCTTGTCTACACTACTGAAAATCGCACTCTCGTCGAATGCTTCGTCCTGGATGTTCAACTTGATCTTGAATCCGTGTTGGGAGTTCAATCTACTAACCGCCCAAGTATCCACAGGTTTCTCATGACGTGCTGCTGTGATGCAGTCTGCTTGTAACTCCTTATCTGATATGGCATTTGAACATATCAAACGAAGGTACTTGAATCCTTTCTCCAGACCGTACAACTTGACCAGTGTATTTGCCAAACGCCAACGCTCATTATGTTTGTAATGAACTCGGTTATGTGTATCGAACTCTAGGTCTTTGGCTTCGAGTACCTCTACCTTCAAGTCCTCCTCATCATTGTCCTCGAACCACTCCCAGCGTTTGAATATCTCTTTCAGGTCGGGATAGGTCACCCAGTCAATATCCGGATGTCCGATGTCCTCTATGTTATCAAAGTTCACATAGATGAAGTCTTCGAAGAAGTGTGTGTTGATCAATGGATGCTCGTCATATCCAATGAACGCACCTTGTTGAGGTTTGAACATAGCCAAGTCCATCCATTTCAGCAGGTCATCTTTACCGAAGTGAAGTTCTTCCATAGCGCTCAAACAAGCTATGTACACAAATGAATACTTATGTCGGAAGTTCGTCAAGAACAACAGTTTCTTGCGCTTATCATCCTCTTGATCCGCATCAGCAATAGCGATCTTGGTATAGACGTGAAGCCCCTTACCCGAACTAGACAAGGTGCAGCCTAAGAACCAGTTGCACTTATTGAGGTGGTTGAAAATGTGCACCTTTAGTTTCTGCGCTAACTGTTCATCTTTGATATCCATATCGATGACTTGAAAACCATTCCAGAGTTCAAATGCTTTCTTACCTATAGGTCGTTCTCCGTTCGACGTAGAATATATTACTTTACGATTGATCTTTGCGCAATTCTTATTATCGGGAGAAATGATAGTGTTCACCAGATCCTCCAGTGTACACGAGATACCTTGCGTCTGTTTGATGTTTGAACATATCGTTACTTGACATTCTTGTAATCGCTTATTGAATTGCTTCCGTTCCATCGGATCACACTTCAAATAATCCACATCAGAAAATGTCTCCTGGGCCCAATGTTGTTTCCAGGATAGTTTGGTCGGTGTGGACATCACACGGTACGCCTGCAATGATTGTTCCAGTGTAATATCTTTAGTCATTTCATTGATTTCAGTACATAATAATATATAGGTATCCCACCTAAACTTTATGTTACGACATCGTTATTATTTTAGTGAAAATGTAGATATATGAAAAACCTATTTGACTACATAGAAGAGAATGGTAACTGCGCCACTCCTGGTAATACGACCGGTATGGGTAATCCAACTGCTGATGATGGGGATGGAAAAGGGACCGAACCCCTAACCGCTAAAGCAAAAAAAGAACATCCACATCGTAAGAAGAAATCTAAGAAAGCAGGAGAAGAAGAATAAAATAAAAGGAGGCTCATCACGAGTCTCCTTTATTTTTGTGCTCTGCTCTTCGATTAGAAAGGAAGATCATTACCAGGCTGTTCTGTAGTATCTACTACTTGCTCTGTCGGTGCTTCCTCTGTAACACGAGCATCATTCGCTGATGCTTCCGCAGTGAAGTTTGTGAGAGTCACATCATCGATCCATTTCTGAATGCGCTCGGATGTCTCCGAATCCCATTCCTTGTAAGCGCACTCATCCACCAAGTTGATAACCTTGGCCTCGTTGACGAGATAGTCGTAAGCGATACCTACCAACTCACGTACCTTGTTGTAAAGGTCTGAACCTTTGGTGATTTTCTCTGCTGCTGCCTTTTTCTTTGCTTCCGTTTTTGCCTTCTCGGCATCGGTACGGGCGGTAGCATATTCATCCAAAATAGCAACTTGTTCGTCTGTAAACAGTGGAGTACCATCAATCTTACGAATCGGCTCAAAATCAGTACTGAAGTCACAGAGGTCATACGAGATCTCGCGTTGGCGGCGCTCAGGATTCTTTGGATCGTCTGGTCCGGGTTGAACATCCATCTCCAACGGATAACCTAATACCCAGCTCATAAGGTCAACAGGTTTCTTACCGGACTCTTTTGCTGGGTGCATCTTACCCTCAAGTTTCGTGAGGATTACTGAAGGCAGTTTCATCACTTTGATCTGACCAACCAGTTCCGGCTTGTTGATGTCTTCGAGGATCTGTACTAGTACCCAGGTCGACTCAGCACGTTCGAAGGTCTCGCTAGCGTACTCGCGGATCATCTTACCGAGCTCGGTACCTTTGAAGCGCTTGTCGTTTGCCTCTTTGCCGTAACCCTGTACCGCGTTGAACTCTTGAAGGAGCGCCTCACGTTTTGCTGCGTTGCCCTCGCCAGGGAACATCTTGGAAGCGAACTTACCGGCGAACGCAGAGTTTGCGAAGAATACAGTCTTCCAAGCCTTGAACAACGGACATTTGTCTCGACCTCCTTGGTCGTAAGGAAGGGCCTTAGCCATGAAGAACCCGGCACCATCACGCATTGCGTACGTAGTCTGATCAACGATTGAATCCTTGATAGAATAGGGGTTGTAAATAACTCGGAGTTTTGAACGGTAATTTCCGTCTTCGGACTTACTGTCCTTTGGATTGGTTTTGTAGATGTTTGGATTTACTTTGGAACTGCTGTTCTCTTGGAACACCGTCATGTTTTCGGGGTCAAAGCCCAAAATCGAATCAATTAAATCTGACATAATTTGATATGTAATTTGTTTTGTTATTTGTTACAAAAAGTATATATACCTCTTTCATATATAATATATATGAAAATTAGTATTTTTTAGATACCCTCAAAAATTTCTTGAATATGTTTCTCCTTATCATCCAACAATACTGTGTACGACCCCCTCAAATAGTCAATATCTGCCAGATTGTATTCGTGTGTGTTCATAACGGATAGGATCGTTTCTGGGATGACCTCTTCATTCAACCACACCAGTTTGATATTGTAATCAATCATCTCCATGACTTGTTCAGGCATCATACAGTAGCCACTAAATTTATTCAATTTCAATAATTCGTATGCAATATCCTGTTTATGTGATATCAATTCCTGAACAGTGTGTATATGTAATGTACGCGCCACTCTCTCCCAATCCTTCGGACCTACACCGTAGTTGCGTCCGGATTTGACTACTCGCACCACAGATTTAATATTATCCCCAGAGTCGCCACAAATCACCTTACCGTTGATAATGTCATTAGGATCTATATAGTTGACTTTCTTACCGGAACGCTTTTCTAGACCTTCTACAATAGGGTTTTTGTAAATGATGGGTTGCATGAAGAAATCTAGATCGTTCGGATCGGGATTTTTTATCTCCAGGCTTTCGTGTAGAGTCAAACCAGCTATGTCATTATACCAAGCAGTGAATACACCTCCTTTGTTTTGTACGAGTTGCATGAGATCGTGGTCTGATGTCCAAATAATACAACTAGTACCTTCTGCATTCAGACGACGTGACCAGTACCAAGCCCAGTCATCCCCTTCGATGTTGGATTGAGTGCAGGTCGTGATGCCTACCTCTTTACAACGTTTGGATAGTTTATTCAGCGCCTTGAATACGTATTCCCAGGCTATTCCTACCTCTTCTCCACGATTGCCCTTGTATGTAATGTTTTGCAATTGGGATGGCACCTGTAATTGTTTACGCCAGGATCCGCCATCTGTGATAAATATGATGTTGTCTATCTCCTTGAATCTATTGAGAATCATGTGAATAGAACGAGCCATCATGTCGTGCAGATTATTTGTTGCTGCCTCCAGAGTGGTCTCCGGTCGATCTTTACGAAACAGTTTTGTCATCACAGAGAATCTACTGATCAACAACCAGTTACCATCTACCAGTAATGTGCACTTGTTTTTCATGTGTTTATAATTATATACAATTTAATATATATGTTATGTGTCGAAAATTTATAAGACCCCAGAACCAACTGTTATTATATAATTACATAAATGAATTCATATGAACTACAGAAACATTAACGAGGTCAATGACCTGTACATAAACGGGATTCTGAAACGTCCTATCAATGAAGCCAAAGATGATAAGAAAGATGTATCCAAAAAGACTCTTAATCCCAATGCCGAACACTTCGACGTTCATTATGCTGATAAGATCAAAACATATACCAACATTTTCAAACACATCATCATCTTTACTAACGACCGTGATCCGAAGGGTAACAAAACCCTGAAGAACATTTACGATGCTATTGAAAACCTCAAAAAGGATAAGTGCCCTATCATTCCGGAACTGCATATTTTTGTGGCAGCAGAAATGGAGGCTGATGAACGAGAAGAAGAGATCAAGATTACTGATGGAGACGAGGAGTTCGTGCTTAAAGGTGAGTCTAACTTGGACACACTCATTTTTGCTCGTCTTGGGGTGCAAGGAGAGGATCAGTGTGAACACATAGTTCAGTTACTTCAGGATCGCGGATTCTTAGTACTGAACCCAGTCAAGTACAGTGCCTTGGCTTGTGATAAATACGAGTCTGCTGTACTGTTCCAAAAAGGTGACATTCCTCAACCGAACTTCACCCTCATGACCAAAGACATCCTCTACGACGAGAAACAGTACAACAAGGCCATGAAGACTGTGTATCCGGAATGGGACCCAAAGAACCCGGACAACAACGAGAAACTGATGTTCGTAATCAAGATATTAGACGGTCATGGGGGTACCGGTGTAGCAATGGTGGACGGTAAAAAGATCCTGGCCATCTTCCAAATGATATTCGCTATCGATCCCGAGCGTCGGCTCATCATTCAGAAAAAGGAGGAAGCTGATGGTGGGGATATCCGGGTCCATGTGCTTACATTGCGTGACAAACAGGTCATTCTGGCCAAGATGAAACGGGTTAAACTGGGTGGAGATTTCCGTTCAAATGTATCACTCGGTGCTGAAGCTGAACCGGTAGAATTGACACCCGAACAGGAACAGATCGCACTCAAGACAGCACAGCTATCTCACCTTCCATGGTGCGCCGTGGATATCATGCCATTGGTCAAAGGCAGTAATCCAAAAATAGGTGACAATGTAGTTCTCGAAATCAACGCCTCTCCGGGCACAGCTGGTATATCTGATGTTATGGATGAGAACTTTATCAACTTGCTACTTAATGAGTTAGACGATCCAAATCAATTCATGCTTCAGGATAAGATTGCTGGATACATCGAATCCGTTACTATTGATTTCGGAGACGGATTCCAAAAAGAATTCTTGGCCAAACTGGATACTGGCAACTCTACTAATGCTTGTTGTCTCGAGGTTGGAGATTTCACGGAAGCTGACGGCAAGATCACATTCAGCTTAGGTGGTAAAAAGCTCAGCTTCGAAAAGAATACCGAATCTATTGTTAATGCTGGTGAACAACAGTACAAACGTCCAGTTATTATTCTTCCAGAGTTAACACTTGGTCTTCGTAAGATTGCCAAAGTCCCAATCAGTATTGTTAAATCGCGTAGTAATAAGACTACGAATTGTTTGATTAACCGAGATACTTTGTCAAAACTGGGATATGTTGTTCATCCCGATCAATCACATATTCTTACTCCGGAAATGGAGAAAGTAAAGATTATCTAATTTTATTATGAAATCATTAACACAATATCTATATGAATCATTTGATAATCAGCTAAAATTAACTCAAAAAGATAGGGAGCTCCTTATTAAACTAGATAAGGAGTTCAATGATTTAGCTGATGAGTTTGAGAAAGAGCATATTCATTTTGCAAATGTTACGAATATGGAGGAGGCCATCGATGGTGTTCTGAAAGCTATACGAACTAATGATAAAAAATATCAAGTTGATATCAAATATGAGAAGAGCAATATAGCTGATGATAAGTGGTGTGATGATTTTATTAAGAAGATTAACAATCTTAAACTAGATTTTATAGAACTTAATTGTTATGTCACAAAATTCTATATATATCGAATCAATAAGATTATTGAGCAAATAATGTTCCTAAATAGATTCACCAAGGACCCTTCATATAGAGGGGAGGTTTCTAATCATCCATCGCGCAGATTATATGATATTGCCATGAAGCTAATTAAAGAGAACAAATTTGTCGATGTTAAAGAATTAGCCAAAAAAGATAAAGACTATGAACAAACTATTTCGCCGGAGGAGTCGAAAAAAATTCTTCAAAAAGAAATAGATAAACATGGATATGGGTGGGACGTCGTCATAGACAACAATATGGTGCCACGAATGAGTGTACGTCCTTATCAAGAGTTTCGTATCAATGGACATAATAAGTTTAGTAAAGTAGATATCGAATCTCTCAAAGTCCATGAGATTGCTGTCCATGTAGCACGCAAATTCCACGCACTTCAAGCAGGATTATATTTGTTTATACATGGTCTCAAAGGCAATAATGTATATGATGAAGGTTTAGCTATATATAATTCATTAAATAAAGTGGATAAACCTAAGCCAAACATACTGTTCTTCATATGTATTAAGATAATCCTACTATACGAAATGCATAAAACTAATATAGTCGACGCGTATAAAAAAATCAAGGAATTGACTAATATAGAAGACAAACGCATAGCATTGGCTATAGTTAGGGCTTCGCGTATCTATATATATACCCCATTAGGTAATTATTCGACCGATGAAGATTATCTTGATGGTTATATAAGGGTTAAAAATATGACAGAAGAAGAAAGGGAACAACTTCTTCTTCTCCCGATAGGTCCGGATCAATTGTATGAACTTGATACGCTTCAAAAATTTATAAAGGTTAATAAGTTTCCTCCAATAAAACCATCAAAACAGAATGATTAGTCTTGCTCAATATTTACATGACGATTTTTCATTTTCTCAAAAGATGTCCCTAAATGATCACAAAAAGCTTATTGCTCTAGATCGTGAGTATAACGAGCTAATTATGTTACGTAGAGACGATTTTAATGAGAAAGATGTACATAATCTAGATGAAGAAGCCGACAAATTCTTCAGTGCCTATGATAAAGGTGAGAAATATTATCCAGTTTTGGAATTGGGTGAATGTAAATATGACACTGACGGAATTATTGAGAAATCAAATAAGCTTTTGAGGAAATTTATAGATTTCGATTCATGTCCTTTATCAAAATACTATATTGATAATATCAATAGAACAATTGAATGGTGTCAGTTCTACATAGATCGTAAAGCTGGTATAGATAGAGCTTGGGACCAATCCCACCTCAGCTCCGAGACGTATATAAAGGCTTTAGAAGTGCTTAAATCTTCCAAATTTGAATCGACTGATAATCTTGATCGCAACATTACTGCAGAAGAAGCCAAAGTGATGTTAGAAAATGCACTAAAAGAACTTAAGTATAACAATTGGAAAGTAGCTATAGAACCTGATATGTTGGCTCGTATGAATGTGTTGCCAAACAATACAATTCGTATATGTAAAACCGCATTATTCAGTAAAGCGGATATTGAAGGACTCATCGCCCATGAAATCAAAGGGCATGTTGGCCGTAGATGGTGGGGATATAAAACAGGGCTATATCTATTTGTCCACGGATTGCGTGGTCGTAATTTACTAGACGAAGGCTTGGCGGTATGGAACTCTATAAACCTAGTAAATGTTGCTAAACCGAATGTTATGTTTAACATATCTCTTAAATATGTTATATCATACCAAAAGTATCGTTTGGATTTTTACGATTTGTTTAAGTTTATCGATAATTTAGATCTTAAGAACAAACCCTCGCGCAAAATTATATTTAAGGCCATAGCCCGGGCAAAAAGGGAAAATATAGATACCAGATTACTAGGCGGTGTTGGTGATGATGGGGATTACTTTGCGGGTTACCTTTTAGTTGATGATATGGATGATAAGATGAGAGACGATATATTGAAATGGAATGTTGGTCTCAAACAACTAAAAGATATACCTATGATTAAAAAATTTTTCGCGAATAATACATTTGATGAGATTAAACAATAAAAAAGATCGATATTATGGCTTACGTACCAATGAATCACATGACCAACGGTGAGTTGTTCGAAGACGTTCATGTCAATCAACTCATCGACAATATTCAATACAATCACGAGAATTTGGGAGATAAAAACATCATCGAAGCTGTCAAAGTAGATGGTGTACCGGCACCGGTCATAAATAAAACTGTTGAACTATCTTCAATACAAGGTCCAAAAGGAGATAAAGGCGATCCGGGAGAGACCGGTCCACAAGGTCCACGAGGAGAACAAGGACCACAAGGCCCTGTTGGTCCTAACCCCGAGGTATCTGTAGAAGATGTTATCGATTTGCTTAATCAGGAAGATTAAAAAACCTCTTCGCTAACGAAGAGGTTTTTTTATTGTTTATTTCAATTCTAATGAGAGATCTCGTTTGTGATGAATAATTATATTGTTCAAAAAAGATCTTTTGTTAGAATTGAATTTTATTGTAGAATCAAATTTTTTCAAATATTCCTTCATATTTTTGCATCAGTTTTCAATAATTTTATTCCAATAATCTTTACAGAAATTGACAATTTCTTCTGTTGTTATTCCATAATCTGAAAGAGCTTTTGGAATTTTAATCATTTCTTTTTTGCAGATATGTTCAATTGCCTCAATATCTTGATTGATGGATATTTGATAGGTACTATAAACATTCTTCAAATTATCTCCAACTCGAATCTCTGCACTAGATGCTACTTTGAATCCGTCAATAAGAACATCATTACCAGCATATCTTGCATCAAGACCTTTATTTTGTAAATACTCAGCCAGAGAGGTCATGAACGCACTTGTTTGCCAACCCCATTTGACTGGTGTAATTACAGAAATTCCGATATTGCCTTTAGAACATACAATAGTTCCACCAGAACGTTCCATTAAATAAACTGGAATACTGTGTTCTTCGCAATATTGCATGTCGCAATCATCTTGCATGCCGGTATTTACTTCTGTTTGTTCGTGAACACAATAGTAGGCTTTAGGAGTTTCTAAATTAAATATGCTGCGCAAATTTTTATTGAAGTATTTCAGTGTTACTTTTTTCATATTATTCTACGATTTAATTTTTTATCATTCCCAAGGTGTGCCATCAATGTGATAAACATTTACTATTGTTTTTGTGGTAACAAGTGCAAGTGCCTGATCTTTACAAGGCGCATAATCTGTATATATGTTATATGTTATTGTACCTTTTCCATCATTAGCTACTTGTGGCAACATTGTTGAAATATTGTAATCGGCTGGAATTTCGGAAATATTAAATTCAATATTATATGTGTATGATGCATCATTTGTTGATGGTGCCACGAATATTTTATTAGTATATGTTGAATATAATTTACTAAATATTATTTTTGCTAAAATTGATCCGAAAGCACTACTTCCAATGTTTGTTACGCTATTACCAATAGTCACTGATGTCAAACCGGTGCAACCATAAAAAGTTTGTGTTCCAATACTTATAACGTTATTAGGAATCGTTATAGATGTCAAGCTACTACAACCAGAGAAAGTCTCATTTCCAATGCTTGTTACGCTGTTACCAATCGTCACCGATGTCAAGTTGGCGTAATTATAGAAAGCATAATTTCCAATGCTGGTGACGCTATTAGGAATAACCAAATCGGTAACTAACGTTTCATTCAAATATAGATTAGTTGAATTGGTTGATGTTAATGGATTGGATGATGAATGTATAAATCCGATAGCACACCAAGCTGCTATATCAGATATATGTACAGAGGTCAAACCGGTGCACCCATAAAAAGCAGAGATTCCAATGCTTGTTACGCTATTAGGAATCATTACAGATGTTAAACCTGTACAATTTTCGAAAATGCCATCTCCGATGATTGTTACACTATCAGGAATTGTCATAGTGGTTAAACTGCTACAACCAGAGAAAGCACTATTTCCAATGCTTGTTACACTATCAGGAATTGTCATAGTGGTTAAACTACTACAACCAGAGAAAGCTTGTATTCCAATGCTGGTTACACTATCTGGAATCGTCGCTGATGTCAAACTAGTGCAATATTGGAAAGCACTATCTCCAATACTGGTTACTCTATTACCAATCGTTACTGATGTCAAACTAGTGCAACCAGAGAAAGTCTCATTTCCAATGCTGGTTACACTATCAGGAATTGTCATAGTGGTTAAACTGCTACAACCATGGAAAGACCAATTTCCAATGCTGGTTACACTATCTGGAATCGTCGCTGATGTCAAACTAGTGCAATTATTGAAGGCATAATCTTCAATGCTTGTTGCACTATCAGGAATCGTTATAGAGGCCAAACTACTGCGACCAGAGAAAGCATTAGTTCCAATGCTTGTGACATCTGTTGCAAATTTAATTGCACCTTTACCATCAACATATGTATTTGAAACTATAGTTGGAAGCGCGCTTGTTGACTGTGGTGACACAATATTTCCGTCTGAACTTGTGTACCAAATCTCATCGGGTGCCGGACCTGCTGATTGAATTTGCACTATTCCGAATACGTTCACAAGTTTTTTACCAGTCTGGTTACAAACCAAGTTCTGAATAGGGTTTTCAGCAACCGAAGTAGCAAACGGAATATCTACTATATGGTAATTATCTGCGGCGGTAGCAGAATCGAATTTTTTCAAATATTCTTTCATGTATATTAAATAACTTTTTTGTACTATCGTCGTTCTCAAAGACTTAAACTTCTACTGCACGAACTGGTAGACCGTAGTAACGATCGTCGTATAATGCGAAGATTCCTTTGCTATCGAAGTTGAGTATCCGAGAGTAGTTGGGATCGTCCGAATTGAGAGATGAAGACCAAACGTAGCCGTAATTACCGGCATCAACGACAGAAGAACTATAGTTGCCGGCAGCTGGGATGAATATGAATACAGAATGATCGGATTTCTTCATGAACTTGCATCCATTCAAACCGGATATGCCATTATAGTCAGTTACCCATACTTTACTTGTTCCATCAATCAGCTCTTGAATTTCTGTGGCAGTAGGCATGCGGTAATCAGAACCATAGACTTGAGCAGCTACATCATCTACTGATTCCAATACTATTTTACCATCCGAGTCATACTTACTAAATGGAGATGATGAACCGAATGCATAAGTCTCCCACGAATATTCCTTGTCATATTTAGTTTTCGTCTCACCCCAAGCATAGTAATCACCATAGTAAGATTCTGGAGTTGAACCTGGATTCGCACCAACATTGTTTGCAGCCCACTTAACAGATAAGCCAAGATCAACCATTTCTGGTCCAGCTGATTGAATTTGGAGTATCCCAGATACATTCACCAGCTTCTTACCAGATTGGTTGCAAACAAGGTTTTGACCAGATGCTTCTACAGATGTCATAAAAGGAATATTCTCAATTAAATAGTTGTCACCATCAGAAGCATTAGCAAATTTTTTAATATACTCTTTCATGTTAGATAGTTTTTTATACTATCAAATCCTGTACTTACGCTACAGGATCTGAACCATCGTTGTTTAGAAATGCAATAATATCTGCTACCTCAGGAGCTGCTATACTCAACGAACCATCAGATCCGAGAGACAAGCCGGATGTGGATGCACTATCCACCTTAACTCCACCGATTGCACTAGAACCAGCAACATTGAGTGAGAACTCATGATCATTGAGAGTCAAACCCGTACCTGCTGTATATACGTCAATGAGCGAAGTTGCATTTACGAAAGTCGTTGACTTGCCTGAATCAGTGTTCCAAACAAGAACGATATAGGTACCGTCATTAGACTCAGTCCACCCAGTAGGTTCGGTTACACCGGATGGAAGAGTCGGCGTCCAGTTTGCTGTGCTAGAAGTTGTCTTACGAGTGTGGACGCTTGCGGAATCGAGCATACCATCTTTGATGAAGTCTGTAGCATCGATCTCACTTACGAGTGCGCCTTCCTTACCTTTGAGTTGAATCTTGGAACTAGAAGAATCGTAGTTCAATGTCAAGGTAGAGGTAAGCTCGGTACCATCCAATCCTAAAATGTTCTCACCAGATTTAACACCGGTCACCGTTGCTGCGGGGATGGTAATATCTACTACTTTTCCTGTTGGTGAAACCGTAGTACCATTCACTTGGATAGTCTCAATAACGTTAACTTGTGCTCCGGCTTCGATCCCATTAAGTTTGGTCTCGGTTGTTGTTACACGACCGGTTAATGCGCTTACTTTATCTGTCAGTTCGTTGATGTGACTGGATACTACATAAGAAATTTCTTCAAGTTTACCATTAGTCCATCTACGAACACCAATGAGAATGTTCTGGATAAATTGTTCTGCTATCATATATGATTGTTATTTTATTCTGCACCCGATAAACTTACACGTTTTCAGCAACATAAACTAAACTGAACGCTATTGATTGGTCAGCATCCCAGTTGGTTATATTGCCATTGACGTATCTGTTTAACTTGATGACATCATATATTACATTGTCGATGGTTTGAGTCGTTATCTCTACCTTGAATTGTATTCCGAGATATTCGTACAACCCACTATTGTTTACAAGATTTACATATTCAGTATCAGGAGCATAAGGTAAAACGTAGTACACATCTTGGCTCCCATTCACCGTGTTTGCATTCTTAATAAACAAGGACACCTTGCTTCCGTGTTTGATTATCTTGCCTGTAGCCATTATGTCTCCTTCTACTTCTTGAGTCGTATATAATGCACGTTCGGAATAATCGGATTCTTCGAACTCATTAGCAAGTATGGATTCGATATTTTCGATGCTTTCATGCAACGAATTAAGATGGCTGGCTGTGATATAAGATATATCTTCTAGCTTACTTGTTACCCAAGTCTTGATGCCGGTTAATATATTTTCTAAATATGTTGGCATGTATGTTCGAGTATTTATTTATCAAATTCTGTTTTACCTATGGATGTTTTATCTTGAAACATCCGAGTGATAGTAGAAAGTCCTAATAATGTTGCGCTGATACCTAAGTCGAAATCGATCAGACTGGAAACAGTGCCGGATAATTCGCCTGTATGAATGAACGACAATACTGTAGCAGCGATGATGCATAACTGACATATTGCAAAGCCTATACCACCCCAAAATCTTTTGGAACTAGGTACGCCTTTTTCACAGTGTGCTGAATATAGAAATCCTTTGTTATTCATATACTATATAATAACATTATAACAACTCGATAGTGCGTTCGGTAAGTATCTTGAATTTAAGCCCACGCGCATCACAGAACTGCTTGGCTGCGACCCATTTAGACATGTTTGTAGTGTAGGCGTTCCATAACCACCCGTTTTCAACAACTGGGCGCTGTGTTTGTGAATAGGGTTTGATTTCCACCACCCACTTCTCTCCGTTCTCCATCTCTACTACATAATCTGGATAGTAAGTATGCTCTTTTTTATCGATCATGGATATATATTTGATGGACATACATTCAGACCCCCAATGCTTGACCTTGGGGTTGTTTTCGCACCAGTAGATAAACTTTTGCTCATAACTACTTCTGTATATGATGCTATCCTTAACAAGATCCGGGAAGAGTTTTTTACAGCTTCCCGGATCAATGTAGCCTTGCCTATATCTCGAATTGGCACTAGGCTTCAACTGTTTTATATCATGTGACATTATATTTTACCAGCATTAGGATCTGTTGTAGGTGCAGCAAACCCTTCGTTCATTTCACCTGAAGTTACATTGATGGCGTATTGACCTGCCGTACCAAAATACTTCTTTACCATATCCGCGGTACGCAAAGTGGATACAGCACCAAGGTTTTTATTATGATAACCAGACACGGACATTTCTATGTTCGGGATCAATCTACTAGCCATTGATTTGGCCTCTTCATCTCGCTTTGAAAGTTCCGCAGACATAACTACTTGGGATTGAATAGATCGCCCGCCAGTAGTACCGTTCCTGACATCATCTATCGTATTGGCGCCTGTAGTAGTGACGACATGCGATGCGTTGCCGTTTGCATCAGTATTTGCCTTGTCATAACTATGAACATCAGGAGCATTATTAAGAGAGTCCAGTATAGACTGATCCAGTGGTGAATAGATCCGGTCATTACCTCCGTTGTATATACGTTCAATCAAACGCTTATCGCGAGGTTTGCCAGTGTCAAATGTGCATGTTACTCGAAGTCCTGTTGGAAAATCATCTATACCAAGCGGTCCGTAATGCTCTATGGTTGTGTTGGTAAGTATAAGGTTACCGATACTCATCATAGGAGCACAAGGATTACCCACGGTTACGTGCCAAAGACCTACTGCAGTATCTGATAACAACGAGTTGACACCAGTTTTATATTGGATAGGTGCCATGTTCATGTCTCCACCGAGAAGAGCACCTCCTAAATCATTAAGCAAGGTCTTCAGGGTCTCCAATGGATTCTTCGTCATACTTGCTACACGGCCCCGGATCTTTTGAAAGTCTCTGGTGAATGCATTGACATAACCAGAAAAGGTTCCATGGTGTTGCATACATTCGAGTGAAGACATAGGTTGCATACTACTGGACCCGGCTTCATGGCGATAGGCACCGCCCCAGAAATCGCCGTTGGTATAACAAACAGAAAGGATGTTGCCAAGTAGGTCCAGCATAGCCTGTTTGCCGTTGACTCCATCGTATGAACGAAGTTCGTAGTCGAACACCAACTTAAATGATTGCTTGAATTGGAGTCCTCGTTCAGCATCCCGTACGTATATGCTCTTTACCATATCTACACCAGCATAGGCTTTGTTCTTGTCGTAATATGGTACGCGTTCTGGATTAGCTCGTCCACCTCGCCTATTGAACATACCAGGCATGATGTGATTAGCAAGATGTTGATTTACTATATTTTCGTTAAATGCTTTTTTGAATGCATTTCCTATGGCACCCTGCGAATCTTTGCTCACAACTTGCGGAGTAGGTACACCATCGCTCTCAAAGCTGGAATTGACCTGTTTGTACGGCATGCTGATGTCGTACTTCATAATCTCCTTCATCTCGTTACCAGGCGTACCCAACCAGGTGACCATAGTGCCTATTGGAGCCCCGCCTCCATCGGTCTGAGTGGATTCTTTACCTCCGGTAATCGCAGACGTGTTACCATATGGTTTGATATAGTCCAGTACCGGAACAGTATATCGACGTAGTGTAATAAGGTAGTTATTAGGAACCCGTCCAAGATATTTACAGAACATGAAGTCAGAATAACTATATACAGACGCCCCCAATAAACCAGCTGCTGATTTTTCCACCAAGTCCCGCACGGTACACGAGTTCATAGAGCGTTGCAACTGACGTGTTTTTGGTGAATCGATCAATGGCATGTTTTGTGATACACGCCAGGCGAATGATTTGTTTTCAGCGGGTACAGCATGCCATTTATTGAATATGGCTCGAATACCAGTAGACTCAGCAACTGTACGTTGGTTCTTTTTTATCCAGTTGCCGTCTTTATCTTTTTCATAATCATCTGTTGTAAGAGGATCCACCTCGGTAACCAGATTGACCGCAGACCACATGCGATAAGTATTGAACTCCTCGGACATACCATCAGACATCAAGTTTTCGTGTGTGATCCTTACTTTTGAATGGATGTTTTTACCAACCAGTCCACTCATCGCTCCATATATATTGGTTGTTTTAGCCATGCTCTATTTATATTACAATTATAATAACAGTATATTTTTTCTTCTTTTAAGAACCACTTTTTGATACCTTATTATATTTGTAACAATAAAACATACAGCTCGAATGGCAAATATAGCTGAATATCTAACTCAACTGCAGACGTTGACACAAAAGAATTTGGAGATCCTCCAAGCAATTAACGATTCGTTCTTTACCAAGCACGAACACCTTACCGTATCAGTGGGTGATGCTGAATATGTAATACCTTCATTCATATCATTGGAGAACAAGATTAACTCTCTGCAAGAGAATTTTCTCAATCTAGTGAATGCCCCGAAAACTGGTGAGGCTACATTCAATTTTGATGGTAATAGCCGATCGATCGAAGTACGAGGTTATACGTGCACACCAGGTCGTCTAAAATTAGCACTGCCTGAAGGGTTTGATCATGAGCAGAATGATATCCTCAAGGACATGCTGACACCTAATCCGTTCGTCAGATTTGATTTACAAACTCTTCCAAATGATATTACTCAGGCACTGGTTCGCAAAGTGGCTATCAAAAGCGACACGCTCCAGTCGATAATAGGCGAAAAATTGAATGGATCGACCACTGTCGAATGTGAGTGGTCGGATCTGTGGAAGATACTGTCTGTTTATAAAGAGGATACGGATTATATCCTATACGACACAACCAGAAGCCTACCTATTCGCAAAAATATAGGTAGTGGTACATACACCATCAAGTCTATTGATAAGGATATTGTGGATGATAACTTGGATGAGTACATCACACTAACTTTTGCTGAAGATCTCAAATATCTATTATTTGATGAGACCATGGAGAAGTATCTATCCGTTGGTGATCAGCTGGTTACATACGACGACAGCGCGAAGATGGAAATTGTATCTATCAATCCTGCTGCCCGCCAACTAACGGTTAAGGTGCTCAATGGTGATTATCTCAATCTGGTTGCGGATCCCGGCGATGAGAACTACGTTAGTGACTTGTCGAAGTTAAAATTCTTCTCTGCAGTAGACTTTACCAAAGACAAATACCTCAATGTGCCTCTGGAAGAGGATCGATATGTTTGCATATTTATCGCCGCTCTCAATAACCGTATGAATGTACAGGCACCTTGGGGTTGCGGTGTGATCATCGACACAGACGTAATAATAGATGTGAATGACGGTCAAAAAACCTTCAAACAATACTACGAGGAGAATGTTCGCAATGTGGGGGATGTGCTATACGAGATCACATCGATCATGTCCAATACGATCATGAAGTACAGCAAGGATGACTTTGATCGCTTCCGTAATTATAAACCATACGTAGACCCGAACAATCTGCAAGTTCTTCAGATCAACACGCATCTGAACAACTCTCAGACGGTTAAGAATATTCGTGCCCTGTACTCACAAAAACAGGAATACCTCACTGAATTAAATGAACTTCAAGGTAAGATCGCGGACCTCAACAAGACACTGGCAGAGATATCATTTGTAGATACCACCGGTATTCGAGATTCGTACCTGTCTCAACTGAGCCAATACAACGCTCGTCGTAATGAGTTGAACACGAGTATCACTTGCATCATGCAAGAGATAGCTACCTCAGCAAACGACAGCGTCATTCCATTGGAAAATGCAAAGTATCATATTCGCGGATACTACAAATGGAATGTAGGTTCGGATGTAGACGAAATATTGGCGCGGTTCAAAGATCACATACACGGCATCAAGGTGCAATATCGTTACAAGACTGTGGATGGAGAGACCGGTACCGCTGCAACCATAGGTACCGATAACAAATTCATCTTCAGTGATTGGAATGACATGCCTTCTTTTATATTACAGAAGGAGCCTTCGTACGAGGATGGCTATAAGTTCGGCTATCCGCAATACGCAGTGGATGGTACCGAGTCCCAAGATAATGGTGGTATGAACGAACCATCTTTCAATCAGATAGATATACCCATCTCCCAAGGAGAGACAGTAGATATTCGATTGAAGATCGTATGGGATTTTGGTTATCCGTTCATCGAAACCACTTCAGCGTGGTCAGAGGTAACCAACATCACATTCCCAGAAGAACTCCTTAAAGATGTGCAAGTACTGGATATTGTAAAGGAGAATAACGATGATATCGAAACCAACCGATTCAAGAACATCCTTAAAGAGGAGGGTGTCACAGATCATATAAATGACAAGGTTGTCGACCAAGATATAACGTTCTTCCATAAACCTGAAAACATATCATCCGGTTTCTATACAGCAGAACGTCGTATCATTCCTTTGCGCGATAAACTCCAGGACATTGATGCCTCTATCAAAAATTTGAATGCAATGGTGGCTGGTGCAAGCTCTGAAAACTTGCAAGTTAGCATCATCATCGATGGTATGGAAACAGTCATCAAACCTGATCAGATCAATAAGATCACCCTACCAGCTTATCTGGATACCCAAGCTGGAAAAGACGGAAAAATATATACTACAGTGGCCACTATACAGATCGCAAACATCAGCACATTCACATCTTATTTGTACAGTGTGTTCCCAGGCTCACGTGATAAGAAGATCAACGATTTGCAATATACGAGATGGGAGACAAACGGGTACTGCTATGGTGAAGGACAAAATGCTGGTGGTGTATGGCTGGCTCATGCATCATATGATGAAAGCAAGAGTATAGCCTGGACTCTTCAGCGGGCTAATCAATGGTTGACATTCCGCATTAGTGATGCGTATGATAAAACGCCTTATTACGATAAGGGGAATAAGTTCAGTACATCAAACATGTTGAGTTATGAATTAGGGTCTGCCGACGCTGATGATTATCAGGTTTTGGACGATATTCCAACTGGTTCTACTGATCCGCTTATGACAATCTATCCGTATTTGAGTGAAAAAGGAGCTCTCCAATTGGACAGCGACAGTACTCATAGCAAATTGGTACTGGCTCCTACAGAAGCTGTTGTGGTCCCACTAACCGTGCAGTATTATGTACCAAATTTACAAGACAAATCTAATTCCATCAGCAAAATCATCACATTTGATTTGCGTCCAAGTCTGTATAGCGACCCAGTCAACTATCTGATAGAATTTGATGCGACTTCAACTGATACAGTGCAACAGAAGAGCGCTCGTTCATCACTTAATAGGTTGATGAGTAGAACGATGTTAGAAAGTATCTCGGCATCCACCGCAAGCACACTACAAGAACAACGCGCAATAACTAACGCATCCCGATACAAAACAATAATTAAGAATCAATAATGGATATTCGAGAGATAACCGAGAAAATAAGAAGAGGTGAGATTGATTGCAATAATCAGTCTCGCTTCCTCTCCATTTTGTCCAAAGGTCTACTGGCCGAACTACGTGATAATGTGACTGTTCGGGGTGTACCTGTGCCTCATTATATACTCAACACAGGTGACGAGATCATGATGTTGGAGGTCAAAGGGCAGGATCACTCCAAGGAACCTCTTGAAACGGTTAACGAGAACTACATTTACACCATTGTACCTCGATGCTCGGTAACACCTAAAGGAATCAACCTGGTGCTGGATCAATTGTCTAATCCATATGCGACAGGACGTTTCCAGTACGAGTCGGAGGATGGAGTCGTTACTTTTGTATCCGAGTTCAGACGTATTCCAATGAACGTGTCGTTTGAATTGGTATATTTGATGGATTCTTATAATGATTTTTTGGAAATAGTGCAACAAGTCATTACCCACATGGCTTTCGTTCGTACGTTCAATATCACTTATATGGGGCAACAGATACGATGTTCATATAACATACCGGATTCATTAGATGGAGAGCACATGTTGGATTTTGATGAAGCCACTACCGATGACAGACGTCGTAAGATGACGCTCGACATAACTGTTGAGACTTGTATACCAGTATTTGATAATCGTACGGTGATTCCTGCTGATAACTATATCAAACACACCCAGTTCAATCTATTAGGATACGGTAAGGATGGTATAGAACAACAAGGACCATACGAAGAATTAAACAACAGTCATGAAACTAATTAACGGGGAAATACGACCAGGCACTATACTCGAAGTACTTTCGCCTGAAGGAGCGATCAAGGCCAGCGTCCCTGGATTGTTCTCTGCGGAAGATGCGGAAGTGCTGCCCCCTATACAGCCATTTTGTGTAGGAGGATCTAATACTTACTCTACTCCGAACAAGGGCGATGAGGTATGGGTGCTATTCTTTGGAGATAACGAGCAACAACTGTTTTGGTTCCGTAAAGACAACTATGCACTGAACAACGGTAAGTTGGCTGAAGACATCCAACAAAAACAAAACGTAGAAGTGCTGTCAAATCGTGAATCAGGTACAGGTACAGCCACTATATATTTCTCGGATGGTACTGGTTGGATCATTAGGAACCAGGAAGTAGTAATCCAATTGGACAACGATGGTAACATCACGCTGACCAATGGTCAACCCCACGGTACTATTGAAATATCCGACGACGGTATATCATTAGGCACCAAGGGTGGTAGCGCACATCCAGCTTGTCATGGAGACAAGGTGGCTGAATTGTTCGATAAGTTGATAGCATGTTTGTCCTGCCTCGCAGAAACAGCCAAAGGTGATCCGCACACGTCTCCGTTAGGGATTGCATTAGAAGAAGAAATCACAAAATTTGAAAATGACCCAGACTACATCAATTCCGATGTAGTAACACTTGACTAATATATGGAAACCTATCCAAACGGACATAGATTCTACGATTATGAGCGTTGGGAGTCCAAAAAGAACCAACCTTACGATTATGAACGCCACGGCTTCTTCAACAAAGTGATGTCTCATACCATTGTGCAAGCAAAAAACAAGACGTTCCAGTACTTGCTCAAGTTTGTAGAAAACTCATTCATCGTGCTTATGAAGTTCACTCAACGTATGCAACACTTTAAGGACTACGCATACACTAATCGTTAAACGCTTCATATTGCTCGATTATTTTGAGTATAACAAAAGATCTCCTTTGAGATATATATTTGGTTGCCCTAAAGGAGATCTTTGTTTATATCAAAGATTTTTTATTTTTAGTTATTGTTTTTCGAAGTCTGCGTCATACTCTTTTACAAATTTTTTCACTTGAGAGAGATTTTTTGCATGAACATAACATTTAATATAATCATCTCCGATAGTCCAGTCATCTTTCGCCATATCTGAACCATCTCCAAATTCATCAGTAATAGCCCAGTATATATCTTCCATTTCACTAGGGTCTGAACACGGCATATAAATAATATAGTCTGTCCCTTCGTTCAATAAACTTTCATTGATTGAGTCTTGTAAGCTTTTCATGTATATGTATATTTATTTTATGTGCCATCCTTTCGGTGTCTTTACTATACCTTCATCGGACCCATCATTCCAAACAATGAACTTTATGTTAGTAAAATTATCCAACGGAAATACAGCTCTCAATTCATCATCAGAAATATAACGTTGTTTTTTCAAAAGTTTTTGAATATCTGTGATTATCTGTGAAGAGACATCTGCGAAACGAATCAACAGGGATAGGATGGTAGATTCATCATCTAATATGCTTTCGTACAGACCTCTCATACTGGAGTTACTTTTAATTTGGGATGGTTCTCACCAATGTTAATCATTTTGTTGCCAGTTTCTACATTAAATATGATTTCACTACCAGACGCATCGTAGCCTTTGATTGTGCCTACGAAGTCCATCGGAAAGACACAATCACAAACAAAATGGAAGGACTTACCCACCATTTGTTGAGCTATATATTCTTTGAAAGAAGTGATCATGTATATATAATAAAAAGCAGGAATCTATCCTGCTCTTTATTCGTATTCAAGATTGTTCATTTTGATAAATTCGAACACCTTGTCTTCCAATACACGTAATTCTTTGTCCTCCTCCTTGAAGAGGATACCGTGATCCCCTACATAGGTTATCTGCCAAAGATGCCTTTTTTCTTTGTGAGGAGCATAATCAATGAATAACGTGTACATTTCATGATCCTTATACAGTGTGTGCGGAACCCTTACTTTCATACTCAACAAAATACATGTATTAAAGCAGCACCTACGGTTACCACTAATCCGAATAACACAATGATGCACAACCACATGAATGCACCAAATCCTTCATAACGACCTCTGCGGTCATATACTTCAAAATCAGAATCTTCCATATTACCAATCTTCTGTACAAGTGATGTCTTCAGTTTCGCCACAGGCATTGCATTTGATACTTACCATCGATCCTAACCCTCCGGGGGTGATCGTGTACGTGAATTGCATACCTAATGTTGTAAATGGTTTGCTCGGGCAACATTTATGAAGGTGCTCCTGCATGAACGCTTCTGCCTTTTTTGTCTCTGCTTCGGACAACTCGATCACCTGAGTTCGTAGGCCGTCTGCATTGCAACGACAGTTTTTCAGTACATGCAAAACATTTTCATTCCAAATATGTCCACAATTGCAGCATTTGATATCCTTGTAGACATCCTTCTTGATATCACTGGATACCATCCGTTCGCCGATGTGTTTGTGCGTGTCATCCATACCTCCTTGCCAATACACATAGGCTTTTTTGTGCGGCTTATATAGTTCGCATTTCAGTTCACTATGAGGAACGACCAACTCAGTACCACAATGAGGACAAACAAGCAGGAAATGTGCCTGCCTGATGTCCTTATATGCCTGTTCTCGTGTTTTCATGCGAGATTGTTTTTATTTCGCGGTATGAGGAACGTCTACTGGTTCTTCTGTTGGTGCAATACCAAGTTCCTCATTGAGCTTGGCCTCCAAACGACATACACTGTCGGTGAAGATAGCTACCTCTTCAGTGATCTTCTGTTCGGATTCAGCGATTTGGCGAACCAGAGTCTGAATCTCAATCAATTCAGCCAGTTGTGCGCGTTTCATCTTCAGAAGTGCGCGGAGTTTTGCAAGGCGTTTACCTTTCTCAACATCGAATACATCACCCGAGTCTCGATTGACTTGTGCGCGACCTGTAAAGTAGTGGCCGTGACATTTTACCGTGTACTTGACGAGACCTTTTACCTCATCAATCTTGTAGATGTTTGACAGATCTGTTGCTGCCTTTTTAGTTTTCTTTGTCATATTCAATTTCTTTTAGAATGATTGTGTTATCGTTTGTCATGCTGGCGCGAGTCTTTTGTTCATCGACTACTAAGCAGAAATATCTGTGTCCAATGATTACATCGAAAAACACCTCTTCATTGTCTGGGACGTCTTTGGTCAGTTCGCGAAATTGTTTCCAGTTCATTGTGCACGCTGTTTATCGTTTTGCCACTGACCCTGATAGAGGTTGTCTACCGGAGCTGTCTCAAATATTCGAGTCTGTGCAATACGAGCACCCTTCTCAATAATGATTGGGAAAAGTACTTGCATGAAGAACCCCATATGTTCCGTTTCGAATCCTGCATCGAATTGCCCACAATGGATAATTGCACCGTTGCGTACCATCGAGCTTCGTGAAATGAACACCATAGCAGCATTGTTTGGCATCTTACAACCCTCTTCTACGATCACTTCGTAGTAACCGGGTTCCAAGTACCATGCTCCTTGTGGTCCCCGATCCATATTAGTCGGGATACTGGCACGACTGCGAAGAGTGGTCTTGCCTATTGCCGGAACAATTCCGGGCGACCCGTTGATACCTGGCGCGAATGAAACTACGTCTCGAAGTCTTACATCGATACCTTGTTGCTGGATTCCTTCGATGATTGCGCCGGTAACGATTCCTCGTTCAACTATTTGCTTGCCTGTTAACTGCATAGATCAGAATGAATTTTGTTGATTCAACATTTGATTCAGCATCTTACCATATTTGAACGGTGTTAATACAGAGAATCCTGCCAATGCTTCAGTTGCCGCATGGATATGTTGGGCAAACAGATCATCACTAATCGCTTGACCTATCAGTTCTGATGCGAGATCTTGTGCATAGGATACAACCTCTTTTGCTTTTATTTTTGGAGCATCTTTCGGATATGCAGAGAGAATTTCCTTCTCAATCACTCCTGGTGTGACAACACGTGGCCCTTGATCCGTGTTTACAATGAATACTTTGTCTGTTTTCATATTGATGTGTTATTCTGTTTTTTCATTCAAATGTTCCTGGTCCTTTTTCAGCGAAGCCAACGAAGATTCAAGTTCCTTTATCCTGCGAGCGTTTTCCATACGTCTGTTTTTGTTACGCGCCAAACCATCCTTCAGCATAGTGCATAACTCGTCGTAGGTATATCCCATTTCACCAGCCATCTTCAGACACAACTTTTGGTAGAATGCTGAGAATATGATGTCTCTATCCTCCATTATATTCGCACGATATCCGCACAACTCAGGCTTACCGGATTCGTCGAATATCAGGAAGTAATAAGGATTGTGCGATATGAACTCTGAGTATTTTTCTTTCATAGACGGATCACACCTCAAATGAACAAAATCATGTAGTTCCATGATAGGAATAGAGTGACCTGAATTGATGTACTTGTTCATATCGACATAGTTGCGCCAGTCTTTTCTCTCAGCGAAGAATCTGAGATACAAATACTGAAATAGAGTAATCTTCGTTGATCCTCCAATGATTACCAATGATAGGATGCCAACTATCATCAGCAAGGCCAAGAATGATAAGAAAATGTGTGACAATGTTACCATATTGTTATAAAATTTGATTGTTATCCCCAGTTTTGTTCGTTATCCAATTCCTGTTCTTCTTCAATGAGTTTCTCTCCGTTCCATTCCAGCAATGTGATAAAATCACACCCATCTCCGTTGTTATCTATGATCATATTCAAAATTCTGAGACCCATCTCATCGCGTTCTTCCTGAGTGGCATTTTCTGGAAGCCAGAAGTTGTATTCCAAATCATCATCCCAATCATTTCCGGGTTTTTCAAAGCAGTCATCTTCAATGTATGTGCGGAGATGATCCACCACTTTACGCATCACCTCATAAAGGTCACGAGCCGTAAACTCTGCTTTGAAAATCGCTCCTTGTGAGTATCGTTCGTACTTCTCCCAGATACAATGTCCTTTCATAGGTTTGTTCATAGTGTAATGGGTTTAATGTTCTTATGTATAAATATATAAAAACAAGGAGAAATCTTTAGTGATATCCTCCTTATTTTTTGTGAAACGAAACAGATTTTTTATCAGAATAGTCCTGCAAACAGATCCATCTGTTGACTTCCGTCAACCAGGAACGGTTTGAATCCCATTGAGTCTCTACAAATTCTGTTCAGTGGGTCCAAAAAATACTTTTGAAACATTGCATTTTTGTCGATGGGTGCATATTGCGCAGCCCATTTTGGATAATTTTTACTTTGGAATGCAAATGGAAGTGGGGATGCGTTTTTACCACTACCTGGTATATTGTACAGATACAACTTGACTTTACCTCCGTATATAGGATCACCAGATAGTCCGTGCGCTTCTCTTATCATGTTGTAATCACCCAGTGCTCGCACGTTAGCCGGACATTTTGGCGCGGTGTACAATACGGTGCCATATGCATCTATCGCTGTGCGTTGACAGTGTTTTGGATCACGTTGCCAATCTTCTTCAGTAATGATATATTTGGTATAACCATTGACACCCAGTGCTGCACAGATATCATCCATATCAGATTGGTGATGTTTCATCTTCTCTTGCTGAACAAGTATGTTGGTATAGGCCCAAAGGTCCTTTTGATCACGTGCTTCTAGGATACCCCGTACTACTCGTTTCAATGCCTCACGATCAAACTTTGGATAGCTGGATTTAACCATTTCCAATCCCTTTACCTTGAGTGGAAGCGAATCGGCATCGAAATACTTGCCATCCTTCCACAATAGAATTTGACAATATCTTTTTTTGACATTCAACCAAAGACCAGATAGCGCTACTGTCTCCAACTCAAAGTCATGGATGGACTTAACGTGTCGATCACCATAGTACTTCTCCATATAGGATTTGTTGTGGTCGTTAAGGAAGTCCGTGTTGATATGAACGATAACGTCCAGTTTCTCACGCTCTGACATTCCATTGAACTCATTGATGGTGCTTAATAGTTTTGCATAAGATATATAGAGCGAATCCGTATCTCCATACACTACCGTGATCATGTGCTCACCCGAATCGAGAATGTCTTGCACCTTTTTCTTGTCAACCGTGAATCCCCATTTATTATGCCATTCATACATCTTGCTCCAGTTTTGATCCCAAAACTCAGGAAGATGTTTCTCCATCAAATGGATTAGGTTACGTGCTTCGCCTGTAATGTCACGTGCCAGATCGATATTGAACCAATAGAATGCTACATGGCTACTACCACCGTACATACTATTACCCAACAATTTCATAGCCTGTTCTTTGCAAGCATAGAAGTCAATAGACATCTTCAGTTTGGATTTGAATTCATTCAGTTCATCCAGTGACATAACCTCTATTTCTTCACTCGAACGAATATTGTACCCCATCTCGACTAGCGCCTCCCGGATGTTATCTGGATATGGTGTACCGCTTGGTTTGCGTTTCTTAAGGATGTGTTCAACATCCAACATCACAATAGCATCCAACTGTTTGGACAAGTACTTGCTGACATTACGTGTTGCTTTCAGTTTCGCTTGAATGCGCTTAAATGAGTAGTCTTTATCGTTCTTATATACGTGCCCATTGACACTAACAAAGTAACTCGGATCCTTACGATATGGTTCCAGTGCTTTATGATCCGGATAAGATGCTATGAACTTCCACTCAGGAATCTTCGCGGTACCTTTATTTATATACACAGACGAACCAGCCACAAGGTACTCGGGTTTATCTCGATAAGGTGCTAACTTCTCCTCGTCATAAAACGCTCCTACAAAATTTTCAAAGGATATGTTGCAAGTGATAATTGTGCTTGGATACAGTGATGCAAAGTCATTGCAAGTGATGAAGTCCCATTTGCCGGGTACTGGCTGTTTGACATAAGCGCCTTGAAGATATCCACGTTCCTCACCGTAATCCTCTTCGTATACCACTTTGTATCCGTGTTCGTAGAAGTCGTTCCAGGCTAGTGCCTCACTGACTGCTATCTTGGAGAATGGGTCTTGAATCTTGGTTCCACAATATAAGGCTTGCATGTACATGGTGTCCAGCGTCTTGTATCGATAGTTAATCAACTGAACCAGCACACTATCAATGGCGTTGTAGAAAACATACCGCGGAAAGTCTCGTTCGTACAGCAATTGCAAGTCGCCATCATACTCGATCTTGTGGATGCCTAGACCCGGTGTTTCACTGGCGATGTAATCCAAGTTATAACTCTCTTTGATGGGCATGACGGCTAGGTCGAACTCCATTACATCCATCATATCAATGATAGGCGTGTGAAGAGGCATTGGTAATGAGAACTTCTCACCTTTGAAATCTGTAAAGTTCCGGTTGGTGACCTGATGTGATACGCTGGAGAGAGTCACACTCAATTCCGGATAGTAGTTGCGAATACGCGAAGTGATGTACTGCCAGTCATATCCAATACAGTTCCATCCACTAAGTACTGGTACCTGCGACACGATGCATTTTAAGAAGTACTCAAGCATATCCTTCTCAGTATCAAACTTGATATACCTGATCGTTGGCATCGGCAATCCTAATGTGTGGAAGAACGCAGTATCATTAAGATACTTCGTGAACTCTTTAGAGACCCAATCTCGGCCTAGTTCATCCATGTCTTTCGTTCCTAGTACGACTGCTTTCAGATCCGGAGCTACAATAGATATAGTTAGGATAGGCTGATCAGCTATACTAGGCTCAGTGAACTCTCGATCATCCCGCAATTTCGTCTCAATATCAAACGTGTACAGTTTTGGATTAGTCTTACCCTGAAACAATGCTTTGTACTTAGGATCGAGCTCTTGAAAGAATGTGCGGATATCAAATTTGGAAGGGTCGGAGGTGTACTTCTCATCACAACTGCTACCGTCCCAGTTAAGGAACTTTCCCTTAGGTGTCTTGTAATACGTCTTGAACTTATCGACATCGAAATCAATAATTGACTTCATACCTTGCTCGTTCACATACGATACAGACAACTTGTGTTGTTTCTTAATGTATTTGTAGTCTAATATCATAATCGAATTGATTTATGAATTCTTTCATATAAATATATAAGAAAACCGTCATTGGTTTATACCCTATTTTGATTTTGCTATTTATTATATATCTAATGAAGCATACCAACATAAATATTACCAGCCCATACGGCCAGATGAAATACTTTATTGAATACTTTGATAATGCCGAAATGGCTGACAATGATTACCGGTATTCAGTAAATGAAAACGGCGACGTGGATATCGTGGAATCCGAAGAGTGTATACAACGCCATAACAATGAATGGTATCGTGTTGAGAATCACTCTATTACACACGACTATATGCCGTCTGTGTATGATGTATCGTCGGTCAATATTTATTTTCCGCGCTTCTCTGTTGAGACATATGAAAAAAATGTCAAGTATGCTTTGACTATCAACACCTGGATCCATGGGCATATCGTTTATTTAGGTAACTATATAATTGATCGCAATGACGTGGTGGCCGCGGACACTATTCGTAAATTCGCCAACGAAGATTACTACGAATACCTCAATGTTAAAATCATAGACCCATGGGACATTGTTTATAGCGATCGATGGAAACGATTCCGCCAGCATGTGTGTGGTGAAGCGGAAACGCGAGATGGATCATATCTACCATGTACACTGGCGTTTATCCTTGGTCTAGGCGGAGGCGATGATGAACTAAACAACACGGGATCTATTATCAATATATCATTACACCCTGTTATCGAATCCGAGCCTGATGTGTATCGCGAAATAGACAACTACCATGGAGGGCAGAACTCAATCAACCTTTCCGATGAGGTGACGGATTATTTGTCTCTCAATCTATCAGATAACCGTGATGTCAACTCGTACGATGATGATTTGTTGGAGTTCAAGACTTCTCCCGCATACAATGATTCATATGCACAAACACCGGATGGTTTCAATCAATACATTCGCGAGACTTATCTGATAAATGGATATGTCATGAAGATGGAATTTGTCGTTCAGGATGATGAGAATGTGTACAAGAGTATAGAAAAGACAGTCGAATCCCCTTGGCAAGCTATCAACCGGGAGGATATTAAATTTGAAAATTGGTCTGGGTTCCATGAAGGTATGTACATCCGAGCATTCTTAAACATATACATACATGAAGGCGACGAAGAGGCATTTATCTATTTGACATCCAATCCTATCATCATCACTCAACAACTATACAGTTATCTTGTTGGTGACAATCCTATAGATAAAGTATACTTAGACGCAGTAAATATGAATAACTATACTATCAATGCTGTCAATAAGATACAGCAGAATATCATTCAGGTGGAGCGCCCTGACGACTATAAGGCAGGCATAATCAAACCGGTGTTCTTCCGCACACGTGAGTTGGCTCATCTGATTATCCACCCCACCGTTACAGAACAAATATGTATCAATTTGGATCAGTACAAATCTAAAGTGGATGCATTCATCATTAAAATTGAAGAGACTTCATTCGTAGAATACGGAAGAACTGCGGCCGGAGTCATATTCCGAATAGTAGGAACCAACCTACCTAACAAAGCACAGAGTGGTATATATTACATTCTGGATCAAAATAGCGAATTGGTTACCACTGGTCAATATACGTACGAACAATAATGGTCGATTTCAATCTAAATGAAGGGACGCCTATAATCAACCAAGAGTCTGATTTAATCATTCAGCAGATAGATTTGTTGCTTGATACAGCGAAACATGAACTGATGGGAAGTCCAGATTTTGGTACAGACTATGATCAGTTCCTATTTAATATGCAAGCATCTAACGCTGCTATAGCGTACAAGATTGAGAGTGATTTAGGAAAAATGAATCTATTCGGATTTGTGCCTCATGTGGAGGTGACTATTTTGGAAGGTACTCAGAACGATATTATCCTTTGCAAGATAGGTCTATCTCGCGACGAGGAGTATTATGAAAAAACATACAAGATACAGTAATGAAGATATTTGACGCCATAGAAATGAGCTACATGTCTTATTCACATGCAGTGAAGAATTATCTATCCAAGACATTTTCTAATTTTGGACAGAAATATAACAACAGCACAGTGTTTGGTCAGATCATCACGGTCATGGAAACCACTGTGCAAAATATTCTCTTGTACATAGAGGATGCATTCACTGAGCAGAATAAGTTCACCGCTACCCGCAAAAAGTCTATCTATGGACTCGCACAGTTATCTGGTTACAATCCATCTTTGGGTAAGGCGGCTGGCATGCAGATCAAACTCTCTTATATACCTACTAACGAGCAGAACCTGAATGTAATTGTGGACAACCATACCAGTGTGGTATGCAGTCAGAACGGTTTGGAATATCAGATCATCCTCCCTCAAGATGCTATTGTGTTGTCGGTAGATAAGGACAACACCAGCAAGTATCTATATATAGTAGAGGGAGTGTTCGAAACTCAGAAGTACGTATCTACCGGTGGTAAGCTTTATCTGCAACATGTGGATTTCAATGGGGATGTGGATGAGGATTACATTACTGTCAAAGTGAATAACGAAAAATGGGAACGGGCTTCTAGTCTGTACGATATGGAACCTGATGGTAAACAGTGGTTCTACAAGACGTCTATTATATCTGGTATCATCCTCGGATTCGGTAATGATGTGTACGGACGTTCACTTCGAGATGGGGATACTATCGAAGTAACCTACCTCAAACATGATGGGGAATATGGTAATATAGATACTGCTGAATACACTAAATTCGCATTCGTTAAACCCCTACACGATATATCTGGTAAAGAGATTGATGGCAACGCTGTATTTAATATATCACTAGCCACTAACGACAGTGTGACCAGTGGCACATACAGTGAGGATATCGATCAGGTTAAGCAGATGACTGGTTATACATCGCGCGCTCTGGTATTGGCTAGCCCTGAGAACTACAAAGCGTTCATCAATCGCTTCTCATTCTGTGGATACAATCGCACCTGGTCAGAAACGGGTTCTTTGGTGGTCAACTCGCTCATCATGAGAAACTACAAGTCTCAATTGAAGGATGGCACTGATTACTTCAATCTAAAAGAAAACGATTTTTATCTCACACAAGCTCAAAAAGACTCCATTGCGCATTGCATAACAAACAGTGGCCGTCAGTTGGCTGGTGTGTCTTATAACATATTCGATCCCGAAATCAAAAAGTATGCTCTATATTTGTATCTCAAACTCAAAAGCAGTGCGTACGATAAAGATTTTGTATCAGGTAAGATTCGTAAACTAATCGGAGAGTTTTTCTCTAATTTGAATAGTGATATATATGTACCAAAATCTGATATCATCCAATTGATTAAAGATAATTGCGACGAAGTGGATGGAGTGGATTTGTATTTCTTGAGTGAAGCTAACGAAACAGCAATCAAGACTGGTCGTTACACAGAGAGGACTTCTACATTTGACCCTTCTACTGGTACGTACAAAAAGACGGAGCGTGCTGTTCGTCTATATGAAGGCGAGGATCCTGGTTTGGGATTGGACGAGCACGGAAACATCTTCCTGGAGAGTGATGAACAGTACCCGGTATTGATGGGAGGATGGTCATACATCAGCTCCAAGGATCGCGAAGAGCTGACTACTGTAACCGATCCGCTAATCATAACTTTTGAATAATGACATCTTTATACGAATACATATTAGAAGCAGCAATCGGCAACCTTGGAATAACTTTTGAGGAGTTCTGTGATTATGTAAATGTGGCTGGGACAGGAAAAGTAGCAAAAGCATTCCACAAAAGATTCGGTGTTAAACGCGATTACAAACTCATCCAAGTACTGGACGATACTGTTATCAATTTTATATCCGACCTCAACAAAATGAACGTGGATGTAGATGAAACTATGTTGAGATTTCTTTATAATCAACTATGTTCATTACCCAGTTCGAAAATAGATAAAATTTTGGGTGTCGGCGAAGACGGAATAGCCTATGGCGTGAACGATAAAGTTATCAAGTGTTTCAAACGAGGAAACATTCCTGCTCATTTGTTGAAGTTCTACGAACTGTGTAAGACTGGCAAGTACGATGTACTACCTCGCGTTTATCGCATCGGTAAAGGATATGTGGTGATGGAGCGTCTAGCAGTCCGAACCAAGAAATGTCAGGATATCATTCATACTCTTCACAAGGATGTTGGAGATGATACACTCTATCACTTGATTCAAGATAATAAGTTAGAAGGAGTCAAATTAAACAGTAAGCAGCAAGAAGCTGTTGCTTTTATGCGAGCTATTCGCGAACCACTTGATGAACTTGGTTATGAGACTACTGATTATGGAGATCTTCATTCAGATAACCTCGGAGAGCGTGCAGATGGTAAAATAGTATATTTTGATATTTAATATATAGCACATGATTAGATTTATCAACATAGATAATGGCCGAGTGTACAACGGGGATGCACCTTATGTACACTGGTTTGACGACCAACAAAGTATTGATTTGATATATGTCAAAAGACTCTGCGTGATGAGTGATTCTGAGTTCCTGCACGTATCTATGCCAGACAACCCCGTATTTCGTCTGTTGGACGTCAGCAAGATATGCGATGGGAACACTATCGAAATGAATCAGATTAAGTATCAGGATTTGGCCACCATGTACTGCAACGAACTGAATATCGAAGGTGTGCAGTACGACAACTACTATATATATATGATATATGTGGTAGGGTCTAGTGATACGGCTATAGAGGCACGCCAAGAGTTCACTATTAACGATGAAACATTTATAGTCGGTGCAGACTTCTATGAGGAACGCGAAGAGCTTAAAATCAACCTCGGCAACTTCGGTATAGAATTGCCTGAGTCCGTTCAACGTGCTATATATCCATCCAACGTACACGAAGAAGCCAAAGACAATATCTTACTCAATCGCAAGTATAAAGAGTTGTTGATGGACTACATAGATGTACTGGGTAATAAAGGGTCCTATTCATCACTTATCAACTCACTTCACTGGTTTGAGTACGGCGATCTGCTTACCATCAAAGAGTTCTGGAAACACAAGGAATGGGAGCGCATCATATACAACGATCAAGAGTTCACACAGATACTTACGAACCGAGCTAAACACATGCTCACCAATTTTGTCAAGACAACTTACATCGGTATCTATCTGGCTATGCAACAAGAAGTCCACAGTAAGGATGGGGATGGGAGTATCCAGTACGATAAAGAGATATATCCAGAGTACGCAAAGTACGATATGATATACAATGCAACACTGGATAAAAGCCTACCACAAGGCCTGGTGTCTTCACAGGGCACCGATAAAGATACTCTTTCTCAAGTAGGAGTAGGTACAGCATACGTTACTGATCATCCAGATGAGCATACAGATATGGCTGGTGCTAACTGGCGTCGTTATTCAGAGTACTACAGTACGCAAGAACGTCTGTTAGCCGAACCCGTACCTGCTTTGGAGAATGTGGCCTATATGTGGAGCAGAACAGAGTTGTCTATTAAGATGGCCTTGTTGGGCAACTTCTACGAAACGTATTTCATGCCGATTCATCTGGATCTTATACACGCCACTATCGAAGACTTGGTGTATACCAATGCTATCAAGGTTATCCCGCTGGGATACATGTCCCGTACAGATCATTTTGAATCGCTGAGCGACATTGATTGTAATATCAAAAACGGACAGACTTTCCTATTGGGTGATGTGACTGCTAATGTCAACAAGGAGACGGTGTTCTATACACCATGGACGGATTGTCGTACTATCGATCCGGCGACTGAACAAGAAATATATGATTACGATATTCATCAGACCTTCGGAGTAGATGAAGTTAATCCAAAATCAGATGCCTTTGGTGACGATGAGGATGTACTCAAAAACTTCATGGTCAACTATTATGAGGGTCCTGGTGTGATCGTTCCTTTCGAATTTGTTATTGCAGCCAACGAAGGAGACTTCATTCATAAATCCATCATATCTATTAAGGATAATGATGAAGATAAATGGATCACTAGAACCTTCAGTAAGGTGTTTGCTGTTGAATCGGATGATCCCGCTGATCCTGATGGACCAAAACACATACATATCAAGTTCAATCTATTATTCACCAAAGATCACAAATATGATATTCTTGTTCAATTTGTAGGAGCAGATAGTCAGACCTATTTTAAGAAAGTGACCTTTGAAGTGATTGACACTCGTCGTGTAGGACTTACCGTATATAGATTGAAAGCTATTCCGGAAGGACAAACATTCGAGAATGTACAGAATTGGAGAAAACGTGAAGCTGGTAATCACATATTCACACATACTCTCATAGACATCAAGAAGTTTGATCCTGAAAATATTCAAGCATACTACACACAATTCGTTCCTTCGTACATAAAAGGACACGGTGCTCGTTTGAATAATGTATTGGTATTAGTGGGGAAGGTACAAATTGGCGATCAGCTGGTAGATTTTATGGAGTATTTGTCCGAACATGGCGGATATGAAGTATGTGATTATCTGAGATATAATTATTATGAGTTTCCTAGAAAATATTTTACATTAAACAATAGAATCGACGCCAAAAACGGTGTAAGCTTAACTGATGATGTCAAGTATTATGTGTTTATAAGCAAATCGTATGATTTTGTTTTGGATCCTGAATATATTGTCTTGATCAATCAATTGAACCCAGTCAAATCTCAACCGGTTATTATTCGAAACGATCAGGTGTTCATTCCTCAATTCCATTATCTGGAACCGATATCGCCCAATACACTGGACGACTTCAAAATAGCTCGAGATGAAACTATATGCGTGGTGCCCGATATCAATTTCTTGGAACGCATTTCGTCCTATGAATGGATATTCCATAATGCCAGTCGTTTGGAAGATATAGAATTGAATTCAATCAAAGAACCTATCGTAGCCTACACCGATAAGAGAAAACCTCTCGATACAGGATACTACGATGTGATATTCCGATACAAACTAGTTGATCGCCCCGATGGGGATGAAACCATCCATGAGGTGATGTTGAAAAGCGCCTTTATTCAGACAGACGAAATCAGAGAAGACTAATAATTCAAATATAAACAAAGATCTCCATTCGGGTGAATAGTTCTAAACCTAAATGGAGATCTTTTGTTATATCGCAAATATGACGCGTTTATTCAAGTTCTATATAGAATGGCTCGTACACGTATCTGTAGTTCTCGTCTTTGATGGACACGTTGTAGCACATAGTATTGCCGATCTTCTCACCAGCATGGAGACCTGAATGAATGTGTCCTGCAAACGATAGTTTGATTTTGCAATCAGGATCCTCCAGTACATTACGAAGAGCAATACTGCCGTAGTTGTTGTTATAGTTCCGGCACTTTTGTAGAACAGTACCGACATCCCCGTAAGCCGGTGCGTGAGTGATGAGCACATCGGTGTCGCGAGGAATCTTATCGAAGTACGTAGCCTGCTCATCAGCGTTGAAAGCCCAACCAGACAGTCCATCAACCCAAGGAGAACCCCAGAACTTGTAGCCGTTGAACTCATAACCAGAGTCTCGTAAGTAGACTATCTTTCCATATCCGTTAGGACTCAATAAGGCGCATTCAACCGTCAGAGCGAGAGGACAATTTTCCTGCCACACTTCAGTCTCCATCCAGAAGTCATGATTACCAGCCACCAGAATCACTTTCTGACAAGGTAGACTGTTTGCCCACTTAATGAAGGCTTCTTTGAACCACTTGATTGAAGTGGGAATGTTCCGTTGGATGTCCAGTGGCATGATGTCACCAGCAATCACAACTACATCACACTCCTGAACCTCAACAGGAAGCTCACCGTGCATATCACTCATTGCTACTATTCTCAGCATATTCGATCTTTTTTAATAATTATGAATCGAGGAATTACTCCTCATTATCATAACGCTCTTGCATCTCGATGTCAGACTCGCCATTATCGATTGCTTTTGCCTCTTTGTTGCGGAACTTCATGGTTTTCAACTTGAAGGCTTCCTTAACAGGATCGTCATCCTTACGAAGTACCAGACCTTCACGAGGTACGTGGTTCTTGCACAGAGGTTCTTCCTCTTCCATACAGAACTTCTTCTCGTTTGCCAATGTGCGAACAACATTCGCTGACCAGTTCTCGTCTTCTGCGATCTCGGGATACAAATCGCGAAGGGTGCCGTGGTACACAATGTCAATTGGGTGGATCATCCCGGCGAGCTTGTTCTCTCCGATCTTTTCCAAGTCACGGATAAGTTTCATGGTCCAGTCACGAACATCAGTTACGTTCCACTCAACCCTGTGGCCGTCTTCGGTCTCTTGAGAGATGCGGTAGATCATCAATTTGGACTCACCATTGCGGCATCCGTAATCGAAATCTTTTTGAATATAGGATCCGGGTCCTACAAATCCTACAATCTCTCCGTAGATAGTCCATCCTCGAGGAATGTACCTGCTAATGAGATTGTTCCAGACACCCCACAGATCGGTACCGTAGAATCCTTCAGTAACACCTTCGTTGATGTATTGATTCTTGATCACAGAACGCGAGGAATAGATGTTACCCCACTCAGTAAGAGGTACATCGGCGCCGAAGAATTTCTTGATCTTCTCCCAGACACTCAACTTGCGATTGACACGAACGTTCCCGAAGATTGCTGACGTGCCGTGCAACTTGACAGACAAGGTCACAACGTCTTCTGGGTGGATGCGATTCAGGTTCTTCTCCAGCATGTCGGTATCGTAGTGGAATGAGAACTGACCTGGAATCATTCGGTCGAACCGTTTGATTTTGCGGTTGCGCTTACCTTCGTGTAATCCCCCGGTGCGCTCTACTTTCTTGACTGGGACATAGGCTTGTACAAACAACTTACCATCCACAGTATCGAACTCTTCTCCTACCATGGTGCTCAAGTCGAGGCCAGCTACCTCTGGACAGAACTTTGCCATAGTTGCCTGACTGAACAAGAATCCTAATGACTCTTGACCACGCATACGTTTCATGCGAACACGTCCATTGCTACCAAAGTAACCTTTGTCCGATTTATTGTCGTTCAGTTTGGCATCCTCGTACATATTGTTTACAGCCAGGAAGCGATCGTTCAGCTGACACTCCAAGTCCACGTAGAACATGATGTCACCCTCTTTCACCTCATCTCGTCTTACAACGATTGGTGTATTAGGACGGATCTCAGTCTTGGAGAGGAAATCGGAACCCTCCACAGGAGTCACCACTCCTATTTTGACGATCGAGCAAGTGTACTCTTTGCTGATGTTTACAGATTGTGAAAAAATCTTACTCATAAATGTTTGATTTGTTTTGAAGATTGATAATAAAATCTCCCACCACCTCGTTCTTTATAGTCTAATGAGGAACCGACTCTCTATTTAATATATAGAGTGCTCTCTGATTCTTTAGAGGAACAGGCTCAAAAGAATTAAGAGCAATGACCACCCGAGGAGCAGTACTACACACCCAGCATAGATAGCGAATGGCATCCAAAGAGGAGCAGTCACCCACAACCAGGACCAAGATACTGCACCGGTCATCTTCAGTACTACGCACACCGCGAATAGAATAATGAGAAATAGTCCTCCCATACCTTTACTGTTTTCATTCATATTGTTGTTTGTGTTTATGTTTGCGATTGTATGCTTTTCTATTACGTACTATGTTCGACCAACAGATAGGTTTGCCGTAAAGACGAATCTCCTCCTCTCTCGAATTGCGTCGTGCTGCCTTTAGCGCTTCTATTTCTATTGACTTTACCATAGTATTTTCTTTTGTTGTTTATATATATGAAATGATAACGATATATTTAGTGAATGTCCATAAAAAAATGAGGGTTGATCCCTCATTTTTATAGTGTTGGAGCAATGTCTTTACTCCTCATATTTCGGATAGTATCAATATAAATAATAATACTATTCACTTGCAAATGATGAACTCAATCATGAATGATGTTTCCCAGGCTAATGATAAATACCGGTTTGTCTACAGGTGCACCCCATTCAGGTTCACCGTAGTCGATGCGGGTTCCTTTACACTCGACCAACATGGACGTCTTACCACCCTGACCTCTATGGAATCGAACAGCGTCATATGGATATGGATTGAACTCCTTGCATCCTACGCAGCATGCTCGGTCGTATGTGAATGCCTGACAGTCTTTACAACAGGTTTTCTCAAGATGTAGGTGCCAATCCGAGTTCAAGCGTTTGAAGTAAAACTCCTTCAGTTCCCGGTACTCTTCTTTCTTGACTCCGGAAGCAATCATGTCGTACCAATGATAGGTCAGCGACAGATCTAGTATTCTTAAATTGTTTTGCATATTACTCAATTAAAGACCAACTATATATAATTGTTTGTAAGTTTTTATCTCTATCACCATGCCAATATCTGACGAGCCGTCTGAAGGTTTCTACATTCACTTTTCCTGTAGTGTTGAAAACCAGAGCATATTCCATACCATCATATTTGTAGTGGACTAAAAATTTCCTTTCATTCATATTATCCGAACAGTTTACAATAACTTAGGAGTAGTACGTGAAGCAGTCATTGTTATAGTAATCTTTCAGGACCGCCCATTGAGCATCGGTGAGGTCGTCCCACTCAAAATCCTGACCTTCTTCGATAGGCATACCAGCCTCTTCGAGAGCTTGGTGGATGTCGTCTTCAAGCATGTCGCCATCCAATCCAGGAACGAATCCAAGGAAGTTCAGTTGACGGATCTCTTCAGCAGTACAGGATGCTACTTTGATATGGGTCACCACGACCATGTCGTGTTCACCATGAACATCAGCCCATTTCTCATTCTTAACATGTTTTTGGAGGATTTTAAGACCTCCGATGAATTTGTCTAACATATAGTTATAGAGTTATAGATTGTCGACTGAGTATTGTGCGATCACGTTCGCCAGATAGTTGCGAACAATGGTAAAGTGAGCCCTGGTTTCGGGGCTGATTTTGTCGCTCTTCTCGAGTGATTTAATGACGAGAAACGCTATTCGGTAATCCTGGAACTCGTCCTCACTCAATTGTTCAAAATTGTCTTCCATAAAATGTTAATGTTTTTGATCAAATCATTTACATATTTTAATCGTCAATTCTACTTTGGTGGGGTCTTTATCATCCCATTTGACTTGAGGAAATTTATTTTTATCACCCCCATCATCATCGGTTACCCATTGTCCGCCAAGTTTCCATGGTTCTGTAGTATAAATATGGAGTTCTCCATCTTCATCTCTTGCTATCCAGGCAATAATTTTCTCTTCCATAAAATGTTAATGTTTTTGGTCAATAGAAAGTTCTTTCCAAAACTTCTTTCTGAAGTCAATAGTAACACGTAACCCGTCGTCTAATATGCTTACCACATTGTTACCAGGTACCAGTGGTATCTTATGGAGTTCGCAGAATACGGTCACACAAATTTTTCTTTTGTCGTTATTCACATAGAACAGCGTTTGCTGCCATACTGGTGAAGGATAATCGAACGTCTTGTTCGTCTTGTGGAACCCTTTGGAAAACAGATAGTTTTCCAGCTTGTCTAATTGCACAAATCTCATTGTACTAGAATCACCTGAAATTCATAATCGTTATTTTGAAGCATCTCACTAAGGATCTTCATCTGCCTCTCTGTCATCAAACGAGCCTCGTTCTCTGCAGACACTCCCCACCACTCAGGACACTTACGTCCGCGACTCCAATCAAAATGCAACCAACCTTCTAAAGCTTCTCCTCTCTGGGCTGTGATTCTAATGATGTATCTCATATTCTTATTTCTTTTTATGTATATATATCTGAAAAGAGAGGAAATATTTAGTGAAATTCTAAAGTTTTTTAGATTTTGTCAGTCTGCCTCCACTCTTTTTATATATAATGTGGAACGAATACTGCTTCCATAATAATGCCAAGATGCATATGCGTGGATGCTCTCGACGTATCTGTCAGGCACACGGTATGAGGTGCAATCAGAATGCATCGTTGCTTGTTTTAAGACGCGTGCCGCCTGCCAATAAGATTCATACTCTTTCTTGACGCCTTCGTACAGCACCTCTTTGGTGGTGATGTTGGTGACTTTAATAATGATATGATACATATTACTGTTTTGGATATAAAGGTATGATAATCTGTTCTTGAACCTCTGGTGTAGGCTTACTACTATCTTCATTGCAGCTCAGGACAGGAAACTTCAACTGGATTACCTTAGGTTTTTCTTTGACTGTTATCAGACCAGTGACTGTCATATAGTTCTGAACTTCATGAATAAATGTAGCAACACCATCCATATTCGCTTTAGGGCCTTGGATGCGTATGTGCCATATGCCTTCTTGTTGAGTCGGCGTCAGCATGAACCAGTGTTGTTTGTTTTTCTGAATCACGAATACTTTTTGAGTACCGGGCATCGTGGAAGAAACATCTACGAATCCAATGCGTTGAAGGAGGTTCTCTGTGATAGGAATAGATTTTAGTTCACTATAGTGCACCCATTTCATTATATCCGGACGTTCGTGAAAACCTATCTTGCGTTTATGAACTGCATCTACTACAATGACTTTATCTTTGTATACGGCTAGGTCGCCATACATCATTTCGGTGATTTTCATGACAGTACAATGAATTGTTGATCAGGATAAAGAATAGACGAACTGATTTTTGCTTCTACAACGTCGTAGTTGCACCCATCATTGAACATGAGCCTTGCATGCTCCATGTTGTGTTCGCGAGCGTAGTCGTACAGTTGTTGTACTGTTAGTGATTTGAGTTTTTCCATATCTTATTTGTTATGTGTTTTGTTTAACCTACGTTTTGCTTTGCGTTTTTTCGTGTGTGCATTCGAATTATGTGCACCGTGTTTTGTCGAATGACCCTTACCTCCGTAATCACTATAAATGTGTGGGTTTGGGTCGGCAAGATCGTAGGGACGTCGTATAAGATATACTTGCGGCTCTTCTAATGCAAATAAATTTTCTTTTTCCATATTGCACTAAATAAAATTTTGGTGGGTGTTCTTAATAGTCGCGATCTTCGTACTTGTACCAGATACTTTCATATACGAAATATATGAATTGAGCATATCTTTTAACATTTCAATTTCACCATCAGTGAATTTAATAGTTTTCATAATTCTTTCCTATTCAGAGTTGCTTAGGGATGGAATCCTGGTATAGCACTTACCTTCATCTGTCAAGATACCTCGGATTCGCGACGTCCAGGCATCGGTGTACTCTACTACCAGGATCTGCTGTTTGCGATAGAACTCGTAAAACTCCGGTTTGGAAATATGCTTCAGTTTGGCGATCCGTCTTTGTACATAACTGATTGCTTCATCGATCGTCTTGAACTTTTTTCTTGGGTGTCCGTCATATAGACTTAGTCCTCCAGCTTTGTAAAGATACAAGCTGTAGCTGGGTGTGTAATCGCTCATATTCTTCTTTCACTAAAATTATTTCAAGTGCTTTCTTGATACATGCATTATGACCACGGGTCATCATCGAGTACTATTGCCTCTGTTCCGTCTTTTAGCGTTACTGTTTTAATATACTGCTTGTTAAGATATGCCAGATGACTCTCCATCCATACCCCATCCAGGTCTCCCTCTACTTCCGCTTTTGCAATCATTACTGGTCTATCTGGAGTCTTCAAAAGAATCTCTGCAAGTTCTTTACATGTCATAGTCTTTCCTCCTCAATAGTTATACCTTCTCCTCGCCACCACTTGGATTCGTACCGATTGTAAACTGTGGTAACATATTTACCATTTCGATAAACGCGATAAGCTATACTTGGCATATAATGATGTTTTTATTATTCTGGATCTTCGTACTTGTGCCAGTTGTATGTGGCGCGTTCGTGTATGTACTCGTATTCTTCTTTGAACTCGTTTGCACGCGGATCATTGGTATAATGCCATTCCTGAAGAGTATATTCCAAATCGGATGTCAGTTGAACCCATTGCGGACCAATGATGCACGTATCATTGTTCATATATTCTCGTACTTGCTTGGCTGCTTCTTTTGCTGATTCGTACGTGATAGTTTTCATTGGATTATATTCAAGTGTCATATTCTTATCAATTGTTATATGTATATATATAAGAAAAAAGAGAAAATCTTTAGTGGTTGCTATTGATTTTCTCTCCAAAATTTATGAGTAATGTCTATCCATTCTACACTACGAAAGTTGTCCGATTCAGTAGGGGTCGGATTGAAATACATCCTTTGATTAGTATTAGGATTATCCAGTGGACCTCGTTCTGGTATGTATGGACCGTACTTGACGTACGTGAACATCTGAGTGTACATGTCGTATGGTCGAGTCTCACGACCACTGTACCATCCGAGTTTGAGGTGTGGGTACATTTTGAATAGATAGCGAGCTATCTGTTCTACCTTATGATAGTAACCGTCGCCTCCCATCAGTCCGACACATGTGATCATCGGGTTTGCTTTGATGAGTTTGTTAAGTAATTGAGGTGTGACATATTCACCAGTATGTTCTTGAAGCCAAGGCGAATGGCAATCCTTACAATGAAATGGGCATCCAGAAAGGTTGATCGCCAGAGTCACCTCGTCAGGAAACTCCCGAAATACTACTTCGCTATTCGTCATCTTCGGCCACATAACTAACTCTTTCTTTATAACGTTCAAGATTCATTTCGAAATACTTTGGACAGGCATACATCCAGTGTACGTTCTTTGGATCGCTCAGGTCTTGTTTGTCTGCGCAATAACCCGGTAGGCACTTGCATTTGACACATATGGTATCGCGAAACTCTTCAGCTGTTACGTACTGTTTCATATTAGATAGGGCACATGGATAAGATTGTAATAACTTCCCATTGCGAACACCAGTTCATGTCATGCCATTCGGCATCACCAATATGATGTCTTTGGAACGATGTTTTTACTAGGATCTTAACCAATGAGTCGTCTTTTGATTCACTTTCGTGGTAGTCTGTTATTTCGACTTCCATATATCCGTCGCGCTCTCCATTCCATCGGTCATCGTAATATTTACGATGGAGAATGAATGTTACACCTATCCCGCCATGAAGGCTTTCGGTAATGGTTTGTTTTAGAGTCATACTGATATGGTTTTGATATAATATATGATGTCGATTCTGAATCTTTAGTTTTTCTTTCTATACTGTGTCCAGTACTTAAGAATAGCTTCTCGAGTTTTCTTCTTGAACACACCTTCAGTGAACACAGCCTTTACCCATAACTTTGGAGGCACAACACGTATAGCACCAGTAAGATTAGGTATGTACATGCGGACGCCAAAACCTAATCCTGCGTTCTCCAATTGTGCCTGTAACCATTGATAATCAAAATGGGTGAGGTCGCTTTTTAGACCGTTCCCCCAGGCTTTCAAATACATAGGTTTCCAGATCTCAAATATACGATTCATGATCTGATAGCGGATACGTGGTGGATAGTAGTGAATATTGAATCCCATGATGCGCTGACCTTGATCGGTATTAAACACACCGAAGAAAATAGTAACCGGCATAGCATCGTAATACTCTAGTTCTTCCATTGTTTTCGGCTGGAGATAGTTGAATGATATCAACTGACCTGGCATGACCTTAGACGGACCAGATATCTCGCACTGTTCGTTAATCTCTTGCCGAGCTTTAATATCGCGACGGCCTACATTACTTTTATATAAGTTGTCCTTACGTATCTCGCGTATGAGAGAATAGTTTTTACTAGGTTTCTTATCAGTAGTCGTTTTCTTATCTGTTGCCATAGTTTAATATATATGTTTATCTCAAGCCATTTAGTCGATTTATATTACTACGTTGCAATTCCTTCATCATTTCGTACTGACTGATGAATGGTAATCTTTCAGTCGGCATACTCATAGCCACGTTTATGTTTTCTTGTGTATCGTACGGGTTGTATATCTTATCGTTTTCTGCCCAAGACACACCTGAGGTGTAGTCGTCTAATAGATTTTTGAACTGAAGTGTCTGTTTGGCGAACACTAATTGCATCTGAGACATGACCACATCATCGTGACCGAATGATGATGCGTACGTTCCTGTTCCCTTGGAGTCGCAGAAGTTTTCGATCTCCCCTAAGAACACAGTAGAGTTGTTGATGATACGACCGCGTTCGTAATCTTGTTTGAACAGTACACAGCCCTTTGGTTTGTTACTAGCGGTGATCTTCAGACCGTACGTGTATTCGGTCATGTTCTTGTTCCAGTACTTAATCAGCACACCGGGATCGAAGATGGTCCCGAGGGTACCATCATACTTATCCATATTCTCGAACAGTTGTTTGATGAACAACTCTCCGTATAGGTTGGTTTCCAAAGACACCAGGGTGCGTTCTGCATTCATATGGAAACATATCAGTTCTTGCAACGACCTGGTGCACTGTTCAGTATCCAAGTCATTAGCGTGGAAGACACCTATACACTTGGTGTCTCCATCGTTATTGATTATCTTATTGAAACAGTACGTGGTGAAGTCACCTCCTATACCTTCGGCAATATCGATAGTGATGACCATATGGGATGTGCGCAAGTCTGTCTCTGGTTCGAAGGACGGATCCCAGTAGTAGTGATCACTATATTCCACACCAGGGATAACCTGATTGACGAACTCAACGGCTTGTGGACGTATCTTTCTGATGTACTTGGCGCTGATGAGTGTGTTCGCATTGATATCGAAGTTGGTACCAAACTGCTTGTTGAACGCTTCTTCTGAGCCGTAGTTGGCCACCTGAAGCTGATGCCATTTCTCATCACGAACCTCCCAGGTATGTGTATCCGGATTCCATTCAGGTACCTCGTACCAGTCAGTCTTAAATGGCTTGTATTCGTTAACACCCATTTCTGCGTATTTGTACAAACGATAAAACAGGTTGTATCCGTTTTGGGTAGAGGTGATGATAAAACGAGCCTTACCTGCTGTGATAGTAGGAAACAGGTTGTTATAAAATGGTTCAAGTATTGTAGGTGGAACGTGCGCGAACTCATCTGCTAACACACAATGGAAAGTGAAAGAGATACCTGAGTTAATGGTAGTTGCCTCGGACATACAGCGGCACCCGTTGTCCAAAACAATCTCGCTCTCGTTCCATTTGTAGATACCGGGTTTCAAATAGTATGGAAGTTCCAAATAAATCTTCTTGACCTTATCCAAAATTTCATTGGCCGTCTTGGCTTTGTTACCCAGCACCAGTGCATTTTTATCGGTATTAAATAATATATACCACAGTAGGAAGATGGCTGAAGTAGTGGTATTGTGTGATAGTATACCATTGGAATAATAACGATGATCTTGATCGTCTATAGTAACATCACACATACATATTTTTTTGTCGTCGTAAGTTATATTGATGATGCGTTTCGATCCTTGATCAGTCATTATCTTGTCTCCAATAACAAGATCCTTGGCGCATACCTCTTTCATATCCTCGTCGAACACGATATGGGTATCTGCACATTCCAGATGATAACCATTCTCTAGACGGATGTTATATATAGAAAACGCCTTCGTTAAATGAATATGCGAAGCCTTTTTGAATCCAGTATCTGTATATATGCTTACTCCGTCTAATTCAAAGGATTTGATGAGTTTTTCGTCATCTCTTTCGAATTTATCTATAAATGATATGATGAACAAGATGATATGTATCAGTTTATCGATCATGCAAAAAATCCAAGCATTTTTTTATAGTGTCTTCAGGATTTTGGTTGTATTCAGTTTCCCAAATGGTCAACAATTTATATCCGTGTTTTTTCGCACACTCCGCCTTTTTAGCATCGTAGTTCCATATTTCTTTTGCATATGATAGTCTACTTTTGTTGAAGAAGTCTTCTTTATACATCAATGGATTGCAATGCCAGTAGTCTCCATTGATTTCTATCATCTTATCTCCGTATGTAAAATCATATGCGAAATGATTACCGTCCTCATCAGATATATATTTTTCTTTAGAAGGGTATCCTATTGATAGCGCACTACACAGAGTAGTGATCAGTGTCCTTGCTAAAAAACTTTGAGGACTTCTGGAATCTCCGTTTTGAGCGAACGATTTGCGAAGGGACTCTTGCCATTTGCGTTGTCTTTCTGCAAATACCTGTCTTCCTCGCGCCTCACCATATTTATATATACATTTCTCTAATGAAAAAGTTTTCTGCGAATCAGAAATGATGCGTTTAGCTTTTTCTGGCGTATATCCTCGAGATACCCAATAATCTATACACTTAGGTTGATTGGTCTTATCTTTTAATTTATCACTGATTTTTTGTTTGTGTTCTTGTAATAGTTTCTCACACTCACAAACATTCAAATCAGGATGCTTCCAGATCCAGTATTCTATGCACATTGGCGATCTGCGTTTTCTTTCACTCAGACTTACACGAGTCCTGTGAGATGGATTAGAAATTCCGGTAGAATCGGGCCTCTTTTTTACGGACTGTTGTATGCGTTCTTTTCTCAGCTGTTCGCATTGTTCTTCACTCAACTGAGGATATCTGTACAAATAGTACTCTATGCATTGATAGTAGTTCTTTCTATCGGATGTTCGTTTTCGACTTTTCGGCATATCAATTGATACAACATTTTATATAAAGGATATTTGATTTTCCAAATCGGTCTACGATCGAATACATTGTATAATTCGAATAATGGTATTTGGAAAATATCTAGTTCATTTATATAATAATATGTATACCATCGGCTTTTTATTTTGTCGTCAATGTGGGATAGGAAGGTTGGCGTTAATTTGCAATGGATTGCTGTAGCTAATGAAAGACATTTACCACACTGTCTGCACGCCAGGTATATACTCAATCGGTTTTCTTGCAAGTGTTTGAGATAACGCTTCTGATATTCACGTAGTTTGACGAACTTGATACCTTCAGGGGTCATCAGTTTACACTTACGAGCAAAATAAAGAATATCCTTTCGACAACGACGCCATTCAAGTGTCTCTTCTTCGGTACGCTCGAACACCAGATCGCCTTTGGTCAGATGGGTATTATTTTCATAAAAAGGATTCGCTATGAGTTTGCGACCTTGCTCCAATCCCTTGAGTGCTAATTCCAAAGACTCAGTCGACCAGATGACTCGATGAGCCTTTTTTCCATCTATTTCTTCTTTTACTGGATTGAACTTAACTGGCATAATTATTTGTTTTGTTGTATATATAATAATGATAGAACGTGTTTTTCTAGGCATTTTTCTTGAAAAACACACGTTTTTTGGGTTATAATATATGCAAAATAAATTCAATTAGCAGATGGCTAAAAAAGACAAGTACGAGCAAGTAGCCGAGCAAATCGGTGATCTTGGGGCAGAAGGCACTATCCAAGAACATGGTCTCGGTAAGCTAAAAAACGAAAAAGCATACAATCCTATGGCTCTGTCTCCAGAGGAAGAAGCTTCAAAAAACGCTTTTCTTGAGCGCGAGCGTCAGATGAAAGAACGTCTATCCCAACAGGCTGAACCGGTAGATGAAATGCCTGAATACGAACCCCGTACAATCGGTGTGTCTGAAGACACCTCTATTTCCGAAGGATGGGTACCTATTGTTCGTGAGCAAATGGGTATTCGTTCAGAGTTCTATCCTGAAGACTGGGAGTTCTATATTCGTCCTGCTACAGTGCAGGCTATCAAGAACTGGATTGGTATCGACGAGAAGAACGCACTCCAGATGAACAACACCTTTGATGAAATCATTAAGATGTGTGTTCGTATTAAGGATGGGCAACAAGTCATTTCTTGGAGTCATATCAATACCTGGGATCGTTTCTGGTTTATTCTCAAAGTACGCGAACTGACCTTTGCATCTAACAAACAAACCATTACCTTCGAAGACAACTGTCAAGAGTGCGACGAGGAGATCACGTTCGAGCTTCGCTCCAGTTCATTACACTATGAGTTTCCGGATGAGGATGTCGTTAAGAAACACTGGAACTCTGATACGATGGAATGGAACATCGATCCGACTGAGTACGGTGTAGAAGGTGAAGAGCCTATCACTCTTTGGGTTCCGACTTTAGCAAAGCAGCAAGCCATTATCGATTGGGCTCAACGTCAGTACCAACGCAAAAAGAAATTGGACGAGACTTTCGTTTCTACCTTCCTTCCATGGATGATCAATAAAGCATCCCGTGATGAGACGCAATTTGATCGCCAAGTTCAAAAGATTGAAAAGATATACAAAGCATGGAGTGTCCCTATGTATGAATTGATGACAGATATCATCCGCAATATCACTATCAATCCGAAGGAGACTCTCAAAGCTGTATGTCCTCACTGTGGGGAGGAAGTGATCTCTAATGTTCAGTTTCCCAACGGCGTCAAAGTTCTCTTCACGACTGAAACCCGAGTTCAGAAGTTTGGTTCTAGATGATAAGGCTACCTACTTTGAAGAGGCGATTTATCACCTCTTCATGGTAGATCCTATGGACCTTATATCGATCAAGGCACAACTTTGTAAGGCGTTTAGCATCCAGCCTTCCGAAATAGACAAGATGGCCTTTTGGGAGTTCGAGTTGTTTACCAAAGAACTAGAACGTCTGGTTAAGGACGAAAACGAGCAGCAAAAGAGCGAACTGGATAAGTCCGGCGCAAAAGATGCTATGAAGATGACTAAACCGGGAGCTATGCAGAAGATGATGAGTAACAGTATACCCAAGATGCCGAAGATGCCTGATTTCAAAATGCCTTCAACTATAAAGATGCCTACTATGGGTAATTTCTAAACAGATGATCGGGTCTCCACACCAGGGGCCCGATCTTATTATATTATCATATGAGTTGCGTAATAAAACGAATACTACAGTTTAATGAAGCAGTTAGTTACGGACCCGTTCAGGTGTTCAATTGTGATGGTATAGATATCACAAAAAACTGCATGTACAGTTGGTCGAATGATCTGGTTTGTTGGACCACCTGGACCGACTATGCTCATTATCTGAGTATTTGTAAAAATATAGGAGAGGAGTTCTATCTCCGTATACTATTGTTCGATTCGTTCGAAAAGGTGTCTATCAATAATCTGTTTACCAAGTGCTACAGTATATGCGTAGATGCCACCAATCCGTTTCTGGAGTCGTTCTGTGGGGATGCTAATCTGTTCAAGCCGTATAATAATCTGGATTGTGCTTTGCTACTCCAGCAACAGATGGCAGACAGTATCATCTGTATGTTTGGTATACCTGTATACTACTTTAAGGTAAAACCCAACGCAGATACCGCTGACTACACGTTTAAGGAATATATCCTTCATGAAGTAGAGGCGGTCAAACAAATCAACCTGATGATCCAAGATGGTACCATGCCTTCTTCTAATCCTAAGTTTACTGCACTTGATTTTGATTGGCAGAATGATTGGGATGTGGAAGTGGGTAAAACAGAGTTTGCTACGGCATTCGGTGATACAGCATTTCCTAAACAGCGCGATTTCATATATATACCTATGATGAAACGTATGTGGCAGGTGAACACAGCTTATGACGAGAAGAACGAGGGATTGATGTGGAGACCTACTACCTGGAAGCTTTCTCTCATCAAATACGAGGATTCTACCAACATCAATATACCGGACGAAATAAACAACCTTATTGACAATCTCAACCTCAATACATACGAAGAGGTGTTCGGACAACAAGAACGTAATGAACAGGATAGATTGACTGGAGCCACTCCCCTTACCTCTCCATCATATGCAGCTACAAATTTATACGACATTTCTATGCAAGATGCTGTAAGACAAAAATATTCGAAAGAAGACGTATCTGTTATTGATTATCAGTACAATCATCACAGTAACGTAGTCGCTCGAACTATATATAAATTCAAGAACCCTAGGGCTGTCATTACCTATCAAAATGGATATTGTGGGGCGGATGGCACACTGTCCTTCATACTACAAACACAAGGTCAGCCCACAGAAGGACAAAACATTATCAACTTCGGGCCTATACAAGTTCGCATGTCACAGGACTCTCATACAGGTATGTATACTATGACGTTCAACGGAATGAGTGTAGAAATATCACAGTTCGCCACCAGTCTGGTTATCCTTCGTTGGAATCGTAAGTTATATACTGTCAGTATGGAACTGTATAAGTACGTCCATCAAGAAGATGTACCCAAATACATGCTTCGTCCGGAGATGTACTGGTTTGAAGAAGAACCGTACTATTCAGAAACAAGCCGATATGATTTGGATATGGAAGTAGGTGAGAAACAAGAATGCTACATTCAACCATATCCATGCATGATAACCAATATCAAACTGTACAATCGAGACCTGGGTACGACAGATGCTATCAAAGAGTCGATTAAATACACTACTCAACATCCTAACTGTGTGATTAACGACTTGGCACGACACTTCTATTCAGGTCACGGATATGCTGCTCGATAAAAATCGATTTATTGCGCGGTTATTTTGTGTATAACAAAAGATCTTCTTTAAGGTATATATTTGGTTACCTCAAAGAAGATCTTTCTTTATATCAAAGATTTTTGATTACTTGTGAGAGAACTCAATCTTCATCGCGGTCTCAACGATCTTGATTCGCTCTTCGACAGTACCAGTCACTTTGATGTATGGGAGACCTACACGTTCCAACAGATCCAAGATATATGCGTCCACCTTGAGACGAAACGCTTCGTCCATACTACGTACACCATCATTGACTACCGGGAACTCAATTGGGAAATAGAAATAGATTATATCCGGATTGTCTTTGGTGAATTGTTTGAGCGTTTTAATCTGATTGCGAACGAAATCCATAGACACTCGTCCATTCTCTTGTAGGCAACATGAATATGAGATCACATCAGTCAGACCTCGATCGGAAATGTACGGGCCTTTTTGACCCAACAACTTGACGTACTCGTTGAATATGGTTTCTTGACCTGGTTGGGTTCCTTGTTCATTGATTTGTACCCCTTGTTTGGAGAGGTTGCGAACCACTTCGATAATCACATTCATACCGCATTCCTTAAAGTGATTCAGGATAGTTGTCTTACCCGTTCCTTGTGCTCCAGTGAATATAAATCTTGACATATATTTTTGGTTTGATATAATATATAAGAATCCGAACCTTACTTTATAGTTTCTTCCACCATCTTAAATTTCTTTTTAAGATGTTTCGGAATCATGCTTCGACAAATCTCGTCAATGTCGTACGATGCAAGTTCTTCACTCTCATCCAAGCTAGATTTGATAATCGGGATGACCCAGAGGTTCTTGTATATCTTGGCCAACTCTGATATTCGATTAGCATATTTGGGATTCTGCATATTGAGTTGATTTACATACAGTTCGTAGTAGTCTTTTGAAGTGCCGGGAACATCGAAAATCTCATCATTATATAGGCGCCAGAACATAATACTGGATTCGTTAACCATCGTATTGAGGTATTCACCATTATATACGTACCAGTATCTGTAGTGATTGTGATCTGCGAAGTTCAATGCATAACAAGATCCGAGATTGTACAGACCCTGGTTCACATCTATTTGAGGTATATGGATGTGTCCCGAAAACACCTTGACTCCGAGTTCACATTTGTCTTCTCCAAAAATGTCTGCGTGAGTATATATATTTTTGACCCCGGGATGATCCGATATCAACTTTAGTACGTCTTTCTGCTTCTTGAACTCGTACCACGGAACAAACATGTCCTCTCCATCGATTACACATTCATTTACAACCAATCTGATATCGCAGTCTTTGAACACCAGATTCAATGAGTCAATATCATCGCGTTCTGGTGAATAAAAGTCGTGGTTACCTGCTACGATATAGAACTCTTTTACCAAGGATCTTAACTCGAGGAACTTTTCTCGAACCCTCTTGGCTACCATCGGGGATATACTGGAACGCGAATCAAACACATCACCAAGATGTATGAGTCGAATCTCTTCGTCCTGATGCGATTCCAACCATGGAATAAGCTCGTTGTCCAGAAAAGTCATTTGAGATTCCAACCAGGTGATGGAGTTTTGGCGTACCCCAAAGTGTGTATCTGTGAATAGTACTCTCAGCATTTCTGTACCCATTTGGTTTTTTTGATGAACTTACGATTGGACTCACCTATCGGCGCTGTGGCTTCGTACCATACTACTCGTCTGAATGGTAGATCGTGAGCACTGATATGCAACCAGCAAGTAGAATTTTCTCGTGGACTGCAGCACTCGAAATCCATACAGCACTCATCCCGGAACGGGTTGTGCACGGCTATTCCGAAGAACTGCAGTAAGCACTGGATGTTACAGGATAACGGAAGGCTCCATCTCATGGACTTGAGGTAACGAAGATGAAAAATTTTCATATATTATAGTGTTATTTGAATGGCGTTTATGTTTTCTACGTTAGCGAATAATGTACCGCACTGATCACTGATCTGTAGAATACCATCTTCTTCGTTCAGTGAATACTCTCGAGCACCATGACTTTTTTCTTTGAAGAATGAGAGTCGTTCGCCGCTTACTACTAATGTTTGAATAGCTCCGCCTTCAGCGAAGTCAAGGATGTTTTTAATTGCATTTATTGTCATGCGCATTCTGTATTTGTTTGTTGATGATGTCTCGTACCTGATAGAAGTTGACTGGCTTGTAGTCGTTGTTGTCGACACCTACGTCGTACTGAGTTGGGAGTAGATAACGGAGGCGATACGTGTCTTTGCCAAGGATTTCTTTTACCTCCTCATCGGTAATATCCTGAAAGTTGTACTGATGTTTCTGAGAGTGAACGTGTCCAAACAACTGCCATACCGGTTGATCACGATAAGCACCACCGAACGCGAGGAATGGATAATGATTGAGGATAATCGTTTGTCCTTCTACCAGGATCTGCATTTGGAACGTGATAGCGTCAAAATACTTTGAATAATTATCGCGTAAGTTCTTGATGTCGTGGTTGCCAATAATCAGAATCTTATGGCCGTTCAAACGAGAGAGGACATCATTCCATACTGTGGAGCCACCCCAAGCAAAATCTCCTAAATGGAAAATAGTGTCATCCGGTCCGATCACATTATTCCATTCGTTGATGATGTGATCGTTCATCTCTTCTACGTTAGCGAACGGGCGTTTGCAAAAACGAATGATATTTGCGTGTGAGAAGTGAGTATCGGAAGTGAACCATACCTTAGACCCGTCCTTGAACTCAAATCTTTTTATGCCGTCTTCTGTTTGCATCTTTGTTAATTCCATATTGTGCATCATGCATAAATATATAAAAAGACATCTCAAATTTTAGTGAAAATTATAAGAGTATTTGCTGTACAACTCAGATATCCTGGTGGTACTATCTATCTTATTGTATAATCTTTGTAGTGATTCTTCGTAATGAGGATTGCTAGCGTATCGATGTCCGTTCTTGTTAACGAAACATGTCAACAGGTCCTGCTCTGTCTTACCGTCCACCATATAGTCATTACGAATCAAATGTATATAGGGTTCTACGGATTGATCCGGATGAGCGTAACCGTGCCCTCGAGTCAATATCTCGTCAGCCGATCGATTGTCATAAGACATCACATTGAACACCGAGTTCGTCTTTCGGGCTACACCGGCTGTACCAAAATGAGATTCTTTCTGTCCTTGCGCCAATACAAACACAATATCCATATTATGTTTGAGACAGGCATCTACCACGGCGCAACCTGATAAATTTGAACCAGGTGCAATGGTTTGAATGTATGCATCAACTTCTGATATGAGTGAGTCCAGTGATACCGTGTCTTGAGCGATTTCTACTTGTTGTTTTTGAGATTCTGTGTTCCGTGGACCCATAACCATATAGGTCGTGATGAAAAAGAACCAGATAAAAATAAGAATAAAATAGAATATCTTGCCGTTCATATCATATAATTATTTGAAATATGATTAAAATATAAATAACCCCAGAAATCTTTAATGAAATTCTGGGGTTCTTTCAAGACATTCGTTGATGAAATTCCAAAGGCTTTCAAGACTTTGTTAATGAAATCCCAAGGACTTTCAAGACTTTGTTAATGAAATCCCAAGGACTTTCAAGACTTTGTTAATGAAATCCCAAGGACTTTCAAGACCTTGTTAACGGAGTCCCGCTGCGCGGTCTCCGCGACTGCGTTAGTGATTTCTGGGGTTATATAAATCGTCCCAATAAGGATCTATCTTAAGACTTTCGTAAGGAAAGTGCTCCATATCCACTTGAGACACCTTTATCTTGTTAGAATTCGTCTTCATCTTTTAGATCAAACCTGACATGTCTCCCATCTTCGGATATGTATATACCTTTCAGTCCTGGTGTTCCTGTGCTATTAAGTATCCTCATGATGCCTTTCATTTGGATAGTATCTGTGATATATTGTCCAGAAAGAGTTTCCATATCAAGAGTGTTTATTTTTGAAACCGGGTGAGATCATGGAGATGAGACATCCTATTAGTACTACTAAAATAGCTGCGCCAAAAAACCACATCGTCCATCCGTGATTAGTGTGTTTGGCTTTGCCCCACATAGCCAACAGAGAATCGATCTGTTTACTATCACAGTCATGCATAAGTGCACATCGATCAATAACCGATTGATCTGGGTAGAATATAGGATTCAGGGGAACATCATAGTACTCAGAACCAAAGAAATAACGCACATCTACTGGGTCGTATGTAGAGTCAATCATTGCTTCAACAATCTCTGGTGATGCTATTACAGATACGTACCCTGCTTCTTCCATGTTTGCAATAGCGTTCTCCGGCATACACATATAGTTAATAAAGTAACGTGCCGCCTGGACGTTCTTCGCGTACTTAGGAATAACCCACCCATCGAACCATACGATAGATCCTTCATTTGGCACTATGTAATCGAGCGGAGCATCAGGAGACTCATCAATAGCCCATTGAGCATCACCGGACCACATGAGATCAATTAGCATTTCACCTTTGATCATTTCCTCCTTGCCGAAGTCTACCTCCCATCCTGCGATATTATCTTTAGCAGCAAGAAGAATACTTAGGACCGTGTCTATACGTTCTTGTATAGGATTCTCGACCAGTTCCTGTCGGTTTACGTTTCCGTTAGCAATATCCTCTCGATAGGCATACTGTACCAGTACTGAATATACATCGCGGTATGCGTCTTTCATTAGGAGTTTGTCTTTGTATTGCGGATTAAGAATAGCAGACCAGCTACTAACCTCCTCGGGACGTACCTTGTCTATGTTATAAAGAAATCCAGCTGTACCCCACATATATCCTACAGTGTACTGCAATACATCCACAGTATCACTCATTAAACGGAGTTTCTCAGCAGCGAACGGTGCAATATATTGTGTATAGTCCCAAGTATTACCGAAATCTCGATCAATAGGCAATAGTAGATTTTTCTTGATCATTTGATCGATGATGTACTCCGAAGGACAGAACAAGTCGTAATCTTCCTTACCCATCTCAATAGACGTCAGCGCTGTCTCGTTGATATCGAACGTCTGATAGATGACCTCTACCGTTTCGCCGGTTTGTTCTTGATACCAAGCCGGGAAGTCTTCCAGCACCTGCGGGTCAATGTAGTCGGCCCAGTTCAACACTTTGAGTGTGTGTGCTCGGTCTGCAGCGTTCACTGAGAACACAGTCATGAGCGATATCAAAATCGCAATAAAAAATTTCTTCATTAGAATAAAAATGTTAGTGTTAGTTGTTAGTTGTTTTCTTCTTCGTCAGACAGATCCAGTGCCATCTTTGTACCACATGGACATGTCGGCAATCCGTTGTTGTACTTCTCCAGAGTTTTGCGAGAGATTTTGAGCTCGTATCCACATTCAGGACAGAAAGCTACTAGTACGTTTTTCTTACCTTGCTTAGATTCTTCTTTTGGAAACACAACAGGGACACCAGGGAACTTACCGTAGTTCTTTACCAGGTGTTCATAGGAGGTCTGAATCAACTCCTGGAGATGATCACTCGGATGAACCTCTTTGTAAGGTGCCTCGAAATAGTACGTGTCGGCCAGTTTCTTGAATGCCTTACCTGTTCCTTTCACATTGAAAAAAGCATGGATGCACTCATAAGTCAGGGTCGTAAGCATCTCGATAGGATCTTTGATAGTGAAGTTGACACTGATTGTGGTTGGGAAGAAGTCATCCAAATGTACATCCTCACCTTCGTAGGGTTGGATTGTTTCTGTAGGCTTAGAACCGCGAACACGTCCACAAGCAATCTGGAAGTCGTGATTGAGTAGGTCCAAATCACCACCGAAGATAGTGATATTCAGTTCTTCAACAGCATGTCTTAACCATTCTTCTCTTGTCATATATATAGCTATGATTTATTTGCATATAACGTCTGTTGTTAATCATTTGCTGGTTCTATTTCGTGTTCGTAGAAAAACTTGCCGAAGCATTTACCATCCAACTGATACAATACCTTGTTGCTCTCTTGACATACACCCAATATCTTACGTGGACCTATTATATCCTGCGGTAGTTTGTTTATAGTGTCATTTCCGTAGTACTGAGATAATTCGACACCAAGTTTGACTAATGTTTCTCGAGTGAAACGAACTTTCTCACCCATCCCGTATTTAGCACACAGCAAGTCTGATTCAGTGAAGAGATAGGTATTGGCAAACCCTATCAATGTATAGAAGTTTACACCACCAACCGTGGTCACACTATTTATCGTATGGAAATTGTGATCGAGCACCCATTCATAACTGTGACCTGAGTTGGTCGGGCCGCTTATATAAATTTTTGCTAGACCTTGTTTGGAGAGCATCACATGTGTACCCGGTTTCATCTTAGGTTCCTCAAGGTTACCTATGGATTCCACAGCACGTTTGATTGCTTCAGATTCATCCACAGCATCGAGTTTCATCTGGTAGCTGTACAAATGGGCCTTGAAAGACTTGAATGATATCAAATATCGAGCTCGATCAACGTCTTTGAAGACGTTTGAGATAGTGCCTCTCAAGCCTTTATGTATACCTTTGGTAACGAGAATGTTATCACCGATTTTGAATTTCCGTTTGCTCATTTCGAAATAATATATTGTGATTTGATCTGATTTTTACAGTCCCTGTACATCTTTTCAGACACCTTTACTAAATATTCCATAATTGGAATGTATACCGCGCGAACGAACCAGGCCCCTAACTTACCAAAGGAACCACTTCGTTCCATTTCTTCTGCCGATTCGTACATCTGTTAGATTGCAGCCTTACTTTTCTTAACAGTGCGGTCCATCTCTGCAAGAGATTTTTTGATGCGTCTATTCTTTGCGGGTTTCATATACGTCCGCCCATCTACGTTTTGGTAGTGATATTCTAGCCTTTTCATTGTGCATTATGGATTTCGTAAAACTTTCTGATCTCGTCAGGAGTGAACAAATTCCTATCAGCATCCTCTCGGAACTGAAATAAGAGTTGTTCATTCTCATATTCCTTATGGACCTCATTCATATCGTGGTAGAGACGATAGGACATCCATTCAGACCAGTGAAACCACTTCCCATCGTTGTTGAACCGATGCACTTTGCTTGACCCGTTGTCCACGCAGGAAACGTACTTATCCGTGACTGATTTGACTGTCAAGTGCATCACACGTTTGCGTGAATCACTTGGATATGCAATGACTGACTCTCCTTTTTTGAATGTGGTAATGTTCATAGTATATTATCTTTGTGCTACATATAAATATATGAAAAATGGAGAAATATTTAATGAAATTCCAAAGGAATTTATGACTTTGTTAATGAAATTCCAAAGGAATTTATGACTTTGTTAATAAAAATCAAAGATTTTCAAGACTGCGTTAGTGATTTCTCCATATTTTTTTTAATTATAGTCACAAAGAACCAGATCCAATTGATAGCTGTATGCACTTTTGGAAAAATTCTTTCCTTCAAACACTATCCAATATTTCAATCGACTAGATACTTTCTCGGCTTCGACAACTGTTCCGGCACTGTCGCCTATTCTGTTGTATAGGATTTGCCAACGGCGTTTAAGAACGACCTTGTCGCCTGAAAAAACTTTTGCCTACTCATTTTTTATCAGAGTTTTTCAATTGTTTCAACCGGATATTCTCTTCATCCATCAATAGATGTGAGAACTTTTTTCGAAGCACGATACGTCTGTGTTCTTTAAGAAAATCATTCATATCGGTGTCCTCCGGCAATTGATACATCTTACGAAGGATTGATGCATCAACTTCATTCAACAGTTCTTCCTGGTGTCCAGACCTCCTCATACTCTTTCTTATGTAGGATTAGGAACTGCTGTTCAGACAAAGACAAAAGAATGTTTGCGTCTTTCTTGGCTAAGATATAATCGTAGCGTTTCAGTTCTTTATTGGTCATGTTCGTTTGATTTTTTCATTAGTTTTCTATCAGATAACCTCGGCGTCCGTTAGCAATTCGCGATATGACGTACCGCGTATAATCTTTTTTTCATATCATTATCGCGTTTTTAATTCATTCGACTTTCTTTTAATCTGAACCATCTTGATGATATATTCAACATGCCTATTCCAGGTTTTGAAATTCATAGGATGATCATTCTTCATGATTTCAGATGCGACACCCGAGTCCTCCATAGGAGAAACTCCATTCTTTAACGCAAGTACGTAATATGATAATTCACAAATATCTTTTGCGAGTTTTTCGTCTCCTAAACGAATTGCATCGTTTTCGAGTTCCTGAATCCAATTGTCTATTTCTTCTATTACAGTATCACACATGATCGTTAATTTTTATCCTTGTCTTGGTTATCGTCCAACCGAGTGCCACACTCCAGACTAACCAACCAAACACAAATGTTCGTACTCGAATACCTGCCTCGTAGTTCCATTTGAAATCCAGATACGGAAGAATAGAGAATATTTTTACGTTTCCGTTACGACACTCGTTAAAACTGTTGCAGTGGAATGTAATCATTACTATTTAGAATTAAATTTGTTGTATGTCTTTTTAAGGATCTTTTCGCAAAGTATAAAATCCTCTTTAATCCCATCCTCCTCACACTCCGCTAACTTTTCAAAGATGAAATCAATGAAGAACTTGGTGTCCGGATGCATCTTGGATGTCTGGAGTTTACTATGTACGTACACGTACTCGCCAGCATAAGTAAAGTTCTTACCTTGGTAGGCCCGACCAGCACCTATCCAATCACAAATAAGTTCTACTGCATACTTATATGGCATTCTAATACAGGTAGTACCTTTGTCATAGTTGTCCGTCCAATGTTCATAGTGATGGGGATTGCAGCCTTTATGATGCTGCGTTAATGAAATCCCAAAGGTTTTCAAGACTTTGTTAGAGGAATCCTTATTTTACAAAGGATTCCCACTCTGCATCAGCCTCGGATTTGAAGGCAAACTGAACCATATGTCTTGCGGATCGAGATCGCATTCGTAATCATCACCATCTTCGGTGTCCCAACACTCATATTCTTTGTTAAATACCTGTGGGCACCAACCTTTCCACTTTTCTCTCCAGACCATTACACGTTCGTCTTGTCTGGGTTCTTGCTCGGCAAGGGTAAAAATTTCAATTTCTATTTTCATGTCTTTGTTTTCTAAATTCAGGAAATAATTCTTTGGCTACGGTCTCCATCCAATGTTCGGGATCGAAACATAGATCGGGGTCAATCAATCCTTTCTTATCAAAAAACCAGAACAGATCAAGCATCAGTTCAGTAGATGGATGTGAGTCTGCGTACTCTGCACCAGCCATCCACATAACTCGCGGCGTTCCAGAATGATGAGCAATGTACTCTTTGGACGCAATCTTTAACTCTTCTTTTCTTTTGTTATTCATTGCATTCCTCCATAAATAAATCGTAATCGTCTTGATCGAAGTTCCAGCCAACTACATAAGCATCTTGGATATGAAACCGAAGGTAATCACCGTATCCGTCACCATCAATACTGAAAAAACCGGGAACGTACCCGGTATACCCGGCTTGAAGTTTACCATCAGGCAAGCATATTTCGTATCGACCTGTATCGATTAACTTGTAATCGTTGAAATCAAAGTCGACGTTGTTCGGCCAATTAAGTACTTTACCTGTACGCAAATCGATGCACAATTTAATGGTCTTAGTACCCTCTTCGGGATCCGAGCGGTAATATGGTGGTTGAATACCTACCAGATACGGATAGTCTTTTTCGAAATCATCAATACTGGTATACTCTTTACCGTTGAACTCGAACGGTTCCTCTTCCCACCATTCGGCAATGCGACCCAATGAAGCTCTGAGGAACCATCCGGTAACAACTACTTTCTTTTTTACTGTAAGCTCCATACTGATTAGAATAAAAATTGATGATACACAGGTCTATTCATTCGACACTCCTCGCCTTTGAGCATAAAGCGCTCGATCGGCATGGGTTTGATTGGTTCTGGAAACTTAGACCTCATAGGTGCTTGTATTAAGATTGCTAATACTAAACCTGTCATGTTTGAATTTGTTTTGGTTATGTATAAATATATGAAAAAAGAGGAAATGTTTAATGAAAATCAAAGATTTTCAAGACTGCGTTAATGATTTCATCTTTAATCATCTTCGATAAGTTTATCCAGATAATGTTCTTGAATGTAAAATCCCCACCGCGGCCATAGAGAAATGAAGTCACCAGGATCATCACCAACATCCCTCAACCACAATTCATCATTGGAATGTTTATACAATTTGTCGTACAGCACATCAAGGTTTTTACCACCAATCAGCACCCACAAAATGGGTCGGAGACACAAGATGAATACTGAATTGAATACCAAAAAGAATACTAATATTATTATGTATGCTAACCAATTAAGAACAGTGGCCACTACATACAGTAGCCGTTGGCATAAGCTTTTGAAATAATTCATATTTGTTTGTCTGTTTGTTTTAACCAATGTTTGATAATTTCCTGTTCTACTCTGCGCCTGATGCGTTCTTCGTCTTCGGGGTACAACGACCCACACATGGAGTCGCAATAATCCATTTCAAATATTCGGTCCCCAAAACTACCGTACTCGTCATACTCTGTGACAGATATATGACCCCAACGTAGTCTGAAGTAAGCGACTGGTCTACCAAATAAGTAAATGTCGTACTGTTCGGGACACGCACCGCACGTGCAACGCCAATCAAATTCTAATGTCATATGTGTTTTTATATATAAAAGGTAAATATTTTGAAAAATCTAAAAACCACCAAGTAACTTTATTGCTTCATCCTTTGTGATTCGTTTATGATTGTAATGGAAGTACTCTTTAGGAGATGAAGTAATTCTTTCAATAATTCGTTGTTTAATGATTTCAGATTCTTTGCCCGTTTCAGTATAATGTTCTAAACAATTACACCCATTATATGCATCCCATCTATAATGTTCATCCTTAATATTATATCCTCGATTTTTAAGTTCTTGCAACACAATATCATATCTTTGCAAAACATATGCTGCTTTATATAGGAAAAACAATATATGTCCTTGTCCAAGGGTGAACTCCTTAGGAACCCTTGAAATACTTCTGGTGCCTATACGTTTGTATAGCGATGGCAACATTTTTAACTCACGCGATTCGGCAAACAAATGCTCATCCGTCAAGTTCTTGGGATTTATACCACAATTACATCTCATATATTTATATATAGATAACTAATGTGAAACGAATGCACTTCAAATATATTTTTTGTGTTATTTTCATTGGCTTATCCGTTTGATAATATCTATATCTTCATCAGTTACTTTGATAAGATGATTTGGTTGTACACTGATCGTGACAAAATTCGTGCCAGACCATCGGTCGATGGTTTTAACTGTGGTCTTTTGTTCAGTGAAACGGATGACCGTGCCTATCCTACGATCCAATCCGTGTGAGGTAGTTGCGCTGATGATAAGCACCAGGTCACCTTCTTTAAGGTCGCGACCGAGCATGTCTAGTCCGGATACGTTTGGAAATTTTAATTTACTCACGACTTAAAGTTTTTTGCCAATAGACTCCAATATCTTGGTACCCTCATCAGTCTCGGAATAGAAATCTGGATAACGTGCTGCAGTGTCGCGTATACCTTTCTCACCGATAGGACGTTCTCGTTGTGCGTCCCTCTTGATACATTCCTCGATAGGAGTCAGTATGTTCTTGTAAAAAATTTGAACGTCCTTCAAAGTGGCACTCTTTATCATGCTCAGGATAGACTTGATCGTTTTAGGATTCAGGTTCAGGTTGTCGATCACCACGCTGATATCGTGTTCGAACGCTGTGATCAACATCGTGTTCATCACTCGATTCAGGAACGGGATCTTTTCTCGACTCGGAATCCAATAGCAGTCTGTACCACCCATCATTACACGGAGATCATCCCAATTGATACGAATACGGCGTTCCGGATCTTCTTTTACCCAATTCTTTGCCCAAGTCGACTTACCCGAGCCTTGCAAGCCTCGTACTATAACTACTTGTATCATATATACTTGTTTTGTTTATATAAATATATATATGAAAAAAGTCCTAAAATTTTAGGACTCTTTTATTGTTTTTGTATAGGTGCCAGGCCTGAAATTCTTTATGCATTTGTCACAGTAACAACCGATCCAACCAGTAGTTATGTATTCAGCAGGGCGACCGCATATCATACATATCTGCATACTGAGCTTTTCGTACTTGCTAATAATGTCCTGAATGGCTTGATTGCCACCACTATCATACCATCGGAGCCCACCGAACTTTTCTTTTACTTGACTAATCGAATAGTCTGTAATATGGTCGCGATCAATCACCTCTTGAATCTCACGACATATCTGAAGACCAAATGCCTTACACCATCCGATAGGCATGTAGTCCAACCAGGTCTCTTTGTATCCTTGATACAACTTCAAAAATGGATATCGTTTTATCAAATAATAGTTACGTGGTAAACGATAAAATAGATACACGAAGAAACTCCGTATATCATATAACTTGGCTCTGAATCGTCTCCAGATCCAGTATGCTTTTGAATGTTTCTTTGGTTCGTTCATTGGAAATCTTCTTTTTCGTACTCATCCCAAGGTTCTTTTTCCATATCACTTAATATCGATTACGAGTGCTACCCCAAATGTACACCAGAATCGTTTCTGCAGTTCTTTTTCGGTGAAACAATTGAACTCGGACATGTACTCTTGAAGTTCTTCGTTGGTGGTGATCACCGCATCACCATCGGAATCTAGGTGGATAGTTTTCATATCATTCGAAACTTATAACAGTTTTACCTTCTTCGTTATAAACATTTATCGGTTTCAGGTCTTCACCCACCGGAGAATTGTAATCAATAACAAACACTTCGTTATCAGGATGTTCCATCAGGATGCTGGTCAGTTCTAGTGCCGTCATAATCATTCTTCATTCAGATTGTCGATCACACTCATACTTACCATTAACAGATGGTGGTAATCGGAACTCATCGCATCTTTTGTGTAGGCCTCGATCTCTGCTTTGGTCTTGCGACACTCTTTCATTGCTTGTCTTACATAACCCATTACTGAAAAAGCGTTTCCGTCAACTCCTACCAAGGTGTATCTTTCTTCCATATTGTTTATTTCTTTTGTTGTATATATCTGAAAAATCTATGAATATTTTAGTGATGAATCAACAAATATTTATACATTTAACAACTGTTGGAACTCTTTTGCATCCCGAGCCCATACTTCCACCATTGATTGTCCATTGACCTTAAGACTCATTCCACACGTCTCTTCTTGGGCTCCGTTCGAGCTCTCAATGTACCCGTCTCCCAGATACTCGAATTCTATTTTAGTCTCCTGAACAACCGGATGTTGTTGCCCGTTAACTATTACCAGCTGTTGACGTTGTTGGATTTTGATAAACGAATTGCCTTCGTATTTGAATCCCTGTTCTAATAAGTGATTCTTGATGCTTTCGAAACTGTTGTTCATTGTCTATTTGTGTTAGGTAATAATATATATAAAGTCGTTGACATATTTATACTTTGACCCTTATTATTTTATTGAAATTTTGATATATGGCTAAAAGTAAAGAAGTGCATGGTGGAGTAGTGAATTTAAGTGATATCATCAATCAGATTACATCTGTTACTGAGGATTTGGCTGGCATTATCGATGCGATCAATGCCAACTGCGACTATGCTTCTATAAACAAAAAAGCAGATCAGGCTAGCAAAAACGTACATAATCTGATGCATATTATGACTGACCTGTTTACATATATTCAAGAATCACTCGCGAACTTAAAAGAGTTGAATGATGGAGACTCTGCAAAAAATCTTCAATCTATTCTAACTGGATATGATCCTTCTGCTGATATCACAAAAACGGATTTTTCTAAAGCAGGCATACTTCAATTACTAATAGGGATATTCAAGATGATAGAAAACATCATCAATATGGAAGTTCCTAGTCAAATCTCATTGATGTGGAAAATGACCATGTTGAAGTTGAATGTTGACATTCTTGCCATAGGTATACTAGGATTGACATCGTCTGCTGGCACAATGGCGGCAATTCTAAATTCTGGTGCAAGAAAATTGATTTTGACCAGCATCAATAATATGGTCAACATGGTTATGACACTGGCAACCAAAATGCATGATTTTGTAGCTATAGACACACCGAATAGTGTTGTCATGCTCTACAAAACTATTGTGCTATATCTGGACTTAAAGATACTTGCAGAATTTATAAACAGACTCAATAACTATGCTCAAAAAAACATTCAACTTACAATTATAAAACAATTTATTACGTCAACATCAACTGTTATTTCTGCTCTGAGATCATTCACTGAATCAGTCAATCAGTTCATGAAATTGGATGTACCAACGGCCATATCGATTCGAAGAAGAATGAGAAGGTTGTCTAGAATAACAAGAATACTAATAGCCGGGTTGAATGAAATAGCAAAAACTATCAGCATAAACTTCAATAAGAAACGCCGTGACAAGCTGATGATGTCTGTCCTTAATATGACGGTGATGTTCGCTCTTTTGAAAATAGCCATAAAACAGATAGCCATAACTGTCGCGGTCATATCAGTAATCGGTATGTTGGTATTGTTGCTGTTCATCCCATTCATCTTAGGATTGGCATCTATAGTAGTAGCATTTGGGATCATGGTTAAAATGATTAGGTTGATGGCGAAACTAGCGAGAAGAGCAGCATTCCAAGCTATAAAAGTGGTGGTGCCTATGATAGTAGTATGCGGTGTGCTCATGATTATAGCCACTACACTAATGATGATTGTATTAGCGGGCAAGGTATTGCAAGATAATCTATTGAGTACTCTTATCACTATAGGATTCATGGGATTGATAGTGTTAGCTATTGCTGGATTTATGACACTGGCATCTTTTGTTGCACCATTTATGTTGATTGGTGTTATAGCAATGGCTGCGATCACTATAGGCATTTTGGCATTGTTGGCACTTGCAACCATGCTGATAATGATTGTATGGATTGCAAAATTTTTGGATGTAGATGCTGTTATAATATCAGTTGATAAGATCATAAACACTGCTGAACAAGTAATCCAAACAGTTCTCAACGCCGATTTCAAACGCACCAAAGAAGATACTGATAGGAGTTGGATTAGAACCATACTCGGAACAGTACTAGGTCAAGAAGCACTAGGCATATTCGATCTGATTGTTAAGGTCACTATATTATTCTTGACCGTGTTTGTGGTAATCACTTTGATCGTATTAGTAGGAGTTATCATAGGGCTAACTAAGATATACGAGGCTAACAAATCAATCCTAGACAATGCACCCACCGTGGTAGTCTCTATCATCGAAGGCGCTTATCGTATTATAGACACAGTTATAAACTATAAGCCTAACGCTGAAATGGGTGAAGAGGATGATAAGTTCTCCAAGTTGATATCCTATGTTTCTGGCTCGGACTTTGTAACCATATTCAAACTGCTCACCAAAGTAGTGGTTGTAGCACTATCGATCGTTGTATTGGCTATGTTAGCCGTACTGGTGAAGGAGATGAAATGGATGGTTGAGACCACAGATGGTTTGGACTTCAATATGGTAGAGACGCGAGTTGGGGAGATTATGAAGGCCGTGGGTAATATCATAGGTATCTTATCAGAGCCTATTGAAGAACCGAACGGCAAGCCACGTAAGGGATTGTCCAAACTACTTCAGACCATAGGCCTCGGCAATCTGGCAGACATCGTGGATCTGTTGTGTGCCTTCGTACGAATCGGTATATCCGTAGCTGCACTATCTGTTGTACTAGCAGCAGCAAACATCATGAAGACTTGTTGGGAGACTTACAATGAGATGGGTGGTGAAAAGATCGGAACTAATGCTGCAACCATGACCAACGGTTTGTTGGTTGGGCTGGATTCTATCATCACTACTCTCAACGATTCCAAAGTCAAACTTGGTGATGTGGACGGAGGACTAGATTCATTGCAAGCCACTATTCCATTGTTCACAACCATCATGAACATCACCAAACTCATGAAGAAGGCTGTGGACGAGCTACAAGGTATTGACGATGCTAACCTACAAAAGATAGACATTACCTGCAAGAAGATATCTGAATCGTTCAATAAACTATTGAATGGTGAAGAAGGTCTCCTACCATTTGTGGTAGAACATTCACAATCCTATAGTGCTGTAGTCAAGGACACCGATAAGTTGATCAACCGAATCAACGGTCTGAATATCAACAAGTTGGATTCACTCGCCAAGATGTTTGGTCATGCGGCTGCGTTCGCACAAGCGATCAACGGCAACTTCGACAAGCTTGCAGACGTCATCAATGAGAAGTTGGCACCAATCCTAGAGGGTCTCCGAAAGACTATCGACGATGCTGATCAACACATCCAAGAATATACCGAACGGCAAGAACAAGTGACCCAACGTACTGGTGAAGCCTTTGAGAAACTTGCAAATGCCCCAACAACTGGCGGTCCTGTTCCTCCAGGAGGTGCTAATCCAACCCTACAAGGAGCTGGTCAAAATAAGGATGTTCAGGCAGCTGCACAGATTGATATATCTTCACAGATCGAGTCAGCATTGCGCAACTTCTTCAGAACCAATGATGGTAAGATATTAGTTAGCACAACGTAATTTTATTGCAAAATACCGAAAATTGTCAAAATACTTCATTTATTTTTTAGGAAATCAAACCTATCAAGTAAATGAAGTATTTTATTGTTGGACTTCATGGTAGTGGCAAGCAAGAGGTAGTGGATATTCTTGAACACCAAGGCGTCGCATGTGGAAAGTTGTTCTCGAATATTGAGGCTCCATCAGATACTATATATGGCAGCTACAACTACGAACTCGTCAGCACAACCGATATCAATGAAGTATTCGAAAACAATGCCTACGTGTTCTTACGCGAACTAAAACACGGTACAGAGAAGTACTACGAAGGGCTATCCACTTACGATGTGGAAAACAATGACGTGTTCGTATTATCACCAGATCAACTGGTGGCCATCTCTCCAAAACTCATGCCTGAAGATGTGTGTTTCATCTGGTTGGACAACACCAAAGCCAACCGCTACAATCGTTATCGAGATGAGCGTTGCTCGTATAATTTCAATGAACGAGAGGATCTCGAGCGTCAGGATCTCAACATTTTTATTAGAAACATGTACTCATACGACAAAAACCGAGTACTTTATTTTATGAATGATGATCCCGTTCGTATCGCGGCCATCGTATTTGCATTAGTTCAACATGAGGACTTGTTACCTGCATTCAGTCAAGCATTTAGCAGTTAAACAAAAATATCAGTAAGATTATGATGCCACAATTTGGAATAGACGGACCAGTACTCGATGATACCGTATGGTACAATGCTAAGACTGGTGATTCGTTCAAAGTTCGCAGTAACTATTTTGAAGACAATAACATGATTGTTCAGACCTATGACGGTCGTCGACTCAATCTTAATCAATTAACAGAATACGTTCAATGGACAGGCAAGGATCTCCCACCCAAGAAACCTATCTCGCAATCTTCCAAAACAGAAGAACTCCCACCAGAAATCGCAGCAGAGATCGGGGATGCGCCTGAAGAAGAACTCATCGACCCAGAGGATCTTGCTATGATCAGTGGAGCCCAACCGGTAGCTCCAAAGGAGTCTCGTCAATTGAACTTACCCGTGTCCAAACCACAAACATCCAATCGTGCGTTCATTGAGAAGGCATTGAGTAAAGCTAAATTCCCAAACTGGAGTATAGTCATGAAATGGCCGAACTTTCCCCAGAACGAGATAGCCTTATTACATCGTTCTATGGATATACCTATCGATGAGATTGCTGATTATTATTTGGATAACATCACTCAGGAGTTCGACTCTTTTATCAACAACATCAAGAAACAACTTAGCAATTATCTGATTGAGAAGATAATTCCAAAAGAAGAATCGGATGTGAAGACCAAAACTACCACAAAAAAGAAGTAAATCATGGACATGGATGATATATTTGAACAGGCGGAAAAGCAGGTTACAGATTTAATCGATCCGGATCAAATAGTAAACATTGATATCGATGCGATTGGTGAGGAGTCTAAGGACGAGGCCCATCAGCTTATTACAGACATATCACGTTTCTACTACGATCCTGATTTCATGAAGGAACATCCAGCTTTTAAGAAACGGGTAGATGCAGACTTGGAGTCTATACGTATCAATCTCAAGATGCGTAAGGCTGATGAGCAGGCGCATGACATCCTTCTAAAGAACATCGGATGTAACCCTGGTAACGCTAGTCTGTACCGCGCCCTGACCGAGACCCAGCGTACCATCCTTAATATCACATCCAAGATAGAGGAGACTATTCAGCGTCTCAATGCTATGATGAAAGCTTATCAAATGGAGATAAATTTTGAACCTCAACAAGAAGCACAACCAGAAAATGGTCAACAAGCCAGCATACATCGTGGTTCTAAAGCATTCATCGAGGATATGAGTAATGTGGATGATGATGACGTTACCATCCCTGAGGAAGAATAAGCATAAATCGTATATATTTCGCGTATAATGAGATAAAATATCAAAACTAATAAATTATATAGCTAAAAAAAGATCGCTCGTTAAAAGCGATCTTTTTTAGTTTATTGATATTTCCGTTTATGTCTTCTGATTAGAATGGTTCTGTATATTTGTCCACCAGATCTTGTATGTACTTACCTGTTTGCTTGTTATCTGATTGATAACATAGGCGAATGTTTACGCCAGTGTGGTCCACAACGAATATAACTATAGACATACCCAAATCTTCAAAAATAAATTGAGACATCGGAAAGACTGGTGAGTTCGAATCGTTTATATTTTTTGGTCTGTATTTGCGATAATCTTGTTTCAGTATACTTTGTAATACACCCACACCCTTTTTGTCTTGCGCCAGTTTTCCGGTGGACGTAAATTCATACCAATATACATTCCCAGATAATCCATATATATCAGTATTATTTGTCCTAATACTCTGAGTACTATAATGATACATCTTAATGATATCCTCTATAGGTTTCAGTACATCTTGTATGTGTTTTTGACGCTTAATACCTACCTTTACATCATTCTCCCAACGACTAGGTGTGTCGATGTCTAATATGCTTTCGTATAGTGTTTTCATGATATCTTCTTTATAAGTTTATTGGTGACATCTTCGATATACTTATCGTTCTGGTCAAAACATGCCATAAGGAAAAGATTATAAGTAGATTTCGATCCGCCCCAATCAATTATTTGCAAGCTGATCCAAACCTTTATTCCTAGACCTTTGAATACAAAAGATGCACTCGGATCATTTAATAACAGGTTTTCCTCTGGTGCACATTCATCCCAGATGCTTACGAATTTGTCTTTCAAAAAACGGTAACCATCCATAAACTCTTGTTTGAGGGCATTAGTTTTACCACGTTTGTTAAAGTATCGAGCAATAGTCTTTTTTGAATTTATACTATGATTTGGACCGAAATCCGCATCATGTGAGAATTTGAGACCCCAATCAATCACCAAATCTTCAAACGCATCCAGGACAAGATCAATCTTCTTTTTTCGCTTCAGATATGTCGCTGCTTTTTTATCAGCACGGTTCATTATTTTGGTATCAGCATCCAGTATGCTTTCATACAGTGTCTTCATGTATATATAATAACAAAGTCTTGCGTATCTTTGAGATTGCATTAAAAAAAGGAGACCATACAGGTCTCCTCTAAAAATGTAGTTGCGGGAGGTGGGATCGAACCACCGACCTTCAGGTTATGAGCCTGGCGAGCTATCGAAGACCCAAGGGTCATTCAGGACCTTGTTACCACTGCTACTCATCCCACAAGTAGCCCCAACGAGATTCGAACTCGTGTTTCCTCCGTGAAAGAGAGGCGTCCTGGTCCGCTAGACGATAGGGCTGTATAACCCGTGGTAATCATCCACTAACGGTAAGTTCGTACCGAAAAGAGATATTATATGAGCTCTCTAATAAATCTCAGCTTTCTCTCGACTCAGCCGCGACCACTCCATTTTGATTATCGGTGGAATTGATATTATTACCGATGTTCATTAGGCTTTAAGGTGTTATCTAACTTATGGTACCTAATTTGAGGAAACTGCGTTCTTCGCCTTTTCAGGTTTCTCGGGTTTGTATTTAGAACCTCTCCAACCACTCCTTCGCGACATTGGTCTTTGTCCAAAGGCTGTTACTCTTCTGGTGACCAGCTCAAGTAACTGGTGCGGTGAGTGCAGGATTCGAACCTACGGATCTCTTTTCGAGATCACTGGTTTAGCAAACCAGCGCCTTAAGCCACTCGGCCAACTCACCAATATAACTCTGGAGGAGAGTGAGGGATTCGAACCCCCGGAGCGCTCATCACGCCCACGAATTTTCAAGATTCGCACAATAAACCGGACTCTGACAACTCTCCATATAACAAATACGTGATATAGGGTCCCTCATGTGCAAGCACAAGTCGCATATCTCGTATTTGTTGTTCTTCTATATAATAGATAAGAAAGAACATCTAATTTTAGTAGAAAAACTATAGGGCACTATCCTTCGGTATCATCCTCAATTATAATATATAGAAATGATCGAAGATTTTAGGCCTGGCGTATTTGTTGTTTGGATCTTTTTTACGACGCCATTTCTATTTTGGCTGCGACCAACTTATCTAAATGACCGTCTCCGATCCCAGTTATCGGTTGGAACCCGAGTTCCACCTGGATGTTGTCTTCGTCATCCTCGTCCACCCAGGCTCGGCACAAGAACCCTCCCGTACCAGACATGGCTGATGCGTCGCCTGTTTTGATTCTATTATTCACCAGATATTCCAGAGTGTGTCGAACATTATCTTTGGCACATTCGACGATATCATCGTATGTCACAGGTTTACTCACATAGTTCCAATCCATATCTTTCATAATCTGATATACGCGATCCATGTCCATGCCAGATATGACTTGGTCCACGATATCCTCAATCAGGTCCTGATAAGATTTTTGGGTTTTGGCTGTTACAGGAACACCTTCGCCGACAGGTGAGTCCTCTTCATCTAATCGGTTGAGCATCAACAGGGCATCGTTGACGTTGATCTTGTTGTCTCTCAGCATATTAAGGATGTTTGTGCGTTGTTCTTCTTTTGTCATAGTATATAATCGTTTTCGTTGGTTTCGTTATCATATTCATGGACAGACTCGTAGTCGTATCTGGTACATCTTTTCTTTCGAGTACACTTACGATAGAGTGCGAGTTCTTGTTCGGTCATATATTAGAAGTCTATGTATCCGGCATCGAACATAATATCATCGTGTTCGACCTGTTCGCTTGCAATTTTTTGATTGGTTTCCGAATCCGGATCGTGTAGTTCGCGTACTATGTCTTCAGCCAGCTTACGAACCTCTTCGTGATAGTTAGGTGTGTCGTACGGAACACAGTCGCAGATGAGACCTATGGTACCTTGCACTTCGGCTTCGAACTCTTCGGGTGTCATATCAAGCATATTAGTATTCTGAATTTGCTACCTGGCAAGTCAAGAGACCGAGTTCTCTCCACATTTTCACACACTTGTTACTGTCTTCGAAGACGCACAGTACATTGTACTTGCCTTGTATGAGTTGCTCGTACATCTTGAGTTTGTATACATCACCCGAAGAGAAATCTCCTTGACTGCGAGTGATCAGTTCCCACCCATCACACAGACCCTGTTTCGGATTTTGCAACCACATCAAGGTATCCAGTCGTGCGCGTTGGGTGCGACCTGTTAGAAAGAACACCTTGGTGCCGGACGTCATATGGAAGTTCAACAGATCTCGCAAGCGAGGGTCGATCTTGTCAGTCAGGAGTCGGTCCCATTCGAATGGTTCCCGTCCCTGATGTAAGGCTAGTGTAGCATCCAGGTCGCAGATGATGCAAGGAGGAAGAGTAGGTTCCGGTTGTCTGATGACTCTCTTGTCTGTGAGCTCGTCCCGGTACCATTCGTGGTAGTACGTATCATAGAACCCGGCCAAAACGTCCCGAGGAATGTATTCTTTGGAATGGACTCCAACCTCTTTGTTGCGTTTGTAACTTTCAGAGTAAGGAATATAGAACTGCTTGATTACCAATTCTGCACCCATCTTGTTCGCGAGTTTTTCGAACTCCTGAACCCGCTTAGGATTGGCGTTGTAAGCGTCGACAATGATGTCCCAGTCTCTATCATAATAACTGAGGCGCTCCATGATAGCTTTACGCTCTGTCTCTAGAACAGTGTCCAGAGTATTTATAATATAACCCCTATCTGTGGACTTCCAGCTCAGGTCGTGGGTGCTGATCATATATACGTAGGTATCTAGAGGTGCTGTGTCCCAGTGTGTTTTCGCCCAAGTCGTCTTACCACTTCGAGGCGGTCCTTGTAATAGAATGATTTGTCTTTTCATTGAAATGTTATTATAAGTGTTTCCTATAGTTTTCAAGTAAACGAATGATGTCTTCTCGCCCGACTGGATTAGACGACTGGGATACAAACTCTGGAAGAGGATTGCCTGTCTCCATGCACATATCTACTAAGTACTTGGCACAGTCGTACCCTGTAGGACCAAGTCCGAGATCGTGATCGAAACAAACTAGATCCGGCCAGGTCTCAAGAATGAGATGCTGGATAAACTCGTTCTTGCTCCGTGCCCAGCTTACTGTACACTCATTCAGAGGAACATCTAAGAACTCTTCTGCGGCATAATCGAGATACTCTTTCCACTTCGGAGAATGTGGATCCCTCAGGTCATCTATCCAAAGAATGTGCTTCATATATCTATATTGTTTTGAGTGTTAATGAAATCCCGTAGGAATTTATGACTGCGTTATGTATAAATATATGAAAACACGAAAAATATTTAGTGAAAAAACTAAAGTTTTTCAGGACTTCGTTGATGAAGAAAAAAATAATAGAAAATGTGGCTCCGCTGGGACTCTAACCCAGGACCGGCAGTTTAGAAAACTGCTGCTCTATACACTGAGCTACGGAGTCTTGAAAGCCTCCGGATTTCATTAACGCAGTCACGGAGACCGTGCAGCGGGACTCCGTTACGGAGTCTTGTAAACATCAGACAACGAGTCTATAGATATCACACCACTCAAGTTCATTGTCGAATGTTGTATCGATCGGTGCTTCACTTCTATTAAGAACGAACCCCATTCGTTGATACCATTCAGCACAGAACTTCTCGGAATGATCATTAACTGCCATCTCAACGACACATGGCTCAATGTCATTCAGCTGCGCATGAGTACGACACTCCTTGATAGCACTTTCAATCATCAGAGTACCCAGTCCACGTTTTCTCAATACCGGATTGACGTACAAGTCAGATAACAGATAGGCTTCATTATCAGTGTATTTGGTGATTCTGATCATTGCGCCGCCTGTACTCTCCATGATATAGATACTTTCAGCATCTTTCCATGATTGACGATGTGTTATCGTTTTGAAATTCATATTGGAATAGTTTTGTGTATGGGTGTCAGGTGGGACTCGGACCCACGACCTTAGGAACCACAATCCTCCACTCTACCAGCTGAGCTACAGACACCATAAAAAAGGATTCAACCTTCAAAATCCTTGTGGAGCGATGAGTTTTTTGCTATTCCAGAACATAGCTACCAGGCCGCTCTTTCAACTTAAACCTGGAAGGATTGAGCGGGAGACGAGACTCGAACTCGCGACCCTCTGCTTGGAGGGCAGATGCTCTACCAGCTGAGCTACTCCCGCATAAAAAGTACCCCGACCAGGATTCGAACCCGGATCCTGTGGTCCGTAGCCACATGTTCTATCCGTTGAACTATCGGGGCAAAAAGATACCGCTTAAAAGATATAGGGGTTCTCCGAAGTACTCTGAAGCGGAACATACTCAGTAAGTTTCAATCCCGTGACTATCCGGTTGCACCATCCGGTTTGTGTTGGATTCATCGGATTCGAACCCGTTGAATCGTTCTCGTTTTGTTGACTTCGGGCTATGTTCATCAATGAAATCTCGAAGCTTTCAAGACTTTGTTAATACTCCCAGTAAGTGCTGCTCTGGTAACAATTCGATTTCAACGTCGACTCCCTCATCTTATGACGCTTATTATTCCAACTGCCTACTCAATCGCATAAAAACGTGTTGAATCTTTGAACTTATTCTTTTCTTGCGGTATCAATATGTCAAAGACCTGTGCCCAAAGAGGGACTCGAACCCTCACGTCAAAGACACCAACTCCTTAGTCTGGCCTGTCTACCATTTCCAACATAGGAGTGATTATATTGTATTTATGAATATATGCGTGGCAATTTGGACATAGTATTTGAAGATTTTCTAATTTAGAGTTGTGATGATTGAAATCCTTGTGATGCAACTCTAACGGTATGGGTTTTCCGAACCATTCATTCGCCCCACATACTTCACACTTATATTCTTTGAGCTTGTCTTGGATGAGTCTGTCCCTTAATGTAGAATTACCGATACTGAGCCCATTTTCAATTCCATCTATAAGTTGAAGAGCCGTTTTTCTTTTAGGATCTATTTTTCTCCCTTTTCTACTCTGATTACCTTTATATTCGATCTTTCTGGTTTTCAAGAAATAATGAAGTGCATCTCGGGAACAACCGAGTTCCTTGTACATTTCTGTAAATGACCATCCTTCAGCAACCCATTTAAGAATATCCTGGGTTCTTCCAATTAAATCTTTTCTCATGATCTATAATAAAATGGTAGTCTAACTTTTTCAAATGTATACTAGATTACCGTTTTACGTACTCCCAGCGGGACTCGAACCCGCACGTCGAAGACACCAGATCCTTAGTCTGGCCTGTCTACCATTTCCAGCATGGGAGTAAAAAGTTCTTCCCTCTTACGATGTCAGATTTTCACTGCGTCTTCAACTTGTTTAAGGTTGACATGTTGATCACACCGCTTTCGTTAAGGACTTTCGAACTTTAGCAGGGGCAGCAGGATTCGAACCCGCGACCTTCGGTTTTGGAGACCAACATTCTACCAGCTGAACTATACCCCAGTATGTTTCGTTCTTCTATAATAATATATAGAAGCTCTCTTCTGATCTTTAATGGATCATTTAATTTTTTGTGTGTTGGCTCTGTGGGATTTGAACCCACGTCCCTCGGTTTATGAGACCGCCGCTACGCACCAGCCGAGCTCAGAACCAATAATGCGTCCCGAGAACTGGACTCTAACCAGCTGAGCTATCTCGGGGTCTGAGAGTCTGAATCTTCTATGCCTGCCTACTAACTCTCATGAGATTAGAATGGTGCTCTGTTTTCCAATCCAGTTGCAATAGTAGCCTCACCGAGGATCGAACTCGGATTTTTACCTTGAGAGAGTAACGTCCTGCGCAGGTTAGACGATAAGGCCATATATTTGTCGAGACATCAGGAGTCGAACCTGTACCATTGCTGATAAAGAGGTTATTCGCAACTAGCATTATTTACCCCTCACCTTCTAGCCCCCTAGATATGCACCGTACACCATGTCCCGTAATTTAGTCGCACTATCGCAGGACTATAAGCTCCCGAGCGTCCGGTCTAAACATACATACCTGGAATTACCGGAGGGTCCTATGTACAGCTTGAACCCATTTTGTGACCAATCAGGGAGTTGAACCCCGCTACCCAATTTTGCAGATTGGTGCCTAACCGCCTGGACTCATTGGTCATGGTCAGGACAGAAGTTTTTACGGGTTATTCTTCGACCTCTCCCCTCCACAGGGAGCACTCTATTTACATACATCATCATTTCCACTGCGGAGTTTGCAACCACCACAGTCTCCATAAACTTCATGTTTTAGAATCCAACAAACTGTTTCGTATTGGCGTCCCGCAACTACTAACGAATGTCTTCATCAGACCCGTATCTGGGCTATATCCTGGAGCAGGAAACGAGACTCGAACTCGCGACCTGAACCTTGGCAAGGTCCCGCTCTGGCCAACTGAGCTATTCCTGCATGGGGTGTTCTGCCAGTATTAACACCATAATCAATTTTAGTCACCCGCCAAATATGAAATTCGATTCCAATTGAATCCTGGAAATGCATGCGAGCCCGGGGTCAGACTCGAACTGACGACCGACTGATTACAAATCAGTTGCTCTACCAACTGAGCTATCCGGGCACATCGTCTCAGACTGGACTTGAACCAGCGACCTCTCCTCCGCGGAGAGCTCTAACCAACTGAGCTACCGAGACTAGTTGCTTCTCATCAACACAAAGATTTACAAATTTTGAAACCCCTAAAGCTTTTCTGTTCACTTACCACAACAGCGTGTAGCTCATCTATAGCTCCTCAAGATGACTTGGCAGTCCTTTTTATATCGCGCAGGACACTCGGCTTTGCGCTAGACATATGTCTTTTTACCGGTTGTGGGACTAGAGGGATTCGAACCCACCATATTAACCAATTGTGATAATAGCCTCATGAGCAGAGGTCATTCAATAACGACCTCGTACTGTGTTTTGGTGATTTTGCGATTCGACTGAATAAGATAGTCGCCGTGTTTTACGTTTACTTCAAATGAACTTCGTGCTGTCTTGACCGGTCTACCATGTTTCAAATCGTAAACGTATGTGATTTGCGCTGGATTGTTTGAAATAATTTCAATCCTAATCACATCCCGGAATATGACTGTCTGTTCATTTACTACTTCTACTCGCGGATCCTGTGTCCATTTTGGATTGATTTTCTGTACCTGACATGCATTTAATCCAATCAATATAAACAAGACTGCGAACGCATTGATAATTTTTCTCATACTTATATTATTTTACGTGTACCCTAGGTAGGACTCGAACCCACACACCCTTTCGGACCTGATTTTGAGTCAAGCGCGTCTACCAATTCCGCCACCAGGGTATGATGTTTGTGGACACATGTGGGATTCGAACCCCTCCGTCACATTGCAAATGTGAAGTGCTAGCCGTTACACTACATGGCCCATATATTAGCGGTGCCAGCGGGACTCAAACCCGCGACCTCCTGATCGACAGTCAGGCATTCTAATCAGCTGAACTATGACACCATTTATATATTTTTATTTTGTTGCGGCTGCAGGAGTCGAACCTGCTATCTGTGGGTTATGGGCCCCCAATGATTTCTGAGCAATAATTACAAAGCTCGTATCCGTTTCACTCTGCCACATTATTCATTGCGGACCAGGACGGGATCGAACCGCCGACGCCAGGCTCTTCAGGCCTGCGCTCTACCAACTGAGCTACCGGTCCAAATAAGTTAGATTTGTGATGCGCTCTTTTAGTCAAGACCCCTTTGCCATAACAGTCTCTGGTCATTCAAAGTAGTTATGGGTTATTATCCTAAGGTTATGACCTAAACCTTTGACGAGGAACCTTTTCATTATCAGACCCAGTACCTCAACGAACCGCCGTTCTCCTGAGAACAACTAAAAGACTTCTTCCTCTAACTTTAGTTATAATTGTGACCCCGCTGGGACTTGAACCCAGGACCCACGCATTAAAAGTGCGTTGCTCTCATCCAACTGAGCTACGGAGTCTTGCAATACTATTTCATCTGTTGTACCCCGAGTGGGATTCGAACCCACAAACAACAGATCCTAAGTCTATCGGCTTTACCAACATTTGCCTACCGAGGTATATATTTTATTCCAGTATCTTCATATGTGGGAGAGGAGGGATTCGAACCCCCTGAGTCAAAAGACAATGGATTTACAGTCCATCCCAACTCACCATCGTTGGCGCTCTCCCGTGAGCAATACGTTTTACACCATTTATCTTCGAAGACCAATTTCAGGCCAACTATCACTTGGAAGTCTGACTGAACGCTTCCGCGCGAGATGGATTTGAACCATCAACTTATTGCTTTTGTTGCCTCTCCAGGACTCGAACCCGGATTCTAGGGACCAGAACCCTATGTGCTGCCATTACACCAAAAGGCAATATAAATCAACATTCATTTTCCTCTCCTCACCCAAGTCAGTGGCCAAACTGGAGCTTGGTCTTTTTGAGAGTCCTATATCTTTTCAGAAACGAACATTGTACGTACCTTATGCTGGTTCGTAATGACATGTTGATTTGTTGGTGGAGATAATTCATTTTGTTCATTTATAGAGGTGTGTCCCCATCCCCAACGGCACATTCGGCGCTGCACTCTGGTTTATTTAAGTTGTTTTCCTTCAACTATCCGTGCCCAACATTTGCCAAATTGTTGTTCCTACAATTCCTAAGATATGTGTCGTCAGGCGCTGCACATAAATTGTTTTATTTGTAAGTTGCCCTCCGAGGAGTCAAACCTCGCCCCTCAGAATCAAAATCTGATGTACTAATTCGATATACTAGAGGGCATTAGTGTATTTACTATGTTGGGAGGCCGAGACTCGAACTCGGATTGCCGGTGTATCAGACCGATTTCCTAACCGTTTAGAAGATCTCCCAATACGATTGCCGTCTTTCAAGGATTCGAACCTCGTTCTACCGGACAGAGCCCAATACTACTTCACTCCGTGCAAAGCTTAAAGACGTACCTCTCATATGAAAACCGTGTCCGGAACTTCTACGAGATAAAGTTTTTGGATTTGAGAGTCTTGCTTAAAGTCACCTCTCATGGAGCCTCCTGCGTTTCGCTCTTTGTATAGTTCTTATAACTTGGACGGTAAGAACTATCAATCGCCCGCCACTTGCGGGGAGTGCAGGATTCGAACCTACAACCTATTGGTTAACGGCCAATTGCTCTACCATTGAGCTAACTCCCCTAAAAGATTGACATTCTCATTACCATACGTTAGAGTTATTTCAAGCGCTACGATCACCATCCTTCTTGGTCTTCGTCCGTCTCACCAATATATCTCCAATATCTGCCACCGAACTGTTCAAGTAACTTTGCGTGATTTGCTCTTCGTCGCAATGTCAAACTGTATGTAGGGTAGACAGGATTCGAACCTGCGACCCCTTGATCCCAAATCAAGTGCTCTAACCGGACTGAGCCACTACCCTATTGATAACTCAACTCCAAAATTCTATTTCTAGAAATACGCTCGTTGTGTCAAAGCGTTACGTAATGTCCACCTCATCGATCTAAGTGGTCCGGGATGTGATAAGAAAGTCTTTCGACCCATCCTTTCGTAACTGAACTCTCACGAGAAACAGTAGCGTTACGCCTGTTTGTATTGCGATTGCTTTGTCAGGATAGTTTTACTATCCTTCCTTAGCAATGTAGTTTCTTTTTTGCTATTTCCAATATGTCAAAGATCGTTTTGTATTAGAACTTTTGCTTCTGTCCTTCTACAATAATATATAAGAAAACTTTTCTAAATTTTAGTGATCTTTATATTTTTTTTTAATTTTTTTACACTGTGCCGCAAGTGGGACTCGAACCCACACGGACCTTTTGGTCCATCAGATTTTAAGTCTGGTGCGTCTACCAATTCCGCCATTGCGGTAAATAAAAAAGCCCCAATCATTAGATTGCGGCTTGTATCTTGGTAGTTGTGGTTGCGTGTATGTATCGATGTGACTTACAAGCCGCAATATGTTAAAAAGCACATGGATACCAGCCCAAGAAATTTGGACGTGCATCATGTTGTTTCATAATATTGCTGGGTTGTAATCGTGTCATATCAATACTATAATAAACAGGTTGTTCTAAATTTTAACTAATATATAAAGGTTATGTCAGAAATTTAAGGAGCAGTTTACCTTTTTTAGTGGAAAACAGGTTTATCATCTTCATCATCTTGATGTGTTCGTTCTCTTCGGCATCCTCTCCACATATTATAAGATACAAGTTATCTATATCTTGCGACCATAGTTCAAAAAGATTCTCCTTGGCTTTCAATCGAACATTTTCCTGTCGAAGACTTTGGTTTTCTTTGTGCAGTTCGTTCAACTCTTTTTGTAGGGTAACTACATCAATCTCATTCTCGTCTATTATACTCATATCTATCATAACATATCATTTCTGTTGTGGACAAGGTACATACAGTGTACAGCAACAATGATTGCCTTCTCTATAACTACGACATGGACATATATCATTATCTGTACCCTTATCAGGATTGTTGCATGGACAATGACCGTTATTCTTATTCAGTAATCTAAAGATAGAGTTAACTGTTCTATCATCAGGATTCAATATAAATCCAGGCTTTCTTAATATCGTTATACTTGTCATGTGTATATAATATAGAAAGGCGCTTGAATAATCTCGCAAAAACCGAGTTTATTTTGAGTTTAATCAACGATCGATATTAAGATATATAAATATATTGGTACGGTCATTTGTTTTTGTTATACGCGAAGTATTTGTATTTTAATTTTACGCATTCAAACACATTACCATTACATTTATCACTCCAAGGAGCATTACATTCAGTCATGGGATGACCGTTGTCAGTGAATCCATCGAAATAATCGCATTCGTTTTTATGATTGTGATCTTCTAACCATACATTCCAGTGTCTGTTAGTAGCAGTTCTAGGCTTTCTTGTTTCATTATTCATATTCGCCGATTACTCCATCTTTTGTTTTTGCATTGATCCTATTTACAACGGCTTGCGCCTCGAGTAGAGTATCGTATTGTCCGGTGGCCATTCCATCAATGTCAAAAGGATTGTACCACCAAAGGAATCCCAGAAATCGTTTCTGTACTTCATATGATGTGCGATTGTATCTAATACCCGCTCCGTATTGTGCCGGCTCAATCCATTCAGTTGTGTGTTTTACTATTCTGTACTTTTTCATAAGCTGTTTTAATATTCACATATTACTGTTTGTTCGTTTTTTTCAATCATATCTTTCATAATTACAGATCGAGCTTCTTCTTCAGTCTCATAACCACTGATATCGGAAATATTTTCAATCATACTACGCCAAAGAAAACCGAGAAAGCGTTTTTGTGGTATGAAACCAATATAACAGTGTTGTATAAATGAATAGGGTTCGTTAGGATTGGGCTCTCGCCAAACCGTTTTCTTCATGACTATTCTATATCTACTCATAAATTAAACCTCCTCTATATAAATTATTGTATATGTGCGAGACGAATCCAATGGATCCGCTGCACTGCGATAATCAGCCCATACTTTGTATTGTTTATTGTCTTCAATCTTCTTTTCGATTTGTTTATCTGGATAATTCCATGTTTCCATATCATGATATACATTTCCAATATCATGTGTGTGCATTTGCCATCCATAGAAAACACCTTCACAATATTTTCCTTTTCTTAAGTCTTCCATCGTTACCTCAGTCCAACCATATGTATGTAATTGGTGCGGACTTTTCATAATTGCATCTTTCATAGATAAATATATAAAAAGGACCCAGGTTATTTACCTAAGTCCTTTCTTTTTCGTGAATCGGTATATTACTTACCTTCCACTTTGGCTCCTGCAGAGATCACTTTGGAGTTCTCTTCCATAATCTTTCCGAGGTTTACACCGGTAGCCTGTTCCATCACATCCATCGACTGTTTCACCAGCACCGGAACGTTGCCTGAGATACCTGATACCTCACTACCGTTCGTGCCATAGACGTGAACGTCCTTGATAGACTTGAGTGGTTCTGCGACTGATGCGGCTACCTCAGGGAGCTTGTCCACAACCATTTGTGCGAGTGCGGCGTGTCCGTACTTCTTGTACGCCTCTGCTTTCTTGTCCATTGCTTTGGCTTCTGCCTCTCCCTTAGCCAAGATGGCAGCTGCTTCTGCCTCACCTACAGCCTTGATACCTGCGGCTTCTTGCTGGCGCGCATAGAGATCCGCTTCCGCCTTGGCTTTGACAGCCAGTGCTTTCTGTTCTGCCTCATAACGCTCGGCTTCTGCCTTACGTTTACGTTGCTCCAATTCGGCGGCGGCATTGACCTCTTTCTGGTACTTATCTGCATCGGCTTGTTTGTTGACTTGTGCAGCCAATGTCTTCTCCTGAATAGCAATCTCTTGCTCTTTCAAGGCTTGCTCTTGTTTGGCCTTCTCGACCTTTGCCTCTACCTCGAGACGGTTGATTTCCTTTTGGCGCTCGTTGATACGGATCGTCTTAGCTGCTTGTGCCTCAACTGTCTTGACGTTAATCTCTTTGGCCTGTTCTTGCTCCTGGATCTTGTAAGCTGCATCGGCCATTGCCTTTTGGGTATCCGCTTGACGCTTCAGTTCCGCCTGTTTGACTGCCAACTCGGTATTACGTTGAGCGATCTCCGTCTCGGATGCTACTCGGGCATCGTTGGCCTCTTTCTTTGCTTTTGCTTCGGCAATAGCGACATCGCGTTCCGCATTAGCTTTGTTGATGGAGGCGTTCTTCTTAATCATGTAAGTGTTGTCTGCACCTAGGTCCTGAATAAGCCCTTTTTCATCAGTGATGTTCTGGATGTTACAGGTAAGAATGTGGAGACCTAACTGTTGCATGTCCTTCTCGGCCTTGTTACGGATCTGGTCGGAGAATCCATCTCGGTCCAGGTTCAACTGTTTGAGCTCCTGTGTACCAACAATCTCACGCATGTTACCTTCCAATGACTCTTGAATGTTTCGTGCAATGTCTTGAGGACTGAAGTTCAGGAAGTTAGTTGCTGCTGTCGCAATAAGTTCTTGGTCGACACAAATCTTCGCCACTGCGTCGACATTCACGTTGATGAAGTCCTTCGTAGGGATAGATGACGCTTTGATATCCACAGAGAATTGTCCGAGATACAGACCATCTACTTTTTGTAATCCTGGGATGCGAAGGCCACCTGTGCCTTTAAGGAACTTAGGATTCTTCAATGGCCAACCCGAGATTACCAATGCCATGTTAGGACTTGCCTTCACATACGAAAGACACAGAATCAGAACGAGGAGTGTCAAAACCGCACCTCCGATAATAAATGAAATGTTTACCATTCGTTATTTGAATTTAATTGTTAAAGAATTTCTTGAGGTGTTTGAATGTGGACTCAAATCTGCACTTGATATACAGTTTCTTCCATTGGAACCAGCGTTTGAGTTTGTGGAAGTTTATGTCATCGTAGTCTATACACCAATTCACACTCTTGTCCGGCTTGCTCGAACCCACAAAATAGATATGCATTGGTTGACCGTTCGACACGTTAATGACCTTGATGCGGAGATTCTCAACCGAAAGAGGATCCATTATAGCACCGGCTTGCCTGTCTATGTGTGTCAGCATCAACTTGAATAAGTGTACTGGGTTAGATGCGGTCTGTTTAGTGGAGGCTTCGAATACCACCGATGATGGTTCTAGTCCTAATTCGACCTTCAAGTATCTTAACTCCAGGTAGTTCTGATCAGTGAAGTTCCAAAACTTCATCTGCCAATCATCGCAATCCTTGTAAATCATTAAGATATCTCTCAAATCGTGCACAGTTGTGTATGGATGTCTCATATAGGTGTTGTTTTATAATTTTAATATATATATGACAGTGGAGTCTTCTTTAGACGTCACGTCCGTTTTCATAAATGAATTTGAGTACCGGGAAACGGAGTGAGTACTCACCCGTTTTAGAGTCTTTTGTCTCTTCGAAGTACTGTACCGTGATGGTCTTACCTATAATCTCTTCTGGATAATCGTACCAGCGGAGTCGTTGTTCTTTGGATAATCCACTACCTACTTGCACCTGGTTACCCTTATGCTCAATCAACAGAGCCCGGCAAGCATCAAACTCCTTGTGTCCGTCTTCGTTGTAGGTGACTTTGGAGTTCAAGGTACCTACCACTACGTATTCTGCATCCTTGAACTTCTTGACCTTCAAGAGATCCTTGCTGCGTCCACGTTGATACGGAACGTCCTTACGCAACATAAATCCCTCCCAATGCCCTTCTGCTACGTATCCGGACCAGCGATCGAAGTCCTCTTGGCTCGTCAGTCGTTCTTGCTTGAGTATATGAATGTGTTCTTTATCTGCGCAATGATAGAACAGTTCCAAGAGCGTCCGATATCGAAGTTCGAATCGTGGTGACTCGTCAAACATATTAAACTCTTCCAATCTCAGGATGTCAAAAATGTTATAGCAAGGATTCTCAATAGTATGATCCTTACGAGTGATTTCTTTCATTACCCAATCAAAATGCTCATCACCATTCTCGTCCAAGATGCAAACCTCACCGTCCAGAACCCACTTACCCAATAGCTTTGCCGTAAACTCTTTTACTGGTTCAATAAGATTGTTCAATGTAGTGAACTCTTTATTCTGGCGGCTCTTGAATTTGATTTCTTGAACGAATTTGTCGCCGACCATATAGTTATGTACGAATGCCACACAGCGTACACCATCTAACTTACGAGATGCGAAATAGGTTCCATCTACCGGATCAACACCTTTCGTGTCCACAAGTTGTTCTGCGAGAGATACCTCATATACCTCAAAGATCGGCGCGATCTTTTGGAAGTTGTCCCGTGATACACCGATCTTCAGATTATGTGCGAGCACGTTGAGTAAGATCTTCTGATCTTCTTCCTGGAAACGCTCGAGTTCTGTTTGTAGTGCGAGACGAGCTTCGTTGCCAGTGATGTGATGGCACTCACACTGCCAAAGGACTTGTTTGTAGTCAGCCCATCCATCTTCGATCGTGAGATCACCGACCACCTCAACATCCACTTTGGTCACATAGAACTTGTGTTCTCCGTAGGTCTGTTCGAAGATGTCTTTTACCAGATCGGACATATTGTTTTTAAGAAGAAGGAGCTTGTCGTTTGTCCCTGCTGTATTCTTTACTGTGTTGAAAAGTTGTACTATTGTCATATGTTATTGTTCTTTATGTATATATCTGAAACTACTGTCAAATGTTTAATGAAAATCAAAGATTTTCAAGACTGCGTTAGCGAAAAACTAAAAATTATTTTCCTAGTAGTTCGATATTGGATATAGCCGCTACTACCCATCCACATACACCAGACCAATTATCAGACATAATGCATAAGCCTGCGTTCACCAGACTTAATATGATTGTTGCGATAATAAGAGTTTTGTTCATGGGTTATTTTGTTAAATAGTTAATACTGCTGTTACTACTACTGCGACCCAAAGGACCCATCCTGCGATCTGTAGGAGTTTTAATTCATCATCCATAATTTCAAAATTGTATTTCGAGTTGTCTTTTGTCTTGTTCGTTCTGAATTTGAGTCAGTTTATGTTCTTTCTCATCTCGGATACAGGTGATAACCTTATCATAGTCTGCAATACTCAGATCCTCTATCTCACAGTACAGACCAGATGCAAAGTTTTGACTTACGTGTACTAATGATTGAACAAAGGCATCTGCACTCATTGTGTTGCTATTGTAACTCTGTTCATCGGTGATAACAAAAGATATCTTTTTCTTACTGTTATGCCAAATAGTAATCTTCTTGCTCATATATGTTATTTCTCTAATATGAATATATATAAGAAAAAACGCCGAAATCTTTAATGAAATCTCGGGTTTTTTCAAGACTTCGTTAGTGATTCCGACGTAAAAAAAATAGTGGATTCTACGATTATGCATCTTCAGTAGAATCCGGTTCCTCCGATGCTATCTGCGATTCTGCATAGTCGTGCATGGAATGAATCACTGTGGTGTTCAGGAACGTCATACCAATCATCGCAGCATGAACTGCTGTCAAGATGGCTTCAGCTGACGCATCCCAAGGCAATTCTTGGATGATAGTGTTGTCGCCAGTTTGAAAAGTAATTCTGATTGGTGGGCAATCTTGGTTACCTAAGTAATAAGGGTCATTCTCTTTCATATTGTTATAGATTAAAATTGTTGTGTTGTTGATACGTCATAAATTCATTGATGTCTCGAGGTTTATCCAATAGACGTTTTTCGGGTGATAAGTCCAGAACAAACATGTCGGGTTTCCAAGAATCAGACTGGCCATAAATTCGTAACAGTTTGAAACCTATTCCTTTAATAGTCATCATGATTTTGATACAGGTTGGAAATTCAAACCAGTTGGCGCACAATAGTATGCTGGGTTCGCTATATAACTGATCATCTTTACATTCAATCGACAACATGCACATCCTATCGAACTCATCTGGTGATATGATATGCATATCACAATCTGTGAATCGTTTTATTAAAGCATTTGCGATTTTTGAGATAAAACCTCCATTGACCAATTCATTAAACCTTCCCATGTCTTCTTGATCGGTTCGCCAGGCTACAGAGTTCCATTGATTTATCCAGTCGGGAGATACTTCGATTCCACCTATCAATTTCCAAAATTCATTTAGTGTCATCCTACCATCAAACATAGTATTGCATATCAATTCCGCATAATCCGCATCTACTTTTATACTATTATCATTGATGGTTCCATCATTACATATGAGCGGAGGACGACAAGTCCAAATTCTTGATACATGGGGTGTCAGCGGAAGCCATCTTCCTAACAGAAACAACTCGTCCGTGTGCTCTACGAAATTATCGTCTATTATACTCATGCCAGTTCTTTTATGCGCGCCACTAGTGCCTCTTTTTGTTTGAGCAGTTCCGTGACGTCCTTGCCGTCCTTGCTCCGGTTATAGATGCGCATTGTCAGGCGGTCTCGCTCGTTCCGAAGTTCTGTCAGTTTGTCTGTAGATGCTGTTCCTTTACGTGGTTTGCGAATTAGTTTGTATTTGATACAGTAGTCGAATACCTCTTTGAACAAGATATCAAAGTTGAATGTGGTATCCTTGTTCACAAACCGTTCATATGGAAGTTCGAAAGTGGTAACTTTCTGTTCGTGATTGAACAGATCGAACTGCACTTTCTTTTCTTTTGCTATATCTGAGACCTCCAGAGATCCTTCGATCTCGGTGTTCTCAACCATTACATCCCAGGCTTCCTCCCAGGAAGAACTCTTTTTGAGTTGTGGGAAATACTCCAGTATTCGTACTTCTACCTTGCGTGCCATATTAGTTGTTCAAGTTTTCGCATGGATCATAAATAAGTAGTGCAGCGAAGATGTAGCAGGCAAAGATGAACTCTTCAAACGGTTCAGCGAAACCTTTGTTCGACCAATCCAGTAAACGGAGAACAATGTATATAGGCCATAGTGTTACTGTAGCAATAACTAATACGGCTATACATAACGGAACACTGATACATATCAGGGTTATGATGGCAAATAGTTTTTTCAATAGGTTCTTCATAATATACTTCATTAGCGTAAATATACGTACAATAGTGTAAGTGCTTCTTTCTTAATCTCGGGTTTTTCGTACCGACCATCTCGTTGATACTCTTCGTTGAAAACCTTGGTGTTGAACGGCTTGGTAATGATATGCACTCCATGAGCTGTTGGCAAAGTAACAACAATTGGATCTACTATCGGATTTGGATATACAATGTTACACTTCTTTTGGATGTAATTCAATGCAGCGTCTAAATCGTTCTGGTCTTGACTATCCACATCCACTACCCAAAGGCGCTCGTCTCGAGAATCAACTGCGGCTTTCATTGCTGCGGAGTCTACCATCCCATTCAACCTTGTGGGGTTGTGATAGAACAACTGACGAAGACGCTCATTGATATTCGTGTTCAGTCCTAACAGAATGTTCATCACAGACTTCCTGTTCAAACTGATATATGTGCGACAGTTGAATGCTTTGCACATAGTGATGATCTCATCGTGTGCCTCATTCCATTGTTTTTCCGACTGGAACAAATAAGACTTGACAGTTCTGTTTTTATTGTTACCCTTCGCTTGAGTGTTGCCGTCTTTCTTACGAAGGACCAACTCTACTACATAAGCGTGTTCCATATCGAACTTCGGGAGCTTTCCTATTTCCTCAAAGTTATCTATCTCTATCATGCGTTGTCCTTATTCATTTCGTTGAACATAAACTTGGCTGCTTCATTCCAACCTATCCTGATATAGGCAAGGGCATTGTCGCCGTACCGATCTTCAAATAATTCTTTGAAAACTCTGTCTAACTTATGCTTTGGAAATTGTGTAGTCATATGTTATATTGTTTTATATATAAATATATGAAAACAGAACCAAAATTTTAGTGATTAGAACACAAGAAAATAGTCTGATTGTCTGAAAAAATTATATCCAGCAGGATCGCCATACGATATGCCTGGTTGATATATAAGTTTATCGATTGATTTTGTATCGCAGCTATCATCTATCCAGAATGTGACACGGTCCCATGGTTGTCTACATCTACATTTTCTGCTATCAATCAACCAATCCGGCCATTCAGTCACGTCTTTTAAGGCAATTATCGGTGGAAAATCTATATCAAACTTCACTTGCGTTCCGCACTGCGACGATATGGTCATATTTGCAATGGATAATTGAACCACCTTTGAAAAAGTCGTCAGTGCATAAATAGTTGGTATTTTACTCTTATCTGGCGGGATACCTGGATGAATTATATCCACCATGTATTTTGCAAGACAAAAAAACGTAACAAAGAAAACCGGATGGCCGCAGCCAAGCTTCACATGAGGCCTACCATATGCTTCTTCAATCTCTGTGAGAGCTGGCGGATTATCAGGATCCATAAATACATCCAATGTGGGTTCGGGCTTCCATGTTTTCGAATGCTCTGCAAACCATGAATATATAAGACTGTCTGGATGTTTCTTTTGGAACTCATCGTCTTCAGCCTTCCAACGCAGATACAGGTCGGCTTGTTCGCTGGCTTGCTCTATTCGTTCATCAATATCTAATACACTCATAATATGTTGTTTCAAAACAAAGATAACTGCTCACCTCGATACTTACGTAATGTTCCATATAAGTCTTGTGTTCTACAGATCTCCATGTACAGGTCTTCTTCAGGATCACCTTTCTGCCACTCATAAGGCTCCACATCTTGAATAACAATTGGATTCAGTCTTTGTCCAGTTTTCTTGTAGTAGTACTCAGCTTGATTCGGCGTCACATTTTGAAACGTGGCCACTGCCCAAAGAAAGAAGTCCGGGTGTTTGTCTATCAGTTCTTCAATGGTGCATCCTTTGTATCTGGTGTACCAGAAACGAACAATAGGCCATTCGGCTCGTCTATCTTTCTTGAGTTGATTGAGCATGCTTTTTTGCGATGAGTTTTATACACAGCTTGACACCCTCGGTCAGGGCTTCATCCGGATGCGTATATTCGGGCCTGGAATCTATACGCTCATTGTCCAGGTATATCGCATACCTAAACGCGTGTATGTTTTTCTCGTCCAGGCTGTGCCACCAGGGCTCAATGATCACCACCGCATTGTATGTATTGTACAACCAAGTCCGAGCAAGACCTACTCGTGGCGCCCAAACACCATCAGGGCATTCCTCTGATCCGTCTTCGGGATAGAAGATACTGTTACGGCTGTTGCCCCAATCGAACCCCAATTTAGCTAATCGCTCCGCGTCTTCGCGTACGAGATATGTTTCGTGATTTTCAATCATATCATTTCTGTTATATAAATATTTGCCATGAGTTAATATATTACTTTTTCGGAATTGTTTTATTGTTTCATGTTGTTTTTTAAGAACTGTACTCACTTCAAACGATCATGTAATCCTCAAGCTAACACACGAGTCCGTCCGTGTCTTTTATGTATATATAAGAAAAACGAGAGAATCTTTAGTGATTCTCTCGAATTTTTTAATTATGAGACTGGATTAACGTTCGCATCTTATGATAGTCCAATCCCATCCACCATCACAGGTTACCATCTCGGTGAACTCACTCACAAGCTTGTGTGATTTAGCACTGGAACCAACTTCGACTACCATATAAAAGAACTTTGCAACGCCGTCCATGGTAATGAAATAGAACATATCCCTTTTGTTACCATGGAATTGATTTTTGATGAGTCTTTGCTGCTTTTGTTTGTTATCCTGCGGGAGCGCCCTTACAGTAGCTCGTCTTTGTACTTCTCTTGTAGACGTTTTAGTTCAGACAACTCGCGTTTGCGCATCTCGTCTTTCTTTTTCTGCTCGGCTTGCTCACGCTTTTCATGAATCTCATCATTGATACAGCGCACCTTGTGATACAGTGCTTCATCAGACATAGTGAGATAGTGAATTGGAAACTCACAGCTGATAGTGTCGCCGCAGCTATCGTAGCCGTTACCACACACGTTGTCACCCTCAACCCACCAACGAGTACATTCACCAGCATACTCATAATCGGTGTAGTTCGAGTTGACGTCGTAGTTCACTTCGGCAATGATTTTGCCTACTCGTTCACATTCGGCTTGGAACTCAGGATACAGACCCTGCAGTTCGAGTACTTTTTCTTGTGTCATATCTTGTTACAGAATTTACGTGCCATTTCCATTGCGTATGATTTGATGCTCCAGGATGTGTGACCATACTCATCACGAACCTGAGTATCACCTATATATACCTCCCATCGACCATCCGTGTTCAGTACACACCGTGCTGAATCGAAGTCGTACTTGCTAGGATAGACTAACTCTTCTTTCCAAACCTCATCAATGACCTGCATAGGATTCTTATCGTTCGGAACGAAGTATGTGAGGTTGTTGGACAGGTACAACGTTCTACCTTCTCGTTGCAGTTTGAGCCTATCCTGGAGTGTTCGTCTCTCAAGGCTATCAGCGGCACCCAACCAGGATTGGTTTTTCATGAGTTCTTCCATCTCCACAGCTATGCGCCATGGGCTAGATGGGTGATTGAACATTATCTCAGGCTTGGACGGGTCGTTGATACCTTTGATAATATGGGTACCCTCCTTACGATCTTCGAAGCCTAACCTAAACTCTCGACCCATCACCTTGTTGAAGTGATCCAGGACGTCTTGTTCGGTTTCTGGCTTGAGATACCAGGTGTGATTGTCAAGTAATACGAAGTGGTACATTATTGTAAGTGGTATTTGTCGATGTTTTCTAATGTCAGATCCTGAGACTTACTGAGCATGTATTCCACACCCTCTCGGAACAGTTCCTGGAACGTCTCGTAGTCAAGCATGTCCATCTTGAACATTGGACGACCTGTCATTTTATCATATTCACAAATTCCTCTACCAATTACAGGATGGAAATCTGTTGCGTTCAGATAAGCTAGCACGAAGTAGTATGCATCGCCCATCACTATCTTATCTTTGATTACTTTCATATTAGATGTTGAATGTGTTACGTAATGCGATCTCGTCCATCTGGCGCAGTGCGCTTACCGATACCATTTTGTATCCGAAGGTGGAATCTGTGTTGATCTGCCCACCATAGAACTTGTTGGCGTATTCGTAGATGGCCTGGAGTTGTGCCTCAGTAGGACACCACAGCTTGCAATTTTTACCTACCTCATCGCGTTTGAAAGCGTACAGTCCGAACACCCGGTCATGGTGTATCTTCATGTAACCCTCTTGCATAAGAGCGTATTCGATATCAAATGAGTTACCTTGTTTGAACTCTTTGAACTTCTTTTCTGCAAGCATGTCGCCGAGTTGTACGTGGAGGAGTTCGTTAGTCTCACCTCTCAGACCATAGAATGTTCCGTCCGGAGCAAGATAGCCAGCGTCATATCCATCGAGGATGTTCTTTGCTATGATACCATTTCTGAAGAACTCCTTGCCGAACTCGGTCTGGATCATCTCTTCGCACATCCGTTCCTTCATCTTAATCACCTCCTCATCGCACATCACATGATGATAACCTTTTTCCGTGTCGTAGAAGTCGGATAGATAATTGTGTAGACAGTTCTCGTACACGTCAGCAATGAAAGGAACACTTTCGATTAGATCCCATTTCAGCAATCCTTTATACAGCTTACTCAATGTGATCAGTTCGTTATGCAGGTTCTTTATAGCGTGTACATAGCGCACAATGCAGTAGCACTTTAGTTCGTCACTGTTGAGCTCTTCGATGTTCTCATCACCCAGAGCCATCATTCGTTGAAAAGAGGACAGTTTGTAATTGCCCTCAATATAATGACCAGCCAAGTATCGTGCTGTCAGAGTGCACAACGGAGTCATCTCTTCCTGGTTGTTAGTCAGATTAGTCATGTATTGAGTTAAGCAATAGTCGTTGAGATCAATATGCACTTTAGACTTCAGCCACGTGATATACTTGCAGTACTCTTTTATCTGCTTGATAGAAGAACGGATAACCGAGTTCCAATCCTGCAAGTGAGACCGGCTCTCTTCTACTACGCTGGCATCGTCCGTCACATCAATGTTTCGTCCACCATCGATAGGTCTGATAGCGTACTCTCCTTGAAGTATACTTACGGCTAACGATTCAGGAAACCCTTCGAATGACTGTGTGTAAACTTGTAAGGCGCCATCGAAGTCTCCTGTTTTCATCTTGTTCTGCGCTATGTCTAAGAGAATCTCGTTAATGTTCTCTCCTAATGTGAATTGAAGTTGTGCCATACATTGTTCTTTTATGTATATATATAAGAAAAAAGAGGAAATCTTTAGTGATTTCCTCTTAATTCTTTAGTTTTCTCTTGCAACGAGTTTCTTCACTGTTTCTTTACACCCATCTGCGTACTTCACGTAAGCTTCGTACTCTTCGGGTTTGGCGTCTTTCTGACGCAGCAGTGCTATCTCGTCGTCCACACTGTAACGTTCATGGATCTTATGTGCTACCATGCGTTTGTAGTGTGCTTGTTGCCAGTCGGCAGATGGTATTGATTTCATATGTTAGTTGGATTATTTTGTTATTCCTAATTCGACACGGACTACCCTGTGATGACACTTCTACTGAGAATAGTGTCCCCGCTGGTTAATCTGATAACATACAACGAAGACACGTTGTCGTTTTCATATATCTCGTTCAGGATATTTATGAGTTGAGGGATGGTGTGGTTCACCGCTAATTGCAAACTATGTATGTCATGGGAGGCGCACCATGTACTGATCACATCATCCACCAGGCCACAAGTACCCAATTCTTTCCCATAACCAGATGACACGTTGTCGTAGTAGTAACGAAGCATGATGTTAGTGACATCCAGTTGGTTGACCACGGAGTCGATATCCGATTCAGAGTGGTGTTCCAATAACAATAAGCTGTTCATGATGTCAATGATGCGTTCAATTAGATCCGTGTCTGAGAGGTCTTTCAGGCCTTTCAATTCATCGATGGTGTTTGTCAAATCATCTAATGAACTTCTGTAAATATTGCACTGCTCCGTGATATTATGCAGACTCCCTTTAATAGGGTCCATGGCTTGAACAAACGTCAACCAATCTGTACCATTGTAGGCATACTCATACATTCGTTCATATGCTTCATGATACATATTGTCTTTTTCCTGGAAAATAATTGAGTAATCAGATGAATATATATTGTAATCACTCCCAGGAAGGGTCAATCCAATACTACTCCCGAGTTCGATGAATGACAAATCCCTAATGATATCGAATGCATCGTTGTTGTATCCGACCGCAGGTATGAGATGCTTCACATCGTCAGAACTTATGGCCTCGGTCGATGTTATGATACTAAAATATTCAGTAGTCCTTTGAAGTATATCATTAAAAATCTGATAAGCGCTTTCATTAAACTGAGCTTTCATCCGTATCTCATCCAAATCTGTTCCTGTTTCGATCCGCGTGTCTTCATACATACTGTCACAGCATTGGATAAGGTAATCGAGGAGTTCGCTAAAATACGACATGTTACTTTTCACTTCGTGGATTTCAGAATAACGAATTTGAAGCTCATTGATATAGTACTCGCTTACTCTGGTCTGGAAATCCTCCAATGTCATCGTCTGATAATCATCAAACATAAGACTCAAGGTCTCAACCGCACGGCTTACAGGGTTCAATGTGTCAAAATTGTATGTGTGATTTTCATAAACCTCGAATTTAAGGGTGTCGAACACAGGAATACCGGTCCACTGGTAGCTCTTCATAGCACTCGTCATTTCTTCTTGTATGCCTTGCATCTCAACTATAAGATCGTCCGCAGACACTTCATCCGGAGAAGGTATTCGTGAGGTTAATTCCTGACATCTCCTCCAGCTGTCTTGCATCTCAACCAGCCCTCCTTCAGAGACCTGAATAAAATCTATGAACTCCTGATACCTTTTCGAGAGGGTGTAGTATATGATGTTCATTCCGGGTTTGATGTGATGGTGGTCAGTGAAAGCCGGAATATTCACCATAGGTTTGTTCTGGTAGGTCTTTCTGTAAGACACTATGGCATCCGTGTTGATTGATATAGGATACGTTCCACCTGCGGGTCCGTAGTTCAATGCTTCGTATTGTGCAATCATGGTTGATCTGGTAATTTTATATATAATAAAAGTGTCAAGCATAATTGGACCCGTTCTGAATGGTTGAATATCAAAGATTCCAATATGTAGACGTGTCGTATATTGCTATTATGTATATATAAAAGAAAAAAAGAGGAAATGTTTAATGAAATCCCAAAGGTTTTCAAGACTTTGTTGACGGAGTCCCAAGGGTTTTCAAGACCTTGTTAGTGATTTCCTCCCAAAATATTTAAGCACTTCTCCACATCAGAATCCTGTAGCCCTACTGCCCACTTTGTATGAATGAAATGTTCTTTTTGTTCATCCAGCATGTCTGAATCATCATCCAGAATAACGTAGTTATTGATCTTGTCATCTTTGAATTTTTCGCTGATCAGACCCCGCTTGACCCAGTCAGACCATTCATTCATCAGACGTTTGATCTCGTCACCTCTACCTCTGTACTGCCATAGACGGGGTGTGATGCCAATCAGATAAGGTTGTATCCTATCCAAACTTCGGTGTTCGGATAGATATAAAATAGTATCAGGTAGGTTGTGTCGTCTCCAAGAAGAGGATAATATTATATAACAACCCGTCTTCTGGATCAGGTCCATCAGTCTATCCACAGCTATCTCATCTACATAATGATCGTGACCTTTTTGTCCTAGGTTCTCCTCATGCCAGCGTTTGAAGTATTCTTCTGAATTGAGCACACCATCTATGTCCAGGAAAATGACTTTCATTTCTTATCCAATTGATTTTTAACACGTTTCAATAGATCTTCGTAAGGCATCAAGTCCTTTGAGATAGAAAACATCTGGTTCCAGCAGATACGTGTTACTTGCTCAACAAGGTCCGAATCCTTCTCGCTTACAGGCGGTTCTGGTACCTCGGGATCCAGGGTCACGTATTCTTTCTCAAAATCCGATACCTTAGATGTCATGTGCCATTGAAAGTGCGACTTACCTGTCGGGATAAATTTACCGATTTTCATATCCCATTCTGTTTCAGGAATTTCTTCGAGTTCACCTACTCTCTCAAATACATCCAGGTGTTGACGGATGAATTTGTCCTGTAAGATATACAAAGGAACACTCGAATCAGGACCTAATCCATTAAACGAATTAGCAGCTGTTGTAAACAAGGTCCCTGTATCAGAAAGACGACCGTAGCTTTTTTTCACCCAATAGAGACCTGTGGGTATGTGTTTCAAACGATATGCCTTCATTGGGCTATGTGTATCTTTATTGTTCATCTTCAGGTTCCTCCTCTTGAGCAAACAAACAATCAGCACTTGATTCCAACCGACTAGCCAGTTCTTTCAAGTGTACACCTAAGTCTTGATAGGTGGTGCATCCTGTGAACGAACCTCGCACACATTTCTCCAGTTCGTATTTCGCTTCGTATACATCATTCAGTACACGAATCACATCGCTTACCTTTTCTCTATTCCATCCGTCCATATATTATTTGTTTTTAGAGTTTTACATAATGAATCATTCCGTTGTCGAGCACCATCCGAAGAACATCGTCCTTGTTCTCAATAGGTTTACCATCGTCATAATATGCTTTGATAGGAGCCTGTGCTCCTTGGATTTTGTGTACAGATTTTACTGTGCAAGATCCGTAAGAATCTCCGGGTTTCAATACTGTTTGTTTCTTATATTCGCATATTCTTTTCCTCATGTATATATATAAGAAAAAAGTGGAAACATTTAGCAAAATCTATCAGCAAAAATAGAACAAATCGTCCTCGTTGTCAATAGCTTCCTCAAAATCTATATCAGGAGGACGAATCACATCATCGAAATAGAACTCCGGAAATATATCAGAGATATCATCCATATCAGAAGATGTGGTTTTGTTTACACGAATCGATTTCTTTCCGTAGGTCTTGCTTGGCTTCCTCAACTCGTTGGTTAGCCTCGCGCAAGCGTTGTATACGCTCTTCAGACCACTCATCAGGCGCCCCTTTGCAGTAGCTGGGATAGTTCATCCAGTGCTCCACACCCAACTGGTTCAATTCAATACTCTTCCAGTACCATCTGTGGAACATGTCTGGATCGATATTGTTATCCACGTCGTATCGGATGTTTTCCATGGTCACAAACATATCACACACTTCGATAATGGTGCCAGGATCACTTCCTACCCACATGTACGGTTCGTACTCGTACTCATGACGTTCACAGAATGCTCGAAGGTATTCATTACAGATCTCATTCCAGCGTGTTTTTAATGATTTTTGCATATTATTTCAATTTTGTTATATAATCATTACCAGTTAAGTCTTTGTATTCTTGTTTGTGTTTTTCAAACGCCTCCTCTATGTTGCGTTTTGCTTGCAAATAGCCCGGATTTTGCAGCGCTAACTCATTGGAGAAAAATAATTTCTTTTCTAATTCAGTCATATTTGTATTTTATGATATTTTCGAATCATTTCCCCAAACATCCCAACCCTCGTAATTATCGCGAGCAAATAGTTCAATGCGTTTTCGGTCGCCACACAATTCAACAATAGAATCTCTTATTATATCCGGTTTTTTGGAATGTTCTTGTCTTGGGTATTCTATAAAAGAATTTATATTGTGTTTTTGTACAAGCTTGTGTGCGTCTTTTCCTTTGGTAGCTATCAGGCATAATTCGCAGCCTGACTTCTTGGTGTAGGCTCCCATAAATGAAACTTGTTTGCCTTGCTTACCCTTCTTGGCCCACACAAATCCAATCGTTTTGTATTCAAATCCCCAAGCCGGAATCACTTCACTGATGCAGCGTCCCAAATGGTAATCTGTGGTCCAGATAAAAAGTATTGCGTTGTCTGCGGTTATATCTTTTATTGGTAGATTACAGATATCTTTCACAGACATCACCGGATATGGTGGTCTCCTCATACCCCGTATCGTGGTGCAGTCAGGATCCACTGTCATATCATTGTAATACGACCAGGCCGGATCAGCATATACTATTTCGTATTTATTGTCTGTGTGATATATGTCTGTCATACACATATAAATATATAAAAAACTGAGGTAATCTTTATATGACTACCTCCAAAATATATTAGATTTAGAATTCAATTAGCTTATAGGATGCACCTAATCCGAAGTACAGACCACCACCTGAGATGATTCCTGAGTTGACTGTGCCATCAGGCGGAACACACAAGCCGTATCCGATCAGACCACCCACACCCATCTGCAGGGATAAGGACCATCGTTTGGGTTTGGTATATATAGAACTACCCCGAATAGCAGCACCTTCGATGTCTGTGATAACCAGATACGGATTCTTGGACTCAACCCAGATGTTATAGTTATCTGTGAGTCCTACTCGAAGAGGAGCTGGCACAGTTATACTATTATATTGAGTAGTGGACCAACCGTTGTGAAGGGTGGTGAAACCGTCGATGTCGATCCAATCATTCTTATATCCAATATTTATATACACAGTGTCGTCAAAAACGATAGATGTGTCTTTGAAAATCAATGTGTCATAACGGATATGTGCTTCGAGATTGGATATGTATGCCAACTTAGAGTTAAGTTTCTTTTCCAGCTCATTTACTTCTGATTTAGAGATGTTTAGACTGTGCTCTAGTTCTTTCTTTTCCAATATATAAGAACTCATTTCGTACACCAAGTTCCCGTTTTTGAGCTCTAGTACTTCAATCGAGTCGCGAGATACATCCAGGTTGTGATGTGCGACCTTCAAATCATGACTTACCTTGCCTAACCCGGATAGCAGTAATATGATAATCAGGGCTACTATGCCGTAGCCCACTATTTTAGATACTTGTGTCTTGGTCATAGTTCTCTACTGAATCAATTAGTTGTTTGACAAGCGCATCCGCATACTGTACAGCAGCTCGAGCATATATATCTTTCACGGCTTCTGTTTCCAAAACTGAATGTTTCGTTGTTTCAATAATTGCTCCCATGAAATTGATGGCAGCATTGATGTGGACTTCTTTCCAGTTGATGTGTGGATTATTCATGTTTCTTTTTTTCGTTTTTTAGGTTCTGGATCCGCAAACCCTTTTATCACTACAGACTTAGGATATTTAAGAGAGCAAGCATTCTCCATACGAACTTGATGTGCTATATCTGCGTCTTTTTGAGCCCGATCTGATTCTTCTCGATGTTTCTGCTCTATAAAATTATAGAACTGTTGTACAACAGCATCGATGTCATTGATAAGCATATTCATTTCATTAGACCAATCGATATAATCGAAAAGTTCCCACGGACATCTCATCAGGGTTCGTTTCCATTTGTTTTTCCAAAATACAATCCATCTTCGAAAGTTGTTACACATATGAGTAGCGGAGACGAACTGAGCCTCATCATCACACGAATTGAGTACATCAATTATTTTTTGATGCACCTGTCTAAATTCGTGCTTACTGTATTTGGTTAACTTTGAATACATCTTTACCATTTTCATGTTCGACAATCAGGGATGCAATGAAGCCTTGTTCCAAGGAGTCGACTATAATAATATGCGGATGTGCATCAGGAATTATCGTTCTTACCTGAGTATGCCCCACGATCTGTTTACCATCAGGTAGTCCGTTGTGACAGGGTTTGACTAATGTTGTAGGACGAATCCATGCTGGTGACTGTTCCGGTGAGGTGCCGTATACATCTCCCCAACTGGTAGCGCCGTATACAAATCGGAACTTACCCAGACCTGTTTCCCACGGACGTTCACCCCAATCCGCAGTACCATCAGAACGTTCCATATATCCATCCCAGAAAATGTTGTTGATGTGTGTTGCAATCTCGTATGCATTGCCGGGATACCCAACATACTCGGTCTTTTTCAACCATTCTTTTGTTACACCAGCATGTGATACCAAAATGTTCTTGCTGATCGCGAATGCCATGCCTCCGAACAGATGCATGTTATCGAGGAATAGCCGCTCGATCTCTTTTTCATGAGTTCGATCCTTACGAGATCCGCCCGGTTCGTGATGTAGATAGTGGAGATCGTGATTACCCAGCAGCAAGATAGTGTCGGGGTGTGTGCGAGCGAACTGGATGATATTTTCAAAGTTTTCCTTGAGTTTCTCGAACGGTATGCACTCGTACGGATCGAAGTAATCTCCTACAAAGATATTTACGCAATCTTCCTGTACCAGGCGCCCCCAATGAGTGCGACCGTGAGTGTCCCCTATGATATTATACTTTTTCATGTATGTAATATATAAAAAAAGAAGAAGGTTTTTAAGCCTTCTTCTAATCTGATGCGTTGTTGATTACTTACTCATCTTGCGAACTAATGAGATATTATGGTTTTTCATCGTCTGAACCCGTTTGCGATTCTCTGTTAGGCGCTTCTCATAAGCAGTGGCAAGACTTTCTGCTGAAATGTAACCCTTCTGAGCGAGCCGGTCATAAAGGGCTTCCAATTCAAAACGTGTGTGCTCTGTATATGTGCTGAATGCGCGTCCGTTAATCACTTCAGTAAGGCTTCCGTTGTCCATCAAGTGATCAATTGCGTAATTCACTGTTTCATTCTTTGTCATATTCGTATTCCTTTCTTAAATATTGTTCTTATGAGTATATATAAGAAATAAATCGAAATATTTAGTGTTTATGCGCAAAAAAATTAAAAACAATATAATTTATCATCTCGAAATAGATATTGCGTTAAATCAAAGGAAATCGCGCAATAAAACAAAATAAATGGAGTTACCGTTCCGTAACTCCATTCGATCTGTATCAGATTCCTAAAATCTCTTTGAACAATTTTCGTGCGATTTCCTTCTGGTCGTGATCCAGGATAAATCCGGGGTTACCCTTTTCCACCTCGCGTCCGGTAACCTTGTTGTGCGAATCATCTGCTGGAAGTCTACTGTTCAAATCTTCATAGAGTGAGGTGTAGAACCCGTGTGAGGCTCTTAGTATTCGATCTGCACCCTCGGTAATATTGATTTGGGTCTGAATTTTATTTTTGTTTTCGTTCAGACTATCCAATTTTGCACGGATCTGATTGATCTCTTGCTCGTTGCTCGCCATGCTCTTAAGCAAAGATGAATGCGAACGATTGTTGTCATTGATATCCGCCTTAATACTTTCAATCATGTCCTTTACATCAGTAATCAGTTCAGCACGATCCTTAGCATTCATTTTATCGGATCGATCAAGGATATCTATAATCCGATCTGAGGCCAAATCTTGCTTGATAAAATCTTCAATGATAGGTGTGTCTGTCTCGGCTACGCCGGTCAATTCATCTAGGTCGAAATCTGGGAGGCAATAATCGAATGCCTGTTCTTGTTCAGTGTGCGCAGGTTTGAATTCAATTGACGCAGTAACCGTTCCGTCCTTGCCTATGGCATCCAGATACGCCATGTTATAATCCTCAATACTATAGTAGGTTTTGCCGTTGACCTTTCCTACGAATGTTCTGTTTCCATCCATATATAAATCGATTTATTTGTATTTTTCTTTTTCTTTCAGTAGTTGGATATGTACCTGACGCGCCAGGAAACGCATGTCTGGATGAGCTGCCTTATCATCTCTCAAATAGAGGAAGTGTCTCCAGTCTTTTTCGAATGCGGTATAAACCACTTCAGTATGAGTGTCTAACGGAAGAACGCGGCGAGCTTGTTGGGGCTTCCATCCTAGTCGAATCAGATTCATGTAAGCAGTCTCGCAAGCGATGTTAGCGAACATCCACCAATCGATATCAGGAAATCCGGAATCCTTTCCATCCGCAATAGCTGCGCAGTACTCATCCAGTTTGCGAGGAACCAGTTGTTCATCTGGTGCATCAAACAGATTAGTTGGTAAGACGATCTGCAGTGAGTTCCCGAACCGATCATTGCTGTAGTTGCAGTACCGAGTGCTCTGCTCGCTCGGTGAGATGGAACGATGTCGATTAGCTTCGCGACTGACTCCGATATCGCAGGAGAATCGGAAGGTATAACGCTTCTCGTGTTTCTTGAATGGTTTGGTAAGATAGATCAGATCGCCCCAACGATGGTTCTCTTCGATCACTCGATAGTTAGTAGTGATATAAGCGGTATATCCTACAGGACTCTCGTAGGTATTGACATGAGAATACTTGTTATCAATATAAAATTGAACAATATTATCGCGCCTGTTTGCCTCATCGACGATATCAGTGGGTGCATTTTTGTCTACCTGAATAGTCAGATAAGCAGTGCCGTGTTCCAGAGGACTCAGATGACGAGGTGAGTTAGACAACAGATGTGTTTTGATCCATTCACGTGGATCGTCCACATCCTTATCAACTTTATAACAGGTCTGTGCACACTTGACAATGTGCTTGAACATAGATGTCTGATCCGTCTCCGGAACCAACATCTCTACACTAGGAATTACTATTTGCATATATCAATATATTAAAAAGAACCTAGATCTTTAGGATCTAGGTTCTTTTATTAACAATCCGATGGAATGTGTTCGTATACTCTTGTTTTTTGTTCGATCTGTCTTGCTGTTGCCCAGCGATCTATTCGGGTTATATATCCAATCGGTCTGTCGTAGTACCAGATATGTTCTGATCCACACTTCGGGCATTGAGCAATAGGTACTTTCGTAATATATCCACAGTCGGCACACTCACTGTTCGGTATATTGAAAGTCAGGTACTGACATCCTTGTTCAGCTGCGTACTGAAGCACTTTCTCGTACTGGGCTTTACTCAGGTGACTGTCCAGGTTGAGGTGAGCTGCTGATCCTCCGTCCAGGTAGTCGCCGATGTAATTCTTACCGTGCATACGTATCTTCTCGAACAGATTGACTTTCTCGTCAGACGGTAGATATATATAAGATGCATACAGATTACGTCCTTCAGGAACCCAGTATCCATCAGCCTTGTCCCAGTTGTAGTTCTTGGCAGCTAACGATTCTGCAGGAACACACTCGGTATTGAATGTCAGTTTATGTCCGTTAAACTTACCGTTGTGTGAGGTGTTCATATCTTTGATACAGCTAAACACCGTCTGACAGAACTTCGAATACTCGGGGTTGTCATTGATGGATATACCAAGGAACTCAGCGGCTTCGTTCAGACCATTGATGCCGATAGTCAGGTACTGCTTGTCCAGTGATATGAATCCTGCTCTATATACAGGTAACATATGTGCATCGTACATACGCCAGAGGCTCTCGTTGTAGGCGGTGTGATACTTATATACTCTTTCGAGTACTTGTTGGAGACTGTTGCAAAGAACACTGTAGTCTTCTTTGAACGTCTCTTTCAGTTCGTCAGGTGTACCATTAGAGAAGATCTTACACCACTCATTATAACTGTCTTGGATAATACGGTTCAGATTCAGAGTGATGACTGACTTGCTACCAGTCATGACGCCCATATTACCATTGGTGAAATTGAACTCTTTGGTTTGCACCTTGTTCTTGAGCCTGCAATTATGTGTGATTATACCATTGGCGGAAAAATAATGATTTTCTGCCAATTCTATATCATATACTGGTTGGTCAACAGTTATAGTCTCTATTTTATAAATTTTGCAATATTTCATATTATGATTTTTTAGCATTTTTGGTGAATGTTATGCAAGAAATGTTCGATAAATTGTCCGTTTCGAAAAGATCTCTTAATTCGGAAGATTCTTTATACGGGGTTATTATTCGTATAGCGTTTTTATCATACAAATTTAATATATTATCTTTAATGTACTGTTTATCTTCAAAATCTAAAATTACGCCCCTTTCTTTGAAAAATTCAATAGGATCAACTATCTTAAAATTAACATTTAATTTTTTATATGCTTCTGAAACTTTTATGTATTTCTCAAAATTTACACATTTTTTAACCTGATATTTGTCTTGTTTTAATTCGATCAGTTCGTTTTCATTTATGATGAAATCTGGGAGATATGTAGTATAAAATTTTTTATCTTCTGAATACCATTTGACGCAATAATCGTTTGGTTCATATCTGATGTTTAATCCGTATTTTTTGCACAAGATATAAAACTTAAATTCGGTAAAACTTCTGAATGTTTTTCCAAAACAATTAACTTTTATTCCTCTACAATCCTGGTTTCGTACTGGTAGGTGCCCATTTGAACTTCTTGTAAACATTGATTTTTCTAAACATTTTGGATTGTAGACTGGATTATTTTCTTTCCAGAAATCTGATTGTTTCTTTCTTCTTTTCAACCCTTCTGGACTCCTATAATATAATTTTTTATTTTCCGACAATTTTTTCCTGTACTCGTCAGTTATAATTTTTGCTTTATTAACGTCCCAATTATATTCTTTACAAAATACTTCCCATTCTAAATCATGAGATTCTTTAACATGTTGTCTTAAGTTTCCTACCAGTTTTGAGCATATAGGACATTTTTGTTGAGGTGCTTTTAAGTTAGGTATTGTTTTGAAGTATTTATCCGGATGATTTTGCCGAATATGGTTTCTTAAGTCATTCAATCTGTGGTAGATTTTTCCACAAAACTCACACTTAAATTCTTTTGACAAATCGTATCTAGATATCTGAAGTTTTGTACCTTTTAATTCAGGAAATCTATTTTCAAAATCAACTCTGTTTTTTATATTTTTGTCATGAGTTCTTCTAATATGTGATATTAGGTTTTTACTTTTACAACTACATATTGGGCAAATTAAATAATCTTCCATTTGATCGGTTTTTAATATAATAAATTATTCTTTGGATAAACTCAATCCACAACAAGTTCATAGTCATCTGGGTTTCTTACAACATCTTCTGCAGGGAGGGAAAGAATATTCCCCTTTCGATTTCTCACCATTAAAATATGGTCTGGTGTTACTGTGATGTATTTATTTTCATCCACGCAAATCTTATACATTTTGCCACAGTATTGTTTTTTCAAAACCCCCGTAATCTGAACCTCTTTGCAACCACCATTTTTATTAAAAGAATCTATAAAATATGTTTTTTCCCCAATCTTTTTCCCTGATGGGCAAACTGAAGAACTTATTGAATTGACAAAATCCGATATTGATGTGGAAAAATTATTACCGTTTTTATCTTTAATTTTGATAATTTCATCCCCATTAAAACAACACGAAGAAAGTGAATCCACCGAATCAGATATGTACGTAAAGAAGGAATGACCTCGAGCATACTCAGCCGCTACGAAATCCGCGCTGTCCTGATCCACGAAGTGTCCGTCCTTGTATACCAGAGCAAAAGACTCTACAGGGAACGTTAACATACAGCGTAAGCGCTCTTCATTGAACCACTGCATAAAATCGCGTTGTAGCCAGTTAACACTCTCCCAGCATGCTTTGGTTCCGTCCGGGAACATGAAGTTGCCAAACATACCATCAAAGAATGGTTTGTCGAAGTATGAGAAGTTCACAAAAGCACTCTGCATACCTCGTGCTGCTGCGGGCTGGTTGATACTGTACACCACCTGTTGAAAATACTGGTGAATAAGCTTGTGTAAAGTGCGTTTTCCAACGAGTTCGTCTGTGCGCTTATAATAATCGTCACCCCATTCTTTTCGGGCGAAATAATCGAAGTATACGAAGAACTCTGACGTAGCTACAGCGCCTGCAAACTGACCACTGATGGCGAATATCAGATTGATATATATACCACAGAAAGACATCAGACTGTGCGGGCAGGCTGACAGACCACCGATATGTTTGATACCACCAGTAATAAATGGATACATAGAAATACTACAACAGTACGGTGCGATAGGCCCGGCATAAGTAGACTCGTCATGTTTATATATTATATGATGGGCCAGATCCCTGATGTACTGTTTGTGATCGAAGTCCGGATACAGTATCTTGAGCATGTCCATAACCATGCCCCGAGAGATTTTGATGTTCCATGGTTTATGGATCTCACTATTGAGTGTACCTATGTTTTTACTGGCCACATTAGAATTGTCGTCTATAGTGGCGTTGGCATTGTTATCTGATTGGATGTACCTGTCGATGAAATCCCGTTGGGACTTGACGTATTCACGTGTCACCTTGTGCTCATATCGATATATAAGGTACTCGTTATATACATCTTGATATCCGTGTTTGAACAGCAGGTTCTGGACTCGATCCTGAATAGACTCTACCGTCAGTGGAAGGAGTTTACCATTTATGTCGCGGGGGTTCTCGTTTTTGAATGTACTCTCCAATGCAGATTTGAAACCTTCAGGCATCGTTCGATTACAGTGTACGAATGCAGCATCAACAGCATTGTATATCTTACTAAAATTGAAGATCTCCTTGGATCCGTCTCGTTTTATCACTTTTCTCATATGCTATAAAATATAAGTTTTGTCTTCTTTATTAAATGAATTTAGATAAAAAACACCACCGTTTTGAGTGGTGTTTGCTGTATGGTTTCTTTGTATAAATAATAAAACAAAAAGTCCTGAGTTGATGGTCCTCAGGACTCTACATTTAATTTCCATTTAGTAGTCCCACTATCGTATATCCTCCAGTAAGGCAAGGATGACATCAATTCTGTTTCAGTATGATTTTCAATATCTAATTCTGGATATTTTTGCTTTATACAGGTTTTAGTAAAAGTAGCCCTATGATATCGTTTATAGGTACTTTTTTCTACATACCAATATGAAGGATTTATGCCTTCCTCCTCGAATCCTAGTATCCGATACAATCCCCCATCACTTATATCATTACAAGAAAATGATGTTATAATTTTAGGGTTCCAATTTTTTATAAAATGATTCAACAACTTACCGGCTCCTCCAACAATAACGTGATTTAATTTACTGCAAAATCTTATAAGCTCCCATTCTTCATTATTTATACTTTTAGATCCAGATAATTTGGATCTTTTGGAAAAACACATTACACTCATCAATTCATCATTATAATATAAGCCTAATCTGATAACCGATTTACATGCCCCTTGAATGTGATTGTGGTCAAGAAATGAGTTACACGTTTTCGAATCAATTTCTTTAATAATGCACTTTCTTGCATATATTTTGTTAGAACAGAGACCTAGCTTATCCAAAATCATTGACTCGACAATTTGGGGTTTATTAACTATCCAATCTTGCCAAATGCTTAACAGCCGTATGCCTCGTTGTTTGCACAGTAAGAATTTATTTATATGATCACTGAATGTTCTGAACTCAGTACTGTGCCATCGAAGACCGTTTATTTCAATCCCTAAATTTTTTGATGATATATATATGTCTAATTCCTTTGGTGTTATAATACTGCGAACGTTAGGTTCATAATTTATGTTGCATCGATCTAATATATCTCTTACGAACAACTCTATTGTCGAACCCTTCGAAAATTTACCCGGTTCCAACAAGTGTGTGCACGTCTCAGCTCCCCATCTTAGTCGATCATGATACATATTTTGTTTGGTGATGTATCTTTTTTCAGCACACTTATTACATTCAGGGTGAGGGCATTTCATAATCCAATTCCCATTTTCATCATAACAGATAAAGTCATTATGTATTCTGGGTATATTTCGTTTGACTGATGCTCTTGAAAGTGCGTTTATATGCTTGAAAAAATCATTTCCGTACTTTTTTAGAATCGCCAGTTTGGCTTTTTCTCTATTTTCCTGAAGGGACAATACACTATCAACGCCATAATGTTTTTGTGTGGTTACTTTTTTCTTATCTTTTATTTCAGCTAATGTCGATATATTATCCACACCATATCTCTCTTGAATAGTTTTGTTTGATTTTTCAGAAATTTTTTGACTTCCGAATCCAAATCCGCCGAAATTTTTAGTTATCGTCTGTCTTTTTTTGTCTTTAATCGCTTGAAGCTGGGAGGCATTGGAAACACCATATCTATCGATGCAAGTCTTTTTAATTTTATTGGTTCTCCTTTCACTGCGGTATGAACAATTTGTCGAGCAATACTCATGAAATCCATTTATAAAATTCATAAATTTGGTTTGTTTCCCACACACAGGGCACACATGTTCAGGAGAATTGTAGCAGTAATTATAAAGTTTTTCTCCAAATGTTTCCCCGTCCAAATTTTTGATAATAACATATTCGTCTGGAAATTTATTTTTAATATGCTTTTCCGTGCAACGACTCCTTGGAGCGGTTAGTAGGTACTTTACATCCATATCAATGAGCTTCTCTTTTTATATAAAATAAAAAACAACCGACACATTTATAGTATCGGTTGATTTTTTTTATTAAAAAATTCTATTACATCATACCTCCACCATCATCGGAGTTCTCCCCTCCAGCAAGGTTAAGTTCTTCAATCTCTTCTTGTTTCAACTTAGCGTTGAGCTTCAAGTCAGCATCAGATAGTTTCAAGTACTTCTGTACCAAGAATTTAGATGACCAAAATTTGATTTCATTTCCGTTGGCGTCCATGTCCACCATACCATCTTTCATGGTTTGTATGAAGTCGACACGTTTCTGCATCAGTTCCATTTCCATCATCTCTTCAAAGAGGTTGTAGGAGTGGTATTGCAAAGAGATAGCTTCGAGCACCTCTCTGTTGTCTTGTAGTTCAGGGATAGACAGTGCTAACTGCATCTGTAGTGGTTTGATAATGATTTGACTGAAGCGGTTACGCAAACGAGTAACGAATCGTCCGAAATCAATCTCGGTGCGAGCTACCGACGTAGCATCGGATCCAAACCAGGTCTCACCACTGTCCTGTTCAAAACGACTCAAAGGAATTTTAGATATCTTGTACAGTTGATTCTTGAAGTAACGTAACTGGTCGTCATCATTGAGGTTAGGTCCTTCGCCACCCAGTGTCTCGATGTTTGGTGTACCAGAGTCGTTCTCGGGGAACCAGTACTCTTTATTGAACGGCAGGTTCACTTGTCCATTGATTTCCAATTCTCCAGTATCCGGCATGAACTTGATGTCTTCCTTGTATTTATTCATCGCGGACGATACAGTCTGCATACCAAGTGTGCGGTTCATACCCTTAACCGGTATAGTAAACTTCATCTTATAGGACGAGTTGGTAATGGTCCAGATCAACTGAGCTTGCTCGATGATACGATAGATATTGAACGGTCTGATTAGACGCTCCAGATACGACAAACGAGTCAGACAGTTGGTCTCTTGATAAGATATATAAATAACCTGTGAATCGAGAAGTTTGCGCTCCTTGCCATTCATGCCCTTATATTGTATCCAGTACCATTTGTTGTTATCGAACTTCTTGGTGAGTGTAGCCGGATCCAATGGAACCAACCCAATGATGTTGGTTGGTTTCTCCAGATTATCATAAACAATCTCCCAAGCCAGGATACCCTCCACGAGGAATCGTTTGAAATCATCCCAGGCATTGTACTTCCAGTTCAACATCTTATAGAAACGACGGAAGTTAGTATTGATAGTATTGGTGATTTTCTCCTGGACCTCTTTGGTGAACATATTGATCTCCTGAGCCTCAACAAAAGGTTCTGCGAAGTATACCATTTCATTATCATACACGATAGCTTCGTTAGACATGGTGTCCAAGATATCTTCCAGTTCGGGTTGCATAGCCAACTTGCGGAGTGCGTCACGTTTCTGAGGAAAGTCTTTACTAAAGAAATCCTTATCTGCGTTCTGTTTGACCTTCCAGTTGTTAGCTAACGATGTGAACAAGTCCTGATTGATCAGTTGTTGTTCTTTAGGAATGAAGTTCTTATCTGCAGGTATAGCACGCATATTAGCAATGACTTGTTCATCGTATGTCATACCCAGGCGAGACATGTTTGAGAAGAACCGTGCGATGGTACCTTTCTTCTTCTGCTTGGCCTGTGCATATCGAGGCTTGAAGTTGGTTGTCTCCTTGAATCCTGGTATATTAGAAGGGTTCTGTAATTGACCTTCTCCAATTAGGATGCTGCCTCCTTCATCTATTAGTCTTGAGGATATTGATGATTCTTGTTCCATATATACAGTTTATGTAAGTATATAATAATAGCCCATCTTTGTGTTTGTTGAGATGGGCTATTAAAATTAGGCGCCTTTCAGGCGATCTTTGAATGTCAACCAAGCTTTTTCATCACTATGTTTGTCGGTTTTGATACCAGTTTTCGGATCATATATCGGACCAGGGTTCCATCCGATTATACCTGGACACAACTTACGAGTAGCATCGTAATGACGGATGACCCTATCCAATGGGATGTCGTACTTCTCCATAATAATTTTGGATAGCAGTACAGCATTGTCTATTGACGGTTGTGTGAAGTACCATCCTTCATGATTAGGAACCTTCGGCGTGGTACCTTTCTTCAGATTAGAACAGATCTCAATGCTGATTGAGTTCTGGTTAGTCACACCGTACTTACCCTTGCCATCTCCTACTGCCCAACAATAGTAGTTCTTAGGATCAGGATTGACCTGCAGCATCGAGTCATCATCCACTACAAAGTCCGCACTTGCATTTCTGTTAAGGAACACATTACGATTGAGTTCATCAGCATCACCTGCAGAAGATGACCCAGCTGTGAAGTGTATGACGAGGTACTCGATAGGGCGACCGTCTTTGCGTGTGATGTGGACGTCAATAGGATTATATATAACCCTCGAATCTACTTGACTAGGTGGGGGGGTGGCACACATCATCGACCAAGTCTTATCCCCCACTATCCCATCAGGTACCAGATCATGTGCGGCTTGCCATTCTTTAACCAACCTCTCAGTAGTAGGACCAAAATCACCATCCGGGCGACACCCCAGAAGAACCTGTAGTCTCTTGACGTCTTCTCCTTTGGATCCTTTCTTGAGCAGCATGATTACTCCAGTTGTCCAACAAACGTTTTCAGAGCGTCCGTTGCTTTTTTGTATTTGCTATCCATTCTGTCTATGTATTCAGGATCCTCGCGATAAGCAAGCCCCACCTTGAGGCCCTTTACTATAGCATCCAGTATCTCTTGCATCTCGCGCTGGTCATCAGGCTGCTTAGTCCAGGACTCCAGATAAGCAGTAATTTGCCTGGCTCCAGCGAAGCTTTCGTTAAGACTCTGATTCAACAACTCTTTTATGTCTTGCATATTTGAATGTTTTTTTAATTCTGGAATTATTCAGTTGGTTCTTCAATCACTTCAGGTCCTTCAGGTTCAGCGGTATCATCGCAGTAGCTATATATAGTATCGTCAGCCACAGGATAACGACCATCAACTAAGAATTGACTGGAAGTTTCACCTACGCTAGAATTATAAGTATTTTGACTATAGTGCCCACTATAACCCTGTTCAGCATATGTTTCAATAGTATTTAATGTTATTGTTTCTGTTGAACCTTCCTTATCAACAATTGTAACATCCACCATGACAGATGTATCATCAAATAATACATACATATAATCTGGGTCTAATGATTCATCTGTAGCAACAAGTTCAACATGTTCAGAATCTACCTGTGCATAATTAGTTGCTTTTGTAATTCCTATAAAATGTCCGAATTCGCCACGCACAGCAAACGGGATTGTTACTCCTTTAATCTCTTTGGTTGCAACATGAAATCCATATGTAGATAATCCAGGATTGTCTTCCGTACCGTTAACAAGCATGGTAATATATTCTCTGGCTGTAATTTCTGGATGCTCATCTATTTTAACAGAGCTAACGATACTTAGAAAATCTTGTAAATTTTCTCCGATCAGATCTTTGAACCAGGTTGATTTTGCTAAAAGCAAAGGATTTATTCTGTTTGAGATATAAGCACTATCAACTATTCCATCGGAACAATGATATTCAGTTACGCCTGTTCCATAGACCACATCTTTAACAATCCTAGCACATTCTTTTTGTGTGCCTTCATAATACGCCGTATTTGCACCAGTTAGAGCACCCATCCCGATCTCTGAAACACTGTTTGGTAGAGTTAATGATGTTATGTTACCTGCATAATTATCAAATGTGTGACTAAACCAATCAGATTCAAGCTCCGTCAAATCATTGTTAAACGTGACTAATCCGACCCCGTCGTCAAAGGTATGCTCGGTATAATCCACACCATCTAGTATGGTTAACTTACGCGTGGCATTATATTTTATTTGATTATTCAACAAACGTTCGTCGCCTGATTCATAAATTGCAATATATGCGCCGACCTGATGAACGTGATCCTTGATGATCTGATCATCTAGTGACAGTGTACCTGCAACGAGTTGTTGTGCCAAGCTCGAATCTGTTATGTACTTGTTATCTAGTACTTCATCGATAGTCATTTTTGCCATATTAGTATTATGTATTTTTCTTAATTTATTTTTTCATATCTTTTTCAAAGTCACCTCTGGTATAATCCAGGTCTGTAATGACTCCTTCGCCATTGCGCACTTCTATATATCCTTGTGGAAAGGCGTTAAGCACCGCTCGTAGGTATCTATATGGTGTCAATCCATCCGCCACATTTCCAGTTACAGGATTCAGTACGAATAACTTATCGTCATTGGCTGGGATAACCCTATTCAAATAAGTTTTGCGAACTTTACCTGTAATAGGAATGGTGAACAACCATTTATTACGATACTCAATATGACCATCCTGGTATACAATGAAATTGTCATCAATATGTGTGTAGTACATACCCAGTTCGCTGAACTTGGATCTCATCTTTTCAGAGAATTTGAGAGGTTTACCAAACAACTCCTTCATCTTTTTGTCAGCAGATTCGTTGATGGTGCTTTCGTATATCGTTTCGATTAGACTTTTCATATATATAGTGTATTTTATTTATGCAAACCAAGATATAGTGTCCAGACATCATCAGGGACATCTACCTCTACACCTATCACATAACAATCACCAAGCTCTTTTACCACGGCTTGCATGTCTTTTAGGTAAGACTCCCATTTGCCCGAGCCATTGAGTCCACCATATAATTTGATTATGTAGTGATCCGAGTTCACCAGGAACACATCTACAATAGATATATTAGAAGTCTCCTTGGAGTTTTTGATGCTGAGCAACGAATCCAATTTCTTGTTGAGTTCGTCTGTCTTCACCCACTTCTCACCGTACTTTTCATACTTATCCTGGATTGGATCTTTGTCCTCGTTCACCATCGAATAGAGATTCGACAGTATCCAGTCTTCGATGATCATTTGTGTCAGGCTCTTCATAGGTTACTTCTTGATGTCTTTTGAACTCAGATATACGACTGATGTACGTGTTTCTGGGTACTGTAATTTGAATGATGGGTTGTCAATAATAGCCCAGCACAAATTCGACATGGTTTTCGGATCCCGCTTGTGTTGATCCAGCCAACCGTCTGTAAACATAATAACCAATTCTGACTGAGTTCGTGAGAAACGTTTATCGTTTCGTAGGAAATCCCAGCAGGCTTGTTGGTAGTTACCGCCGCGCCCTTTGACGGTAGCCACTTTGGCATATCGTTTGAACTCATTAGAGTCGTGAAAAATTTGACATTCTTGAACAGTAGTATCCAACTGAACGAGCACCAAAGTCTCGGGTTTGAGCTGTAGGGCTATATTATAAACCTCTCCCAGCATATATCGAAGCATGTCGTCGGAGATGGATCCCGAACTATCAATGAATATGGTCATGTAGTCTACTGCGTCGAACTTATCGAAGTCAGCCATAGCTATGCGAGCACGACCATTAGGGTCCCGTTGAGTAGCGAGTATGTTTTTGTTTGCAAACGCACGACGTCGGTCCTGAGTATTTAATGCACGACCTATGATCTTACGAAAGGCTTTTTTCCAATCTGTGTTTGTTTTCCAGAGATCGAGAATCTTACTATAGAACCGCCCACGAGCTCCATGAGCATCTGTACGATTATCTTTTTGTGCTTGATTGATGGCAACCCGTTTCCATTCATTAGAGTTGGCATCATCGGTAGGACCTTTGTCGTAACCTTCTTTTTCTGCGAGTTCATTACCTTCGCGTGCATCCATGAATCCGCCCGGTGTCTCAGGCATGTTACTCCCGTATTGTCCGGCACAGTCTTCGGGTTTGACCTGACCTTCATTTTTGTTCGGATCCGCTTGGGATTGACCTTTCTGGCCTCCCTGAGAATTATCAGATTTGCCTTTCTGACTGTTATTGTTATTGCCTGATGTATTTCCTTTTGGGCTATCATCGTAAATACGTTCATATGCCCATCCTGAATATTTAGAATCGATGAGGCCTCTGATCTTTTGAATAGTAGCAGCACTAAACAGGCCTAGGTCGACCAGAGTTTGGTTTACTTCGTAGTCCGCAGCGATGTTACTACGTTCGGGATCATGGCCCGCTTGGCGCCCCCTGCGCATGTGATCAAGCACACAGTGCATACATTCATGTGCCATGACAAATACTTTCCCTTCGAAAGTTAGAACATTAGTAAATTGGGGATTGACAAACAGGTGGAAACCATCTGTTGCTTGTGTTTTAATACGAAACGTATATACTATTTGAAGCCTATTAACAAAGGCTGCGAACATAGGCTCCAAGTGTATGAGTGCTGCTTTGGCTTTGGCTTGTTCTTGGAGGAGGTTGGCCATGTCTATACGAGTACCGTCTGGGCAGACGATAGTATCATAATCCTCCCAGCGTTTGCCTTTATTATCGCGCTCCATGGTCTGACGTTCAGATCCAGAAACGTATTTTTGACCACCCGCTTCTTCAAATATATTTCTCATAGTACTTTAACATCTATTGGGTTGATGGATCCTGTCACTGGTCCGGTCGGACTCATCAACATAGTAGGCGTGATCTGCAATCCTATCTCTTTGACATAATCATCTACTGCATCGGTGATAGGTTGAGCTAGTGCTGAAGATAATCCGTTGGCACATAACTTACCGAATGATTCTGCCATATCATGAGCTCCGTTTTCGTCATTGACAACTGGAAAGGTGCTCAGTAGTGCATTTTCGAACACTTTTGCCACTTTGTCACTTCTGAGTGCCCTACTGATATCCAGTTGAAGTTTTAGCTTGGCTATACTTAACATACCAGGATTCCTTTTTTATTGACGACGAGATTCAAGATGTCTGTATCATGACATTTGGCTACATTGTCGAATATGGTAACAGACGCCCCCTCTGAAATAGATTCACAGAATCGTTGTAGACTGGAATTACAATTCACTATGTTCGCATCAACAAGTTCGCGGATCTTGGCAAAGCAATAATTTTTAAGATTGGACCTCTCAAATATTACATTGTCATATCGCCTCTGTGATACGTCCAGTGCATAAGCATCGGCTTCTTCTATAGAAGAGATCACTCGACAGGACTTACGCAGTTCTTGGAGTACAAAATCGGTTTTTATGAAACTACTCAGGTCTTGTAACATTATCGTTCAACAAAGATTTGATTTTCGATATCCAGTACTTTGGCATCAGGAGCACATTCTGATATGTAATGTGTAACCGTACCTACCTGGAATGTTTTGTTTTCAACAATACGAATACATTTATCGAGAGAGGTCATCTCCCGGATAGCGTCTTGAAGATTATCCTTCTCAGATTCCACTACGAAGTAACCCGTTTCAAACTCTACTGGTTTACCCTGCCAACCGAACACATTTCCATTGACATTGTAACTCTCTACTAAACTTGCCAAGCATTGTTTGAACTTCTCTACTATAGCATTATATTCTAATTGCTGTTGAATGATGCTCTTTTGGAACATGTTGGCGTTAGGAAATTTAGTCATAATCTGTTGCGTTGAATATATTTTCTACATCGCGAGCAGCTTTTTCCAGCGACTCACAATCAATCTTCTTATCTCTATATGAAACAGCACCCAACCATCCGATAGGTTCACCCTCGTTATCGCGAATCATTGCGAAACCCGTCTGATATACTCCGATGGTCTTCATACGACGATATAAGGCATCACTCTGATCCAGGAACTCTTCACTATCCACATCAAATACCGCTGCTGATACATGACACATGGTGTAAGCAATGTCTCCGTAGGCCACGATATACTGATTGTGATAGAGCGGTGTAAACTCGCGATCCCCTTCGGCAATATGCAATGGATCAGCAAACTCATCAGTGATGACATCGAATTTCACAAAGTGGATACCGCGCAGGTCTGTAGTACCATTGTGGAATTGCGCTATATAGACGTGGTCAGCATTCATAGCATTGCACCATCGCCTTAGGCTCTTGGACAACAAACCACCTTTAGATTTCAAAAGAACCCTGCTGGTTTGCTTTTTGGCTTCTTGAAGTTCGTGATTCCGGGACTCTACATAACACTTATGCATATTGTCCTCTATATCATCCACCCTTTTGTCCACTTTTTTTATAATGTCGTCCATTTGTGTCAAATCATCATCTGTTTTATCGATACGCTTATTAAGCTTTTCAATGCTTTCGATCAATTGTTTCTTATTGTCATCAGCATTGGTTTTGATGATGTCCACTTTGGTTACTACTGCATCGATTTTCGACACTACTGCATCCACATCGTGTTTGAATGCTTCTTTTAACTCAGTGGTGTTGTGACTTTTTTCCTTCTGAGCGGAATTTTCTTTCCATATGAGGTATGCTATAGCTGCGAGAAGCACCACTAACACTCCGATCCATCCGTAGGCCTCTATTATGGTATTTGCTGTTGTTTCCATTAAATTATGTGAATCTTGTTACTTATAAAATAATCATTTTACTTGGATAGTAAAGATTCACCATATCGAGCCATAAAGTAGGCATCGGCAATATCATCCACTTTGACATACTGTTCAATTCCTATCATATGTTTCTCGAGTTTTTGCCAGGCGGATATCATAACATCTTTTTCAGCAGAACCATTACCTGTGGCGAATTTCTTGTTTTGGGTAGGAGACACTATGAACACATTGCGAACATGTGCTTCTATACAAGCCATACGCGCCATGTAGTTGAGACCTGATAGATCGATCAGAGCAGCTGACCCAGTGCTACCGAAAGAGACTCCTTCGATAGTCACTACATCTGGTTTCCATACTTCTAAAATAGTTTTGATGTGACGTACAATATTATATATATTATATGTCTTCAGTTCTTCTTTGACACTGTAGTCTATTTTAGAGTCCACTGTGGCTTTTTCATACTGTATGAGTGCGAGCGAGGCATTACCGTTAGTAGAAGCTTTTTTGGTGAACTTCGGGCTTATGATGTAGTAGAAGCTTTGTAGACGGGTGGTATTATATATACATACACCTGTCGAATTGATAGATAGGTCCAGACCTATAGTAACCATTTTATGAAATTGTTTTTATAAAAATATAAGACAACCCCATTATTATTTAGGAAATACATGTATTATGAGAAATATTCAAGAAAGTTTTATAGGAGTTCAGCCGCTTGCAGATTATCTCCAATCAGAGTTGAACAATCATGTGGACGAAGGTCTTCGTGACGCCATCAGCAAAGTCAAAGATAAACTTGGTAAACTGGCTAAACAAGTGATAGCTTGGGGTAAGGGTATCGTAGCCAAACTACAGACTTGGTGGATGGTTACAGATGAAGAAGGCAACATCTTACCCTGCTCTACTCCGATGACAGCTGGTCAAGCATACAATGATGGCCTGATTGATAAGAAGTCCACGTTCGTCAGCCTGGGTAAGACCTCGGGTAAGCTGGTAGGTCGCACAGAAGCCTTTACAGGTGCACTCAAGTTGTATCCTTCTACGGTTGAATGGTGGAAATGGTTGTCTAAACGCGCAGTTCGCGAGTCTAATGAAGAAGAGTTCAAGGCTCAATTCCAACAGATCGATGAAGTACAGATGGCGAATACAGATCCACAAGCCAAGTACAATGTGATCACTACTAATGAGAAACTTCGTCAGGTGATCAAGAAACACGTAACCAGCCCTCGCACCGCTCGTCTGATGATTTGGGGAGCGCCTGGTATCGGAAAGACAGCGATCCTCAATGCTGTTGTATCAGAGATATCTGCAGAGCAGGGTAAAGACTACGCGCTTATCTCCAAGACTCTTTCTAACGAGACTCCTGAAAACTTCATGCTACCAAAATACACCGAGTCTGGTGATCGAGCCGAAGATGTTCCAAAGACCTGGTTGCCTGTATGGCGTCCTACTGGAGATGCAAAATTGGATGCAGAACTCGACGCCAAATGTGGGCGCGGTATGCTATTCATCGATGAGTTGTCTCGTGCTACCCAACAAGTACTTAATGTGATCCTACCCTTGATTAACGAAGCCACCTTCAACGGGTGGAAATTAGGTTCTGGTTGGGCTATCGTATGCGCATCGAACCGCGACGAGGACGAAGATCGTGGTGGTCAGTCATCCATTGGTAACGCACTAGGTAACCGTTTCGCGCAAGTCTATTACGAACCAACTGCTAAGACCTGGCGGGCTTGGGCTGATAAGCAAGGGTTCATGTCTCCACTCCTTACTCAGTGGCTGGACATGCCTGCAGGCGAAACACTAGCTGGTGGTAAGTTCTTCTATTGGGATCCAAACGGCGATGATACGGCTGGTTCAGACATGACCCATATCATGTGCACCCCTCGTTCTTGGACCAATGCAATGATCGATCTCGCTGAAATGCACAATACCGGTTCGTTGGAAGGATTTAATATATTTGATCTCGATGCTGAAGATATCCTCTTCACACTCAATAAATACGTACCAGCAACAGCAGTAGATGCCTTCTGGGCATTCCTTCAGACAATCCGTAGGATTGGTAACTTCGATGCAGCAGTTCAGTCTGCGTGGCAGAATGGTGGGGCAGGTCTCAAAATCGATGCCAAGGATCTGGTACACGTAGCTCTACCATTAGCACAACTCGTAGTAACAGCACACAAAGACAAACTACCTACTCAAGAAGAGTTCGAGTCCTTGGCTAACTGGTTGGTAAAGGCTAACAACGAACAACTTGCATCGTACGTGCTCGATGTATTCAAAAATGTATTCGCAGCAGACGTAGCTGACAGCGATGCTTCGCTTGGTTTGAACGACTTGAAATCATATATCTTCTTCCTCAAGAAGATGAACGATCGCAAACCTGAGATCTGGGGTAACATTCACGCCTTCGATGCCTTCATGAATGCTTGGAAAGTAGATCGCACCACTATGCCTGACTACAGCACCGGTATGTCTATCATTGCCAAGAAATATGGTGAAGCATTCAAGACAGCAACAGTTGATGGAAAAGATGGATTAGGATAAGATTTCCTTGAATAACGTAAGTCATGTAAGACCTACGAGATTGCATTATAACAAAAGATCTCCTGGATACCTTATAAAGTATTCAGGAGATATTTTTTATGTGTTTATATCAAAAAAAAAAACCTGTACTCACGTACAAGTTTTTATTGTTTATAGGTTATGCTTCTTCCTCATCACCGGCGTTCTTTTCATCCCACCAGTCAGTACGGAACTTAACCTCGAGTTCAAGCGCTTCGTCAGCTGTGTAGTCGTAATCGGCAGAAGGAACAACCGGTCCAACCAACATGACATCGTGCATGAGAACATCGTGGTAAACATCACCTACACGGTTCGCAACCTTAAGGTGCAGCCAGTCTGCACAGTAATCAGGTTTGAGGTGGCGTTCACCTGTTGCTATATTGTAGTTGAGGTTTTTCCAAGCACGGAACAAACGGTAGATGTAGTTGTCAGTACCATTACGAAGATTAAGGGAGAACTTAACTGTGATTTCTGCGAATGTTTCACCACCAAGTGTTGGTTTGATATATGAACGAGATGTACCCATGAACTTTTGAGCATCAGCCTCAGGACCTTTATAAAGACCTTCCAAACCTCCTACGGTTAGTACGTGTTCAGTGATAAGTGCTTCATCCTGCGCGAACTTTGCACGAAGTGCTTCAGGGATAGTGAAGTACAACTCATATATCGACTTGTGAGCGGGATCGTATTTATTGCGTCCGGCTTCACTATTCTGTATATGCGGTAGAGCCATATTCTTTGTATTTTTTGACTATATAATAAATGCTGAAATCGTTTTGTGTTAGGCATTATTATATAGTAAATTGAATAAAGCTATGGCAAATTTAACCATACGAAAAGGCACTGAAGCTGAATGGGAACGCTCCGTTCAAAACCCCAATGATATTGTATTTCTTACTGATAAACCACTGATCAAAGCCTTAGGGCAGACTTATGGCACAAACTACGCTCTACCAGTTGCCTCTACAACGGAACTGGGTGGCATCAAACTCGGATACGAACAAAGTGATAAAACCTACCCTATCGAAGTAGATGCTAATGGCCGTGCATATGTCCGTGTACCATTCGAAGATGTTCCAAAGGTTAAAAACCAACTCATATATTCTGATGATGGAACTACTCTTACTACGCATCAACTTATGTATGAAGATGGTATGGTTGTAGATAATCCGGTAGATTTAGCAAATTGCAAGTATAATGATTTTACAATTCAAGAGATAGGAACTTTATGGCCTACAGAACTTATCTCCAATAACAAATATGAGGCTTGGACACCTGAAGGTGGGTACAGTGTTGAACTAGATGCGAGTGATCTTCTTCCCGGCGGCCCGGCTTCTACAGATAATGGTTTTTGGTATTACAATCAACCAGATTACACTGTAGATGCTAAATTTAATGATAATTACTTTTCCCGAAGAGCTTGTTTGTATAATCCCGACACACCCACCAATGTATTGCATGATGCTCTTTATGGTTATTTTGAAAATTCTGATGCCAACGATACCGTAGGGTGTGGATTTATTGGTTTTGGAACTACTGCCACAACTGATTCTGATGGTACCTGGTGTCCCACTGTAATGCTCGCAGTAAGTGCTGATCCTGAATTAAAAAGTAGTAGCTTTAGAGCATTTAATATAAATCTTACTATTGCAAAGCGCAAAGCAGACATCTCTACCGATATTAGAGAAAAGTACTATCCTCGCAATCCAGCTAACCCTCGGGATGGAGTAGCAAATGCTGACAGTTTTGGAATTGTAGGAAGATCGGATGGTGAAGTAGTTAGCGGTTCAACAGTTGAACAAGGAAAGTGTGTGGTGCGCAATACCAGTTTAATAACTAATCCTTGGTCAAACAATTATTACGGTCCATCCTATATTCGAGTTAGAACTGAGAAGATAGGAAATATAATTACCTGGAGATTTTCGCAAATTCTTGCAGAAGAAATTACTGATTTGGACAATCAAATTCCAGATTTAGTGAGTGGATCCAAAGTGCAAATAGACCTCGATAATTACAAAGTAAGATACATTACTCAAGGTATGTCGAATTGGACGGAATTTGATTGTAGTGCTTATTCTACGTATTTAGACGTACTCAAGAATGACGCTCACTTTATGTTGCATCAAAGTTCAACTCCATATGGACGTATTTATAATACATCATCTCTGGCTCACAGAGTAATTCTTGACATCGATACTGATTTGGTATGGCAACGAAGCGGAGACGCATGGTCTATTGTAGATAATATTACACCTCTTGACTTGTTTACCGGTTCACATCTTAACTTTAACGACGTGACTAAAAAGTTGTGGTATTCTGATGGTAGCCGTATCTATCAAATAGGGGGGTCATTCACTTAATACAAAAATTGTAGTACTTTTGCTGCAAACCCAATAAACCTTAAGTATAAAAAAAAAGACCTCGTCAGAGGTCTTTTTTATTTGTCATTGTTTTGCTGATTACTCAGTAGCTGTTTCTTTCTTGGAACAGAGTTGAATGCGGTTCACTACTGCGTTACGCATAGATGCCAGAGCAATCAAACCGGAACGATCTTTGACATACGCTTCGTGTGCACAGGTCAGGAAGTTGTTGATAACGAGGATATCCACCCACTCTGAATCCCCTTTGTACTTGAGACCACCCAGCAGCCGGAGTGTGCTGTCGTATGCACCGTAGGTAATGGTCTTGAGGTCGGCTTTCTTCCAGAGGAGCACCAGACCGTGGAGTCCGAGGCAGTATTGAAAGTCCTGTTCGATCTTGTTGAGATAATAGACGATTTTCTTGGCGACATCGTTAAGGCTGAAATGCTTGCCCTCGAAGTCCACACCGACAACGTTCAGTTCGTATTCTACTTTCTTGATGTACTCGTCGTACTCGGCTTGTTCTGCATCGATCTCTTGTTCAAGCTTATTGAGTTCGTTTACATCGGTGATCTTGTCTACTTTTGCTGTGTACTCTTCTACACGTTTTTGAAGCAACTCTTGAGTTTCTTCGACAGATTTGTCTTTGAATTCTTCTGTACTCATATATACTGTTTAATTAAACTTTCATAATAATATATCAGAATATTCCTTACTTTTAGAGAACGATCAATAAAATCACACCAATCACCACTAATACAGATATCAGTCCAATCATCCACTTGGTCCATTTGGCTAGGTCAATATATGGAATAGGATACATCACAAACAGGTAGTTATCGTAATCATCTAATCGTGTTATTTTATATGTCAACAGATCGAACAGATTATTGGCTCGGATGAAACCACGTGCGGCGTTAAGACGTTCCATGATGAACTTTTCTACCACTTGTTCTGTAGGATTGTCATTGCCCAATTCATACACAGTGGACGATGGATCGTATTTTCCTTCGACTACATATGGATTGATGACAGTATATACGCGCCCAATCCAATCCTGTTTCAGCTCGACCCCAAACATCTTTGAAAGACCTTGTAGGATGCCTTCTTCTTGATATACTTTTTGAAGGATTCTATTGTACCGGATAGACAGTATCAGATACTTGATGAAATTGTATATTATCATTTGTAACCCTTTGATTTTGCAGATATCATGACTTATTATTGGTAATAATATAATGCATTCGATGAAAAATTTTAGCCAGATAGTAATTGATGAAGCAAAATTGCACGAAGCACATGCTAATGCAACAGCTATGTTACAGTCTGAAATAACCAACTATATTCGTAAGGTCAACAGAGTCATGCCTCAGAACATCAAGGATATAGTAGCTATTTCTCAACGTCTGAACCTTACTTCTGCTGATCAATTGGACAAAATACGCAACGCGAACAAGAGTCAGTTTGCTAAGGTTGCCAAAGAACTGAGTATCAGTGATGCTCAGGTTTCTGAGTTACATGAGCTACTCAAGAAAGCAGGCAAAAGTATCCGTATGCTTCCTCAGTATCAAACAGATAAAGAGCGTGCAGAAATACTTGCGGGTCAGGCATCACTCAGCGATATGACTATTGACTTGGAGACACCGGCTGGTCGTAACGCCGTTATAAAGATGTACATGCCTATTGTTTATAAGATCGCAGACCAATACGTGGGTAAGAGCCGTCTAGATCGTCCATCCTTGATTGATGCAGGTACTGAGGGTCTGGTCAATGCTATGAATACCTGGGATCGAGAGAAAGGAAGTTCATTCCGCACATTCGCATCCTATACTATTCAGCATGCTATTCTTGATGAGATCAATGCTGTTGGTCATACCCTATCCGGAACCAACTGGTATGCAGAAGAGACTTTCGGTGCAGCCATGCTGGATGCAGTTTCCTTGGATGGTTTCCTGGGAGATAATGATGATGATTTTGATCAGGACCACTTGAAAGCTCTCGGAGCCGCTGACGGTGCACATGATTACGAAGGAGAAGAAAAGAGATGGAAAGAAGTGTATAAGATGATCGAGGACAAGTTCTCCGCTCGAGATGTGGATATATTCTACCGTTATTTCGGCCTCGGACCTTATTATGGTCAGAGACAAAAAGTCAAAGACATTGCTAAAAAATTCGGTATGTCTGATGGTAATATCCAAAACAGTATCATCAGCAAGATTCTTAAGTTCTTGCGTACCAATCCAAAAGCTGCTAGCATCACTGGTGCTATCAAAGATGCCTATACAGAGTCAGTTGCATTGGAACACGCCCTATGTGGTAAAGGTGCTATCAAGGAAGCACTGTATGATGATAACGTTTACATGATGCTGGAGAGTATCACTCGTTGGAACGACAAAAAAGTTCTTGAACGTGCTGTATTGGGTGCATGTGACAAACTAGATATTGAGGATGCCAAGTTCATATTAGATTGTCTAACCAAAGGAATTGACGTCTTCAATGCTGGGCTTCGTAAGAATCGACGCATGATTGTATTCTTCCTTAGTGAGGTGTATCCTACAGAAAATATGAGCCGCAAGAAAGATGCTGATTTAGCAGAATATATGGAGGAGCTCATCTCCGCCACCAAAATGTTAAATATAGAATGGTAAAATAAACAAAAATCAATATGCAGAACATTACTAATTTCTTATACGAGAACTTGAATGAGGCTGATGAAGCAAAAATCAAAGAGCTCGAGGATAAGGTGAACAAGGTCGAAAAGGATGCTAAAGAAGCAAAGAAAAAAGCTGAAGAAGCAGATAAAGCCACCGAATCCATTAAAGACGAAAAGACTTTCCGCGATTATGCTGAAAACAAGTTCAAAGAGGTGTTCGGTGACGAACTCGACAAAAAGAAGATGAAAGATACTATCGACGGTCTTCTTAACGACAACAAAGATCTTGTAGAAGCTGGTGAATGGGGTGAGCTCGTAGGTATGCTCAACAAGTCATTCGGTGCATAATTAAACAATTGTAACACATGGACAAATTTAGTCAACTTATTGCAAAAGGCGTTGCCGCATTCCATTATACACCAATTGCTCCAACCATACCGGAACAATGCCCTATATGTCGTGCGTACAACAACACCTTCGGAGCAGCAACAGATACTCATATGTCCCGTCTTGATGATGGGCGTATAGTGGTTACAGGGCATATTATTTCCGACCCTCGCAAGTTTGATCAGTTCATCTATGCATCTATGTACGGTGGAGTCAACTTCAGGCAGTCTGGGTATTGGAGTTTTGGTGACTTCATGTCCGGGTATAATCTGGTAGGTACCTATGATGTACTGAACGGGGATAATGTTTATATGCTCAAACCGATCGAAGAGCCTAAAGGACCGGAAGATGGTAAAGGGGGAGTATGTGTAAATGCATGTCCTGACTGCTGCTGTCAGGTATCCGGTGCTTCTTTTGTAACCAGTGAAAGTGCTATTCCACAAAACGGTCGATTCCTTTCTCGTCACGGTGATATTATGGAGGTTGCCTCTTGTGCTAACGACAATCCGTTCGCTATGGCCAAGGCGATGAATGAATCTGTTAACATCTATGGTAATAATTGGTGCGTGGTCAACTTGAGTGATGGCACTCATATCATCGGATTTTTCGACAACAAAGCATACATCCTTTAATAAACACTAATATAACATGGTGACAATAAAATCAATAGAAGAACTGTTCGGAACTCTTCAGCAGAGTGTTGTAGCTGAATGGCGTAAGCACCTCAAAGCGGACAATCATGATGTTCACGTTATCCTGGATGAGTTCTACAAAGAGATGCCCGAGAAGGTCGACAAACTCATCGAAGACTTCATGGGACATAACAAACAGAAAGTTGGTGACTACAAGAACGTGCTCGATGCCGACGAATACGACGCACTAGAGTACCTGGAAGAACTTCATTCCGTGTGTGATGCCGGCCGTAAACTACTGAATGAAGTTCCTGAGCTCGAAAGTGATTTAGATGATGTGGTAGGACTTATCGATTCTTGTATGTACAAGCTTCGCGAGCTTACTAAGGTCAAGGAGAGTTTCCGTATGAAGAGTCTAACTGAGTTCTTGTATGAGTCATTGGAAAAAACACCCGATGAACGTTTGGATCTTGATTCACTATCAGATACTGAACTGGAATCACTTGTTGAAGATATCCTTAAACACAACAAGGACTTCGACAAGAAGTACGTCGACAAGGCTGTCCACGCCCTCCTCGGAAACGGATACAAAGTGACTGCAGCCAACTTTATTTCGAAGACTTGCAAGGCCTCTGGAGACGATGAAGTTCATTTCATTTATTCCAACGACAACAACCAGTGGTGGGATCCTGAAAAAGGTGTCTGGACTGCGTTCTGATAACACCTATTCAAAAATTAAAGGATTATCCGGAAGGGTAATCCTTATTTTTTGCGCGTTTTTCTTTGATTTAACACAATATCTATATTGAGTCTTATAATTTATTAACTCAACCGGAGATCTTGCGTTATAATGCAATTATGTAGGTCTTACGTGAACCAGTACTGGAATGTCGTTTTGTCTTCTTTGTTAAATCTTATGTTCATGTTATTTTGACTCTTATTTTGTGGTGCGATACTGTTCGACGAACGAATCCTTGTCAATAAGACCTGATCTAAACCAAGGCAACATCGACCCACATTTCGTACCGTCCTTAAAGGTTATGGTGATTACACCAAGCCCACAGTACTCGATGCTTTTGACCTTGTCTTTGACGAGTTTTTTGAAGACTTCACAGAACTGATCCAGATCAGTCCCACCTGGTGAATCTGGTGTGTAGTACATATCAATTTAGTCGTTTCATTACTATTTGAGATACCAGTTTGCCATCCGCACCAGGAAGTATGGATTTGATAGTCTTGATGATGACACCCATATTCTTTTTAATAGGTTCAATGTCATCTTGCCCAATTACATCGTTAAAACACTTCAAAATATCTTCTTCAGTAGCTGGTACAGGAAGGAACTCATTCAGGATGTCGATTTCTGCCTTTTCTGCTTCAGCAAGATCCGGACGATGACCTTGCTCGTACAGGTCAGCCGACTCAGTACGCTCTTTGACCATCTTGTTAATGATCTGTAATTCGACCTCCTCAGTAAGTTCTTTACCGATATTTTGTTTGGCGGTCTTCCACTCTGTGAAATTGGCTTTCATTGCACGAAGAGTACGCACTCGAACCTCGTTGCGCTCTTTCATTGCGGACATAATTAGTGTGTCCAGTATGTCATTGTAGTTTTTCATATCTCGAATAGTTTTCTAATAGACAATGGGTCACCATTTCGTAAAATCCTCGAGTCAAAACGTTTTTCGTTGATAAAGTTTTCTCCTTCTAAGTTGAAATGCTTGCAGTACTTAATCAGTGCTCGAATTTGTTCAGGAGTCGGATCAGGAGTGTAGTTCTCTTCGCCTGTAAGAGAGTCCTTACCAATATACATATGCGCGAAGTATCTGATGTCCTGAATATGAACTTTGATAAATCCGTTCTTTTCCAGTGTATCCTCAAAACACCCACCCAGGCGGTTCATCTGGATATACCGTGTTTTTATATATTTATTATATACAACCCCAGACACTTCCAAATGGGCTAGACCGTTCTCTTCTTCCTCGATGACATAGAACTTGCCATCTGGTGCCAAATATCCTACTGGTCGTTTGTACGAGAACACATCGTCATCAAAAATCGGTGACAGACTGATATCCCCAGGACCAGTAGGAATATAACCTTTGTTGAACAGAATAGTTTCTATACTCGATAGGGTATCGTCTTCTTCTTTGACTCTACCATTAGCATTTTGAGTAGGTACTTCCAAGTACAAAGTCACTCGAGCTAGGCGCGTCTTGTGATTCTTGGTTCGATATTCGTATTCTTCATCCGGCATCATAAAACATTGATCAGCGTTATGTTGTTAGACATAAATGGGATCGGGCCACCTTGAGTGATGCGTGGCCCGAATATCATCATCAACTCCCAAAGGGCTCGTTCAATAACGTCGTCTTCCTTGTAGTTAGTAGGAAATATCTTTTCATCAAAGTCTTTATCATCGGATATATGATATTCTTTATTGTACTGGTTGATGACTTTTGCTCCGTACTCCGTGAGCACCACTCTGGTAGTTATGTTGATGTTGATGTGTGGGTATGTCATACTGGGTATCCTTTCTTTACTTTGTAGTAATCAATCACTGCAGTAACACTCTGCATGCTGTACATGCACTTGAAGTCCTGATCTATCATGGGGTGGTAGAACTCCACCACGGCGCCGCGCAACAAACGGTACCACTCCTCGGACTTGTCGCTGTCCAATTTTAATACTTCGGTGATCTTGTCTATCTCTTTTTGAGAAGTGAACATATTGTCTTCAGGAAAGTACTGAAACAAGAAATCCTTTTGCTTCTTTGTCAATGTAGCTCGTACAGGTTTCATATAGATTGTTTTAGAATCAAATAGCTTCCACCTCAGAAGTCGTCATCAAAAGTCCACTGATGCGCTTTGATACTCGGTCGGCAGTAGTAAAATTGCTACACACCATATAGTAGTGAAAACCATCTTTTTGAGGTTTCACCACCATATATTTATAACTCTTCCAATCTTTAACATTGATGTCTTTTACCTGGAACATATGCTTAATAATTTTTGTTACAATTATATATATAAAAAGGCTGAAAAAATTTAGTGAATAATTCAAATAATTTTAGTGCAATCCAGAACCCATTTGATTTGCCCCGAATCATATATCTGATAGTACCCATGATCCAGCATGACCTCTTGTTCGGTCCATCCGTCTTTGGTGTCTTTCCATCCTCGATCAACAATAGAATCTTTGGTAAATGTCGAACGATGATATCTTTTCATGGACCTGATGTCTATGTACCAGTAACTCTGGTTAGATCCACATTCAGTAAAACCCAACTTTTTATATAGGCCCCCATCGCTAATGTCGTTTGAAGAGAAACTATATATAGTTGTAGGATGATAATGTCTGATAAAATATTTGAGCAACTTAGCAGCCCCGCCCACAACCTGAGTGTTCGTGATCGTGCAAAACCTACTCAACTCCCATTCATTTGCTGTTGACTTGTTGTTACCAGAACATCCACGTTTGGATCCAAAGGTCATAACACACACTATATCACCTTCATACAACAGACCTAAGTGAACCTTAGCACTGGTGCGGCCTTGTATATGATTATTATCCAGAAATTCACAGCAGATGGATGGTTCGAGTTCGACTACTTCACATTTGCGGGCATATGTTCGACGATCGTATATTCCCAGTTTCGACCTGATGATCGATCGAACCACGCCAGGACAATTTTCAATCTGGTCTTGCCATATGGTAAGCAACTGAATCCCTTTCTTTTGACAGACCTGATATTTTTTATAATGATACGAAGGTTCTTTGTGTGGATAATAATGGGACTGAATACCATTACATTCTATAGCAATATGGTGGTCAGGGATAACCAAATCCAATTCTTTAGGGCAGATGATCGTTTTATCATTGCATATATAAGTCACGCCGATTTCATCCAAAATGTTTCTGATAAACAGTTCGATAGATGTTCCTGAAGTCCTGGTGTTACACTCTTTGAGTAATCTGGTGCACCGTTCAGTGTGATCGCGTTTTCGGTCTCGATATACATTTCCATGTACCTTATAAGTTTTTTCAATGCACCTAGTACATTCAGGGTGGGGACATTTACATATCCAAACATCGTCATCTGAAATGGATATCACGTCATCATATTTATTAAGCGTGTGGTTTCTGCGCGATCGGGCTATTTTGTCTCCAATTCCTTTTATTTGAGATGGGTGAATTACTCCATACTTTCGTACAAATGTTTCTTTTAATCGAGTTCGGCCCGATTCGGTTTGCATCACGTTCTCGGCGCCGTATTTCGATAGATTGGTTTGCTTGTACTTGTCCAATAATCCTACAGACGCATTTCCGCAACCACCGTATTTTTTTACGTTTGTGTCATGAGATTTTTGAGACACACTTTTGTTTTGCATTGCATTTTCAACCCCATAACGTTCTATATTGGTCTGATGCATCTTGTTTTGAATATCTGATGAACAAGCTGGAGCGTTTCCGCCATATTTCTCGTTACAGGTCATCCGTGTTCGCTCCTGTTTGTTAGGGTCGCGGTTCATACAGGTTCGACAACAATATGTTCGATAGCCTTCTTTCATGTTGATGAATGAGGTCGTCGATCCACACACAGGGCACACAGGGTACTCTGATATCTGATGAAAGTACCAATACAGTTTCTCTCTCCAAGATAGATTCGGATACGTTTTTGTGAGATATTGGCAAAATTCGGGATAACGAATTTTCATAGACTTTTCGGACGCGGCGCCAGCAGTCAGACTAGAATATGTTGGAATAGTCATAGGAACGATTTTTTCTGTTGTGTATAATAATATATGGATTTACATAATTTTTTTAACCGTGTCTGCTATCAATTATAACAAAAAAAAACACCCCGACTCTCACGAGTCAGGGTGCCCTGTTAAACATTATATCTGAGTAAGATACTAATGATTAGAGGAAGTATGCACCATCAGCATCTACTGCGAATGTGAAATAAGATTGGTCTGTGTGAAAACCCGCATCCACAATCTGGAATCTGCTGTTCACAAGCAACTTAGGAGCCATTGTACCTTCAACAACTGTTTGAACAGTATCAGCAAGGATGTACGGCATGAAGATCACACCAGGAGTATTACCATCAGACTTACGTCCTACACAGATACGGCAGTCGTCCCAAGTCATATAAGGATCAACATATACTTGAAGACCTGCAAGAGAACCTGCGAAGTACAAGCTGTTAGATCCATCTTGTGTCAATGTGTTGGTCATAGGTGCAACAACGAAGCCGGCACAGTCTTGAAGAGCTGAAAGGACTTGAGTGTTAGTTACCAACCATTGGCCACGTCCGAAACGAGATACATTTGCGATCAAGTTAGCAGCGGCAAGAGCGCGGCTCATGATACGACGTTGATGAGTGTGAGTATTCTCAGCTGCAGTGTTCTGAGTTGCGTTCTTAACAACCCAACCGGTTGCCCAAGCATTAGCAGAAGTAGTATCAGATGCAGGTACACCATTCAAGTCAACAAGGTACTTAGCTGCAGTGAAGTCGCTCAAGTTCTTGGTTGCGGTAGAAGAAGCACCAAAGAAGAGGTTCAAGTCAACGCCTTGGTAATCGTACTGTGTCTTTGCGTTCTCAACACCAAGCTTGAATACACGGTCCAAGATACGGTTATTGATATGTTGTGAGATCTCGTTCTGCATTGCCTCGAGAACCTTACCGATAACGTCTACTCCGTAGAGTGGCATATCCTGTAGTTGTTGACGAGTTACGGAACCCGTTACCTCGTAAGCACCCATTTGTACGAGACGAGTGAACATACGAGCACCGATTGTGTTACCAACACCAGTTTCGTTCTCTGCACGAGTCATGGGATCTTTAGATCCAGTAGCGAAGTTTGCGAAACCTTGAACGTGGTCAGCTGCACCGTTTACGAACTCTGGACGAGCTGCTGTTACACTGGCTGCTGCTGCTGAACCGAGCTTGATAGTCAAACCAGTCTGCTCGAATACGTCTGCGATAGAAGTGTTTGCGTCGCCACAGTCAACCACCTTAACGATGATAGAGTTGTCAAGACGTGAGCTTCCGATATAGGTTGCGTTCAATGTCTTACTGTCCGCACCTGTTACAACAACAGCTGCGCCTTGCGCGAGAGCCTTAGCGTCTTTTTGAACAGCACGATCTGTGATGATACGGATGTAGATAGGTTTGTTAGAGTCACCAGTACCCTTACCGTCGAGAGAAGTCTCGTTGAGTTTACCGAGCTTACCACCGGCATATGGGAAGTCCATATATGATAGCATTGCCCAAGGACCACTTGCAGGAATAACAGGAACGAGCTCCAAACCAATTGTCATAGCTGCGATTTCAAGAGACATTGTCAAAGTTGACATAGGAATGTCACCTGAACCTACTTTCTGATTATGGAAATCAGTTGCGCCGATACCGATACCTGAACCCCTTTGATATCCGTTGGCAGGTTCCGGCATTTGTGGGTTACCCATACCGAGTGTGTTAAGAGGAGTACTGTAGATACCAGCTGCAGGGTCGCCTGCTTGAACAGCCTCGAACATCTCGTGGTTAGCAGCATATTGCGACATCCAAGCCAATTTTGACTTATTCTCTATGTGAAGAGACTCACTAATGATGCTAGACCATTTTTGTGCGTTTTCTGTTAGAATCATTTTATTGATATTTATTTATTTCGTTAGTTAAACTTTCTGATCCTATAATAATAAAATCAGTTTTTCAAAGTTAATGAGTTGATATGCAACGTGTTATTTATTAGTAGGATCCTCGATTTTTGTGAGTTTATACTCGGCTACCATAGCATCGGTGAGGATATTTTTGGAAACCAAACAGATTTTTCGACCGCTTGAATCGAACACCTTCCAGTTACCTTTAGATGTTTTGGCCACCTTGATACTTTTATCGTCAGCATCCTTTTTGTATACTTGAACCATAGTCATGAAGTTGCGGTACAAGCGTTCGTTATTCGTGATGTTGCCCTCTGTTACCATGCGGTTGTTTTTTATTCTATAATAAAAATAGATATTCACAACTGTTATTATATAGAAAATGGATATACCTACAATAAATAGCACACCTAATCTTACTACGAACATACCTTCGATAACTGTACCGAAGGTGAATGCATCTATGTTCACAGGTACTATCAAAGACATTACCGATCAGCTGATCAGTTCGGCATCAACGATCATCAGTACTATCACAGCTCCTCTTTCTGCTACATACAATGTGATTGATACCATGTATCAGACGTACGACACAACTTTGAGTACAGCTAACGCAGCATTGATAACAGCCAGAATAACGATGCCTGGTACGGTAGCAAAACTTCAAAAAGAGATAGAAAGAGCATCTACCTACAAAGCCAAAGTCGGAACAATCAAAAAGACCTTGGACGATGCTATGATAAAGGTCCAGACGTACATTGATGAAGGACAGAAGATAGTATCTGACACCACTCATCATTCTATTCAATGGATAGAGGATAAGATCAACTGGGTGCTCGAAAAGATATTCGGATTCGTTCAAAAGACTCTGGATAAGGTCACAACCGGATTGAATAAATTAACTGACGGGGCGAAGAAAAAAGCTGAACAAGAGGCTGAAAAACTGCAAGCCAAACTCGAAGCGAAAGCCAAAGCCAAAGCAGAACAGATTGCAGAGCGTCAGAAAAAACAACAAGAACAAAAAGCTAAAAATCAACAGGCGATAGCCAAAGCATAATATAAATATATGAATATAATTAAATTACAGGATAAGATTATCGATCCTTCCATGGCACCCGGATTGTCAGAAGACCAATGCGAACTGTTTAACGAACAATTCAAAGGTCGATATGTGCATTGTTTGAACTGGACTCATTGTGTTCCGTTGGAAACCATGACCATAGTTCAAGCCATCCGAGCCAGTCAAGATCTTCAAATGGGGCTGCTCGGTGTACTGGATTCATATCCACACCTACCTTATGAACACATCGATGAGTTTATAGATCCAGTATTGACTGACGTGGCTAATGACATAGATAAGTATATCACGTTCAATAGTTTTAGTCCATCCAAAGAACTGACTTGGGATCAAATAAAGAAGTTCAGAACTTGGCTTGCCCAGACCATACTATCATTTAATATAGTACTAGACCATGACATCACTCATATGTTAGACTACTATGCTGGCGGTATGTACAATGACGTGGTGGCTGCATTGACTACGTTTGGTAGCACAACATTATCCTTGACAACAGTCAGTACACCGGGTTGTGGATGCGCGAGCTCTTCTGCTGGAGCTACTCAATCAGTAGTAGCAACAACCTTAGGATCATCACAATGCGGATGTGCTGGTAATCAAAATCTATCTAACTTGTATGCTCAGGGCCTGACGAACTGTAATCCGTTATGGATATATCGCAAGAACATTTATCTCAAGATGGTGAGTGTATTCTCCGAAATAGATTTCTGGACTCAATTTGAGTGTGATTTCATCCAGGAGTTCAAGTTGTATATCGATAATATCGTTCGTATGAACTTGAGTCTAGTTGCATCGGCTTGGCAAAGTGACTTTGTGGATTGTGGATGCATCAACGATCAGTATCAAGCGCAGATGCGTAATATCGAACGACTCAGACAACTATCCAATGCACTAGAACTGATATATAATAGTATGACAGGAGGAGACCCTATTAAAGGTCATACCAAGTACATCGCTTCTGCATTGAATGAATGGGCAACGTTCCTATATGAGACAATGGAATGGCAATAAATGACAAAAGGAACCTTGTGGTTCCTTTTTTTTTATGTTTTCAGTTTCTGCAGCTTTTCTTATCCCATATAGATATATTATTAGTTATATATAAATATATAAAAAAAAGAGGAAATCTTTAGCGATTTCCTCTTCATTTATTTTGTGCATGAGCATTAGGAGATAACTACGCGCATTCCGCCTTTCTTGTAGATAGTCAACTCTTGAACCATTTTTCCACAACCCATACCAGGTTCGATGCTTGTGCTCAATACGAACATTTCGTTGTTAATAACGTCGTCGTTATTGTTATTTTCATCGCACTGATTGTTGAAATCGTAGATACCGCCGTTTGCTTTGACGTTCTGGCAGATCGTATCTGCTTTAGCCTTAACAAGATCACGTAGGGGTTGTGTATTGAACTCCCATTGATAGTTCTGCAACAAGTCTTCGATTTGATCTTGTAGGTAGATAACCAACTCACGAACATTAAGCTTAGACAATGCGGAAACAGGTGTTTGTTTAGCGGTCTGGTTACTATTGATGAATGTACCTTTACGCAGAACGAATACGGTTGCATTCACACCCATTGGCTCGAGAATATCCAAATCAGCCCGGCTGAAGTTGTAATCAGGTCCAACCAATCCAGGATATGACAAACGACCGTAGTTAGGTCCGGCTACAATGTAGTATGGTTGACGTCCGCTGTATTTTGCCATGAAGTTGTTGGAAACGAGAGCTGCTGCAGGAACCGTTGTCTTCACTACACCATCAGAGAACACCACAGGAGTGTTGAATGAACACCAGGATGCACCGTTGTCAATAGATGGTAGGCTGAAGAATGCTGCACCTTTTTGACGGTTACCACCATCTTTTACGTACTTCATTTGGAACGCGCCGTTCTTATCTGTGAACTTACATGCAGTAGACTTAATGAAGGTTTGGATTGCTGGGAAGTTAGTCAACAACACAGCGTTATCTTTCTTCTTGGCGAGCAATGCAAGGGTTGCTTTCAATTCAGCATCGATGAACGATTCGAATGTATCCACGATGTAACGGTAATCGATGTCTTTGCGGTTTGTCAGTGCCTCTACCAATCCAGGATAACCGATTGAGCTGTCTGTGTTGATAGCTGCAAGGATATGTTCCTTCTGCCATTTCAATTTGGCCTCGACAGTGCTGTTAGCAGGTTTCTCGTTCTCCTTGGTGTAACCTTCGAGGTACAACGGACTCATCGTAGCGATGTCCTCGGTTAAAATATGAGTAGCCTTAACAATAACAGTTGTTTCTTGATCGATAACGGGTAGATCGGTATCGGTTTGGTCTGTATACTCAATAGCATGATCAGTAAGCGCTGATATAGTAGCCTGGTATTCTGCGTCACCAGTGACAACCACCGTATCAGCAGGTTCTACTAACCAATAACGATAATTACCAGCAACAGTACCAGCAACACCGCCCAATACAAGCGCATTTGCCGTAGCTTCGCTTATACCTTCACAGTCAATAGCGATACATACTTTACCATCCTCATGAGGAACGACTTGTGAAGTAATCACAATAGGTTCAGCATTCTCGTCTGTTGTAACGATCTTGATATTGTTGGCTATTCCATCTTCTGCACCTTCTATTACTTCTGATATAGTAACGAGTTTGACATCATTACCCACCTTAACCAGGATACGATCACCCTCTGCTAGTCCTGCAGATACGAACTCATTACCAAGTGTAAACACACCATCTTCCGATGTCACAGCAGTCTTGGCGTTGTACACATACAAATCTGGAGTGGTAACATAGTCGTTACCTACGAATGACCAAGTAAACTGACTAAACGAACCTACTACCACATGAGGGATGATAGCTGTGTTGCTCATGAAGTCGATACGAGAGGTGATACCAGCAATACGCTCTGAATATGATTTTTCAGGATCGTCCGTAGCCACCTTAATTGCATTGGCAATATCGTTCACAGTCAACTGATCATAACCGCGAGTCGTGATGTCTTTCATGGTGAACGGGATCAATTCAGTAGGCCGTGGACTATCATAGTAACCACCATCATCCAAGAAGTCGCTGTTGAGCTTCATCATCATTTTATGAAGATCATTGTCAGCATTGAACAAAAGATCCAATGAAATGTATGCTCCGTTAATGTTTTTGAAGTAAGGAATCAATATACCTTGATAACGTTGAATGAAATTGCTGCATTCATTTTCAGAAAGAGCGGTGAGAGTATCCACTTTCTCACCGAAAGCGTTAACCAAATAAGGTTTCAATGTTACCTTACCATCAATCACATCAAAGTATTTCTTGAGTTCTTCTGTTTTAGCGAGAGCAGGAGTGAATTTGCCTTTGAACACAAAGATTTCAGCGAAGAAATCGCTCAAAAGCATATCTTCGTATCCTTCCATGTATGCAGGCATCTCCTCGTCAGTACTACTTGAGTACCATGTTTTGATGGTTACATCATAACCAGAAGGAGTGTAACCACGCATGAATATAGTGTTTGAAGAATCTTTTGAGTCGGTGGATGTGATAGTGATATACTTACCGTACTCGGTTCCAAGGTTGCTTGGTAGACTATCAGGATCCAATGTCCAGAAGCGGGATGTGTTGAACACCTTTTCTACTGCAGCTTTTGCAGGATCATCGAACGCGGTCCCAACATTACCACCAACATACTCAACCCGTTCGTTACCGAACTTTTTAACATTGAGTGCAAGTATAGGGCCCCCAGCAAGTGCTTGTAGAGCCATGCGGTGGAAGAATACGCCACGTTTCTCCAACTTCTTGTTTACGTCACCAAATATAGTCTTAAAATCACCTGGATTATCAACATATACCGGTGTGTTGAAGGGACCCTTTTCAGAGTAACCTACGACAAGACGCAAGGTCTCTGCTTCGGTAGCAGTGACTTGTGATTTATCCCATACAAATCGGTAAATACCAGAAGATTTTATCTTGGCTAAATAATTAGGTAAACTCATTTTGTATACGTTTATTTATATTTCAGTTTTCTTATAAATTATAATAAGTACCCCGCAACCCAAAATAAAATGAGCTGTTATGAGTATAAAAGACAAAGAAAGAGGCGCGCACGCCTCTTTTGTTTTATGTTTTATCATACCTCTGATGCAGGGCTCATGGGTGGTTCGATATCTAACCAAACCAGGTTGACGTTTACTATGCCTGAATTGGGTGAAATCGAAGTAATATTGACGTTATCTGAACCCATGAAGTTGATTGTCTTAGCACGATTACCATCAAACTCCATGACTAGTTGTCCGTTGGCCAGGATGGTAAGTGTTTGAACATTACCAACCAAATCAGAAACATCACAATATAGGATTTTCTTTACGGATCCCGACGCTCCGCCGGATTCCTTAACCACTAATTTGAGATACTTGGAAGAGCTTACTTCAATAGTACATTCCTGATCCTCGTATACATGTTCAAAATCCGAATCACCTTCCTCGTAATATCCTGGAGCCTCTGCACCAGGTATATATCCATATTTAGCTACGACTATAGACGCTTCTTGTAAGAAGTTATCTGCTCCACCCAGTTCTATCCAACGGGGTCCTGTAGTCATCGTTCCTGGTCCGGCTGGATTAGGCCAAAAAGTAGCAGACTTGGATTCATCAATTCCTACTAGTACATATATCTTACCGGTTTCGGCTACTGATGTAAACAGACCATTAAACAACCAGTACTCAGGATGCTGATCGTCTTTCTGTGATTTGGATCTCCAAGCTCTTTCGTCTGTGAGATCAGCCAATGTCTTAACACCTAAACGTCCATCGATTGGTGTTCGAACGGTAAGATCGAAACCTGCGGAATAGGTAGAACCCATTAGTTGTTTGATGGGTATATCATTTGATGCTACTGCCATAATTACGAAACAATTATTTTGTGCACTCCTCCTGAATAAGAAGGACCATTATATACATATCTGTCGATCATAATATGTACATCGTTCAATGCTGAACTTGTCCATTGACGACTAGGTGTGTTAGTAGATATTTTCAAAATCTGCTGTGCATTAGTAGCTGGGTACGTACCATCTAGTGCGCGCAAGATAACGGCCAGACTTTTGCCAGTTGGAATATCTATATACCAACTGTTGCTCGGATTAGGATTACCAGATGACATCCCGATTGCTTCACTTAATATATATTCTATTCCGCCATTTTGAGCGGCATGTGATTGCTCTATACTCAACTGAGTAGGTTCATCTTGTCCCTTGGAGCCAACCCAAATAGGATAAACCGCATTGAGTGTCTTGTTGGCTGCACTGATATTACCACGAGCTCCCACCACATATCCTTCACCAGAAGCGGATAGGTATTCTGTATGAAGAGTAGATGATGCCAATGTAGTATCATTATCTGCCCATCCGTGTGCTGGATTACCTTTGGTATCCTCGATCAAATCCGTTCCGACTGAGAAATTTGCTACAGCAGAATAAGTATAATTTCCTATATATTCAGCCACAACACTGGTAGTAGCATCATCAGTAGCTCCGTTAGGATAAGTTCTTGTTGTCTGCGCAGTAGCTGAACCTCCATAAACCTTTGAAGAAGATGATGTATATGTGTATGCCTGTGTTGTGCTGCATACTATAGGTGGCAACATATCATATATAAATATGTTGGTCGATGCCGGTGTATTTATAACACAGCTAGGCCCGACGTAACGAGGTGCATAAACAGGAAACAGTATCATGTCCAATACTTTACTTACCGAGCCTTGCGTAGAATCCAGGATGGAATCCAGAGTAGTACCTGATTTGATGCCCCCGACGTCAGTAGATACTACAGCACCACCTTGCTCTGATGATACATAAGCATCACCGAGCAGGTTGTCTCCTTTGTATAGTTTATCAACGCGATTTTCTTCTTTGGTTACATATAGCGCACCGATATCATGATTGACTCCTTCGTATTCAGTTTGCGAACCTTCCTTGAATGAGATTTCTTGTGGCTCCCCTTCTACAATAGGATCCCAATGAATATCAGTCGATTGTCCATTACCCGCGTTACCATAAAAATCGTACCAATCGTTTATGGTTTCTGTTTCCGATTCTTTCAGTTTCTTTACTCGAGCGATGATGCCGTCAGTACAGTACACTAGGGTGCCCAACCCAAAATCAGCAGCGTCTGTATCAGTAAGATCGCTATGTGGGCCTGTGTATAAAGCGTGCGTAACATCTTGATCGATAGAATCTCCTAAGATGCGCCATTTCATGACTGCAGTAACAGCACCAGAATTGCGATTGATTATATCGTAGAAATCTGGACCACAATTAGGTTCGCCTGGGATAACATCTTCACAATCCTTCTTACCTATTGCAAAAAGAACAGTCACCTTTTGATCGGAGTCGTAGTAGCGCACAGCCAATGGTTGACCAACATGATGATACTGATATGAATTTAGAACAGCCATAGCAGTGTCATAATTGGGCATCACAGCAGCATTACGAAGTATTTGTAATTGATATTCTGTCATAGTTATAACTTTGATACAATAATAAATGGAATGAACCACGTGATTTAGTCAAGAAGGTTTGG